CTCACCACTCTGAATGTTGAACTGAGCCAGACGGTCTGCTCCGAAAACATCAAAGGCCATCTTCTTAGGATATTGCTCTTGTGTTTCTATTACATAAGTCTGAGACTTCCACTCACCTCTTGCAGAGACGCCGCTTCTTTCAGGTAAAACGGCAATAACTTTTCCTTGAATTTCCATTATTTTTTATTTAAAGAATTTTGTAAAACCAAATCTGCCAACTCATCAAAGTAGGCTGCATCCTTGATAGCGGAGTCCTGTTCGCCTGTAACCTTTGATGCTATTGAGCCTTTCTGCATAATCAAGCTATAAAGATAGCCGTCGATGGTATTTGCACCCATGAGAATCCACGATGTAACCGCATTCTTCTGACCGTTACGATAGGCACGGCATTCACACTGCGACAAGTCTGCCATCGTCCATGGGAGCTCGACGAACACAACATTGGAAGAAGCCGTAAGCGTAAGGCCTACGCCTGCTGCTTTGATGGAGCAGATGATGATTCTCTTTTTCCTAGCCTGAAAAGAATCGATAGCCCACTGCTTCTGCTGCTGGCTATCGGAACCGGTTACGGTGCAAACCTCATCCGGGAACTCTTTCTTGATTGCACTAACGACATCACGATGCTCGGCAAATACGATTATCTGTTCTTCGGTATCATGAAGGAACTCTATCGTCGCCTTCATCTTTCCTCGCCCGGATATCGAGCGAAGGTTCATAAACCTGACAAGAGCCTTCATTCTAAGCTTTTTCCTAGCCTCTTCCTCGGAGCAGCTCTTGTATTCGAGAAGGAACGTGAGCAGGTCTTTCTGACAGGTATCGTACTCTTCCTGCGTTTCCGGGTCGAGGGCGACACTGATGGTCGTTCTGGTCAGATCCGGCAAATCCTTGAGAACATCTTTCTTTTCTCTGCGGAAGTAGCACGTTTCGTGTATCTTCCGGTTAAGCTCTTCAAGATTCTCGTTCTCACCGTACCTGTTACAAAACTCGCCAAACCCTCCGAACTCGTCGTTCAGACGACCGAGGATAGCAAGCTGGCAGGCCAGGTCTGTTGCGTGATTTACAACGGGCGTACCTGTAAGCTCATAGATATACTCCTTACCCTGGCACAGTCCCATGATGATTTTAGACTGCCTTGTTGATGGATCCTTGACTCTTGCAGACTCGTCGATAATCACAGACTTGATAATCTTCAGTTCATCACGAAACAGGAAGTTTTTCAGCCGTAACGGTTTCGGACCGAGGCTTACGACGAAGTATTTTGCAAGCGACTCGTAATTGCATATCACTACATCATACAGGTTCATCTTAGTAAGATGATATCCATATGTCGCATTGACGGAATCGGTAAGAATGAGAGGCCGGAGGTTCGTAAACTTCTTTATCTCTCGTTCCCAATTAACCTTAAGTGCAGCAGGGCAAACAACAAGGCAGGGAGTTGCCTTTGCACGTTCAATGGCGACGATAGACTGAACCGTCTTACCGGTTCCCATGTCATCGCCATTGATACAGCGTTTCATGGCAAGTTCCATGCGCACACCTTCTTCTTGATAATCGTATAATTTCGGTTTATCTGACATAATAATAAATTATAATAAACACCACATGCGGAAAGCCCATTCAAGAGCCTTCTCCCTACCACGCAAATACAACTCGTCACCACGTTCAATCTTCTTATAGAATACTTTCTTCTTGGTCTTGGAGACCGCAAAGATAAAGTCCTGGTTTCCGTATCTTGGGTCTATACTGTGCGTAAGGTCCATGTACCATGCACGGCTTCTATCCCAATCGACGAAATCGATCTGAGCCTCAAATTGCTCCTGTGACGTAGCTGCGGTGGTCTTCAAATCACCGCCAAACTCGCCGAGCCACCAGTCGAACTTGCAGCGTACCGGAAGCTCGAACTCGAAACCCTGGTATTCCATCTTCATGTGCGGATTGATGAATGTTTTCTGACCGACCGCATTCTTCAGGACGAAATCAAGGAACCTATCCTTCGTTGCCTGTTTCTTCAGAACAGCAAGCCTGTCTAGACCCCATTTCCAATCCTTCTCCGTATATTTCTCGTCATCAACCGTCATGGCGTAATGATTGCACTTTTCCGGTTCGGTAACGAGAGCGTCAACGAGTGTACCGAGATGGAAAGCCTTTCTCTTGTCCTCTTCCTTTACGAAGTTGAGCTGCGGGTTCAGGGCAAACTTCAACGCAGTGAGGTCCGAATTGGAGACCTCACCACGAGAATAATAAGGGTCAAACGGTTGTTCTGCCATATTACTTAGCCGTTACCTCATCCTCATATTTAATATAAGGAGAAACGATATACTCTTCTTCGCTGTTTGCGTGTTTCTCACACGCCTTGCGCATGAACTCCAATCTGGAAGCAAGCTTGTCTGGAGACATCTTGGAGCCTTCAATCGTCCACCACTGCTGGATGATGTCGAGCCAGGCATTCTTGTCGGTAACAACAAGGCGTTTTGTTACCTTGATTTTCTGCTTACCGGTTTCTCCAACAGAAGTCTGGGCAAAGAGCGACTGAGCCTGTGCGGTAGCGTGCTGGGCTGCATTTTCTGCATCACGCTTCTCCTGCTCAGCCGCAAGCTTTCTCTGCTGCTCTTCCTTTGCGGCTTCATCAGCCTTACGGATAGCCTCTTCCTTAGCCTTGCGTTCAGCCTCAGCAGCGGCAGCTTCTGCTTCCTTACGTTTGCACTCTTCCTCAGCAGCCTTCAGCTCGGCTTCCTTTGCCTTGCGTTCAGCCTCGGCAACTTTCCGCTCTGCCTCCTTGCGCTTGCGCTCCTCCTCGTCCTTGATACGCTGAATCTCCTCCTGCTTCTTGCGCTCTTCCTCGGCAGCCTTACGTGCTTCCTCCTCTTTGCGCTTACGCTCCTCTTCAGCCTTGCGAGCTTCTTCTTCCTTACGTTTGCGTTCCTCTTCTGCCTTCTTGATTTCAAGAAGTTCAGCAATCTTAGAATCAAACTTCATAAGAAGCTCATCACGTGTAGCATTTACGGTCTGCTTATAAGATGCAAGCAACGATGCGGAAATCTCCTTGTATGCGCCGTTCATAATATCCTTTGCATCATTTTCCTCAATTTCGGAAGAGTATGAAGGCTTGTTATTAACGAACAGATGTCCGAGGTCAAGAACATCAGAACACTCTGTAATACGTTTCTTAACTTCATCCTTGTTGTCAAGGGTGAGAAGAGAGAACGTGTTATTAAGTGAGTTGATAGCAGCAGAAGAATGCTCTGTGAGGAGATTGTTCAAGATATCAATCGTATCAGTCTTCAGCTTAATCTTGGCCTCCTTGATGCGCTCCTGGCGCAGGCGTTCCTGCTCAGCCTTACGCTGCTGTTCAAGCTTGTATGCCGCATACTCGTTGCGCTTCTCCTGAATCTTATAGACAACAGAATCGGTGTTTTTGATAGAGATAAGGTTCTCCATCATAGTAAAACCCTTACGGACAATATCGAACACTTGGGTAACACCCTTACGTTTCTCCGTCATTGCTTTCTCTGTCAGTTTAGCTTTCTTGATAAACTCAGCGGCTCTCTCGTCAAGAGCATCGTTCATTCCGGAAACGCCAATATCAAACAACAGAGACTCACCTGCATTCACACATGCCTCATAAGATTTCCTGTTGGCTTGCACCGCATTTTCCGTATCAGATTTTAGCGTTGCAATCTGTCTTGTAATATTGTTGGCTTGTTGTTGTACCAACTGCAATTCTGTATTTTCTGCCATATATAACAATTTTAAAATGGTGAATCACTATCAACCTTTACCTTTACACCTTTATCTTCCGGTGCGGCATCACCAGTACCAAAGGCTTCCTGAGTCGGTTTCTGCTGAGTCTGCATGTCGATATCGGCCTGCAAAAGAGCGCCCAGACCAACCTTCAGTTTAGGATAGCCCTTGAACGCATGCTTGCATGTCTTCGAGATAAGGAAGCCTGTGTCGATATCTCTGAAATACGTTCTACCATCGTTCCCGACATAGTTTCCGCCGTAAAGAGCGTTGGCTTTGTGTTCTTTACCTCCGAACTTCTCCGAATACGTACGGAGACGGTCGATACCTTCTCGGTCTAGAACGAAGTAATCGTAGGCATTGTTCGGAAGAATAATCTTCACGTAACAAGCAACGATGTATGAATTTTCAGGTCGAGGATAAGTCTTTGCGTAATCAACGTACTTATGTCCGTCTCGTTCACCAAAACGAAAATCGTCACAATTGTAAACTACTACAGGATTGTCACAACGAACAATCTGGCCGGCTCGCTGGCGAAGAAGAATCTCGCCATATCCAGTATAGGTGATCTTGGCCGTATAATTCGTTTGCCGGGTATTCTTGTCGTAGTTACTGTAACCCATGAGGTAACAGAGTGTCGTAGTTCCCTTTTCGAGAGACAATCCGTTAATTGCCAGATTCATGAAGGCATCATGAATATTCAGTGACGGAGCTTTTTCAAGATAGCCCTTGAATGAGCCGTTGAGAAGTTCTTCGTTGAAGAATGCTTTCTGCTCTTCGAAGAATACTTCTCCGCCCTCTCCGAACTTCTGATTGTACACCTCGATGAATCTGTCTCTTGCCAAATCGCAAATCTGATTATGAGGCGTTTTGTTTAACTGCTCTATATCCATTTGTATAGATTTTTAAATTAATGAACTCTATCTAAATATCTGAAGTAAGTTTCCACCGTCACGCTTTCGCCCTTTTCATTAAGGCGTTCATAATGAAGTGGAACCTTACCGAGTTTTCTACCCTCACCTTCAATGTAGTTGAGGTATGCCGCCTTTCGGGCCAGCTGTACCGACTTGCTTCGTGGAAGTTCCATGATGCACGCATGCACCTTACGCAAGTTAAGTACAGCAAAGGCCACTTTGGCGGGCATTTTTGCTATTCTGTTATCTATTTCTGTCATTACACTTCCATAATAGGAATCTCAGGACAGAGCTTACGAATCTTGTCAAGCTCCGTATTGATGATCTTGTCGCGGGATTCTTCGATGATACATTCTGCATCAGCAGAGATAAGCGTCAGTAATGCCATGTTGCCTTCGACGTGAGCGATAGTCTCGATTGAAAGCTTCTCAGGCTCTGCGCCCTTGAAAATAGGAATATTGATAGTGAACGATGGAGGAAGGTTAGAGTCTACAGCCTTCTCATAGTTGTCAGTCACAGAACCATTATCGCTGTATTCCTTCTTGATTGTTGTCTGAACCTTTGCTGAGAAGCTCTTGAGGAGATTGACGAGTTCCATGTTCTTCTCCTTCGTCTCGAAGAAAGAACGGTTGAGTCGGAAAAAGTCACCAAGCTGTACCGGTTTCCACAACTGACCGTCGTTGATATGTAATCCCTCAAACTGGCGAGACAGCTGAATAGAGCCGATGATTGTCTGTGTAGTGCGCTCATCATTCTCGTTTGTAACAAGAGTAACAACGAGCTTCTCTCGATTAACCAGGATATGCGTATGCTCTTTGTCAATCTGCTCTGTACCCCAACGCTTCTCAAGGAAGGCATAGATACAGGTAATAACACCGTCTACCTGAAGATTAAGAGGCTCCTTTGCAGGAAGCTTATAAGGGTTCTCATTACCAACCTCACGGAGAACAAGCTCCGCAGAAGTCTGTCCCGGAGCAAAATTTACTTGCATTTTTTCATTGTCCATTTTACAAAATATTTTAGAATTTAGAAACTATGTGAAAGCAGACTACATAGCCTGCTTGTCACGATTAAGTGAGTATACATTGCTAGGGAGTTCGTCACGTGTTGCCGGACGAGAAGAAACAAGATTACCCTCCTTGTCATAGAAGGCAGTCATCCTTGCTTCACGGTCAACGAACTTGTAAACCTTCTCGTTAACCATGCTACCCTTCTGCTTGATTTCCTTAAGGAGAGAAGAAATCTCTTCCTTGATAGGTTTCAGCTCTGCCTTTTTCTGCTCACGGAAATCCTTGATTTCCTCCTCGATATCAGATGCTCGTGCAGACTGAAGAGCGAACAGGTCCTTCTTCTTCATCAGCTCATCAGAATTGAATCGCTTGATGAACTCCATTTTCTCAACAGAGTCCGCGTTGTTGGCGAGGAAATCCTCACGCTCCTCCAGGTCCTCATACTCATGACCGAGGGTTGCTGAAATAGTTGCTTTTTCTTTTGCCATTGTGTTATATGAATTAATGTGTTAATACTCGGCGCCAGCGTCCACGCTTAAATTTCTTGTCCGCGTGAATTCCGAACAATTCCGGTGTTGTTACGCCATTCATCATAGGAAGCACATTGCCCTTCTTCAAAATACTTTCGAAATGAGAAGAAGTGACAGGAGCGTGGCAGATGATGTTCTTCTTGACATCATACAGGTTGCCGTACTTTGATACTACGCCCATTACACGTCCTCCTCCATTATTTTCAACAACTCACGGAAACCTTCAGCGCCATGCACCTCTCCGTTTTTCACTTTTTCCTGGAGTTCGCCGAGCTTCTTCATCTTAGCGAGGAAAGAGTTCTTCTTGTCCTCAAGCGAATTGAGGCGCTTGGTGATTGCCAGTTCCTGGGTATCACTGAGAATGATGTCCAATGCGATGCCGGCGAAAAGGTTCGTATTATTCTCCCTCTTGCCTTCATCATCAATCTCGTCGATATCACGAGTAAACTGGTTTTTGCCGTCGATAACCTTCTTGATTTCATTGAACTCAGAAAGATTCTTCGAGATGTCGAATGCTCTGTCAACAAGAGCCTGCTTGTCAATTACTACACTGACGATAATTTTGTCTTTGTCCATAATTTAAAATATTTAGAATTAAACTACTAGTCTTCCTTATCCCAACCAAGGAGATGTGCGACGAATGCGCATGCAGCGAACATAGCTACTGTTGCTATGAGACTATTGATAATAATAACCATATCTTCTTGTTTTATACCTTATTATATAATATAGCAATCGGACGGTGGATAATCAACGATTTTCCACTCGTTCTTCTTTATCTTGATAGCCTTACGGAATATCACAACAGACTCGCCGTTATGACGTTTCCTATTGTGAGCGATAAGTCTTGCCACCACAGCCTTTGTTGTAATCGAGAACTCTCTGAGCTTTGAGGTATAGAGGCTCTTGACATCACATATCACAATCTTCTCGCCTTCCCGGTAAACGAAGTCGGCAGTATAGTTGTGGCCGTAAAGCAATGACCTTCTTTCATACTTGACCTTAGTTTTAAGCTGCTTTGGTCTCAGCATCCATACAGGCTTAATTGCCGTGATGGTTACCTGTCTGTGAATACAGCTTATATTAGGATCATCGAGGATTGTCTGCAAGTACAGATACTCCTCTCTTGAATCGTATTCGTTCCCGTCAGGAGCGTAATACTTCTTTGAACCTACGCGTCCCATGTCTTGCCGGCCTCCGCTCCGGGATTTTTGAAAAGCAGATTGATAGCATCAGAGCCATACCTCTGCCACATTTTATTACCCCACTGAATAAGATATTCACCCTTTCTGGCTTCAAGTCTACCATCCGTATATTTCGGTTTAATGCGAACAGTAATGTCCTTTCCGTTCTGTTCTATGCTTTCAACGCATTCCAGATTCCGAAGAGCATTAATGTTTTCCTTACTGATTCTTATTGTATTTTTAACTTTCATCTATATAAAACCTCTCCGTTTAGCCACCACGCAAGGCAGGAGAGGTTATTGCACGTGGTTATTCGTGATGTGGAAGAGGTCAACGTTAAAGGGAGGAGGGAGAATTGACTCCCTCACTCCCAAAGATAATCAAAAACTGTAAATTTATGGCACTCACACAATTAAGTGAGCCACATGCAGGACTCGAACCTACGACCAACCACCATGTTAGGCTGCTCTGACCAACTGAGCTAATGTGGCTTGTACCTCCTACTTTCACAAGCAAGAGGATATTAATACTCAAATATAAATGACTTATAAGAAAAAGTGCCGACCTCTGTCAGCTAATGAAAAAATATTTTTTTGAAATTTACCTACTTGGGAAGCCCAGGGGAGACTCCAACTCCCAACCTCGCGGAAAGAGAACCGCGGCTCTATGCAGTTGAGCTACTGGGCGACGCATAAGTTAACCAATCAAAATTCTTGAAAAATGAAAGAAAATTGGGAAGAGAGGATGGATTCGCACCATCGACCTCCAAGGAATCTTCCCCTGGCGCTCTACTACTGAGCTACTCTCCTCAGAAATAAAAAATAATCTATTCTAAAATAGATAGACGTACCCTATCTTCTCAGACCCCAGATACGCAAAAAACAATCTTTTCACATATAAACAATTTAGAGCTTTAAAAATAAACATTTGTGGCAGGTACAGAACTCGAATCTGTGACCTCTAGGTCATGAACCTAGCGAGCTACCAACTGCTCCAACCTGCGATGTGTGCAGCCTATCTTCACAGACGAGCTGCATTTTTAATTGAATTAATTTGAATATGAAATACAATAAATTACTTTTTGGAGGCTAGGGCTCAACGAAGAACCTCTTGCGATGATAAGATCGGTATCATTTTGTTATCGCCGTGCATCAGTTACACTACTAACCTCTTGATTATATTTTATGAATGAGCAATTCTCACTTCATTTGGATTTACCAGACTGCAACGTTTTCGGCAGTGCTTGCACCGACAATTCTTCGTTCCGGTGTAGTCCGTCTGCTTACTTGATGCAGATTAGCTGGATTTTCGTATGTCGTGCGTCCTTTCGCCAGGTCACGGCATCCATTGATGCTCTCCAGTTACTTCTTTTACACGCATACTATTTCTGTGCATCAACATGTCAAAGAACTATCTTCCATGTCCGCTCAACGAAACTCTCATCTGACGCAAGATTGTCGCTACCCGAACGACCTACTTTATAAGGTATAAGGACTTACCTTTGCGCCGTCAGAGAGGAATTCAACTACTAAACGGAACTAAAAAAAAGAGTGTGACTGAGGAGGGACTCGGACCCTTCGACCCTCGGTTTAGGAAACCGATGCTCTATCCAACTGAGCTACTCAGTCTGATTTGGGGCGAAAGAAGCTAAACGAACAGACATCGCCCCAAAGTGTCTACCGCTGTAGACGTAAACAAAATAACTAACAACATGCTCTCACGAGCAAATGAAACAAACCTATAACTTTAACCATACCAATTTTCAACACACTTTATGCTCTTCAATGAGCTCATCTATATCGGACTTTTTAAAGAATGCGGTATTGCCTATCATATAATGATGGATCTGACCGCTCTTTCTTAGGTCGTGTATATAACCAGTGCTCATGCCGATATACTCGGCGAACTCTTTTGTAGAGAGCCAAATCTTTTCGACAGGCTCTACTGATACTTTCTTGCGGGGCATAGGCTTTATCTTTTAACCAATTCCTGTTCTATAGTAGGTATAACACCTCGACTCTTCAGCTCATCATACAGAAACAGCCTACCTTTCTGAGTCCACTTTGTATGCATCACAGACCCTGATGTCCCATTCGAATGAACGATAGGAACTGTTTCGGAATGAACATATCCGCAAGGTAGATATTTCGCATACAAGATCCACTGACCACCGACCTTGTGCTGAATACCATAGTTTCTGAGCATTATATTGAATGCCTTTGCTGACTTTCCGTAGTCCTGAGCTATCTGAGTAGTTGTTACAGTTTCCTTACTTGCCAATATCATATCAACGTAGTTGACTTTTGGTTTCATATCAGAAATTGTACTACTTAGCTCAACAATTTCCTTATCCTTTGCATAATTCTCGGTTTCTAGTGCTTTTATGCGCTCCTCTCTCCTTTTAAGAGTGGCTTTAGCGACAATAAGAGCTCTAGCCATCAAGTCTTCCTCGGACTCTTCGTCAGCCATGGTCATATACCCTCCATCTTGACGAATACTAGGAAGAACCTCACTCGTTACCCATCTTTTAAAGTCCTTTGCTTGTGGTAACTTGCTACCAAAAATCAATGCATAAAGACCAGACTCGCTTATGAAGTTCGTATTCTGCTTTCTTCCTTGGGAATCTATGACCTCACGTTTCGTTAGGTCATCGTCATCGACGTGATCACCTACAGCTTTCCAGGGATTTGAAAATCCAAGTGCCTTACACACATCACTTGCACAAAACAGAGGTTCTTTCTCCGTCCCCTCGATTCTAATAGTCCCAAACATCGGACTAATCTTCTTTAAGTGAATATCGTTCATATTTTACTTATTTAAGTTTACTACCCAACCGGAACCGCCTCGATAACCAATGTCTTGTTCTCGAAGTTAGCCTTCGTCTTGTATCTCGCCACACCTTCAGGCGGTTCAGTCTTACCTATCAGCCAAGCGTACTGTCGAGCCGACATGATAGCTTTTGCTGTCTCAAACACAAAAACCTCGATTTTTCCGGGCTTTATGCTCAAAATGTCTGACTTTGTCAACTTTTTCATCTTGCTTTATTTAATATTAACTAAAATAATTTGGAGGGGACGCAGGAAAGTTGTATATTTGCAGTGCTAATGTAAGATACGGCACTTTCGGTCGCATCCGCCTCCGTTTGTGTCGGTATTGCTTTATTGCTTTAACCGGTTCACGAGTGCAAAGGTAATACAAAAAGGCGGACAAAGCAAATCTTTTTCGGATTTTGTTCGCCTCCTTAACTTACTTTAACCATTTAACCGGTTTTAGTTACGTATACACAACTAAAGTTATGAATTATGAATGGAGTTATCGAAAGAGTTAACATTCTCATCAAAGACTTAGGGTTAACACCTAACGCTTTCGCAAAGAAAGTCGGTCTCGGATCGTCTAATCTAAGCAGAAAGCTTAAAGGAAGTACGCCTTTCACCACCAAAGACTACCTTAAGATCAGCGAAGCGTTGGAGATAAGTCGGAATTGGTTAGAAACAGGAGAAGGAAGTCGATATGATGATGTTCCAAGAATGTATGATAGAAGCCTAGTTAATATGGCTATCGACAAGTCTGTCGGACAAGCGATTCATGGGAAAGATGCAAAGCCGTTCTACGATGTTGACTTTGCATTAGGATTCTGTGAGATGTACAATGATACACCGAACACCCCTACGAAGTACATATCTGTCCCAGGTTACGAGAGAACTGATTTCTGGTGCAGAGCTTCGGGGGACAGCATGAAGCCTCTAATAAGTAATGGAGACATCATTGCCTTGAAGGTCATACCTGACTGGACAGAATTTTTGCCTATGAATGAGATTTATGCAATAATGACGAAGAACGACCTAAGGACTGTAAAGGTCATCCGTAGGGGTTCCGACAATGAACATTTCACCCTCCACGCAATCAACGAGGAGTACGAAGACCAGGAAATAAAGAAAGAAGCCATCACTAAGGTTTTCAAGGTACTTGGCTCATTAAAGGCATTATAATAATGAAAGTATATATAGATGTATATAAAGAGGTGAAAGAAGCGTTACCCTGGGCAACAGAAGACATGATTAGAGAATTCGCATACAAGAGTTGGAAGGCCCAAAACCAAAAACAACCAGAAATAAATGTCGAAGCACCAAAAGTCGAATATAAGAAAAGGGTGAAACTTCAACCAAAACTATATCCTATGTCATCCAAGGTTTGCCATGAGTTAGCCAATTCGCACACTACGAGGTTCAAGCTTTGCGAAGGCAGGAAGATTCGACACAAGTTTATATGTAACCGATGCGGATACGGCAGAAGCTTCGGTTATATAACACCTTATGGGTTGCTTTGCCCTCAATGCGCCGCAAAGAAAGCAGGTGGACGTGGAGCGCCGCATTACATAACAACACCAATGCGGGACTAGAGGAAGTTAAATAATAAAATATACGATTATGAAGAAGGTATTATTAGCAGCAATGATACTTCTTGCAGGAGCATCATTCACATCATGCAGCAGTAGCGATGACTCTTCTATCAACGACCAGAAGATTCAGAACGATCGAGAAAACTATCTCATCGGCAAATGGAAAGTTATCGGTGGTGGTTCTGGCGGTGGAGTTTATGATCCAAAAATCAGGATAGAGGGAGATTGCTATCTGGAGCTTATGAGTAGCGAGAGAACGAAGTGTACTGGCGAAGCAACTGCTTATGTATACTATGACGGAGAAGAACCTTTTATGACGAAAGACGTAAAAGAAGACTTGTCGTTTATAAAATGGAGTTTGCAATACTACGAAGCAACTGGTTTTACATTATACACATATAAATCGGAGTCAAGCATGCCAAGAACCCATGACATAGACTTTGAAAGTGATGGTACAATAAAACTTTGGTTTCACACAACTTACAATAGCTATTACACCCTCAAGAAAGTTAAATAGAATAGAATTTGTGAGTAATATGTGAGTGCAGTGTTATTCGATAACCCTAAGTATCAGAGCGTTAGCGTTTTATCAAGATACAAGAGAGTCTTCCCAAGCCTGTGAGGCGGGTTCGACTCCCGTATCTCGCTCAAGTATTGATAATCAGCCACTTACATCGTTTTTCACTATAAAAACATAATCAAAAATCATCATTTTCACCCACAAAATAGGTACAAAATCGTGCATAATGTACGCCAATGCGAGTAGTTTTGTGAGTAATATGTGAGTAAAATTGAGTTGTGAGTAAAAATTGTGAGTAAAATCTGTGAGTAAGTATGAATAGCATCAAGACGTACGTTGAAGGAAAGTCCCTAAAGGTTTTCTTCATCATCAGTTATCAGGGAAAGAGATTCCAGGTCTATACCGGCATCACGAGTACCGTCAAGTTCAGCGGGATGGTATTCCCGAAGAGTGTTCCGAACGCAAGAGCCAAGACGGCCATGCTAGCAAGGCTATTTGCGTCCGTGGAAGAATATGTCTATATGAACGGTGATCTTCCGGCAGCAAGGATGAAGGACGAAATCAAAGCCATCATCAACGGAAGGGCTGCATCTGTAGAGAAGAATATTCTCTACTACATCGATGAGTTCATCAAGACCAAGGCCAAGGACAGCACCAAGGAGATATTCCTCAGAACGAGGAAGAGGATTGAATCTTTCGATGAGCATGCAGACTTCGATAACATCGACAGGGACTGGCTTGAAAGATTCCAGGCACATGAGCTCCTGAAGGGCCGCATGAGCGGTGGAATAGCCATCGACCTCAGAAACATACGTACGGTGTTCAACTGGGCCATAGATAACGAGATTACCACCAAATATCCTTTCCGTAAGTTTTCTATCAAGACGGAGCGTCAGCAGTACCTGTATCTGAGTGCCGAGGAGATGAGGGAGTATCGTGACTTTCCGGTAGAGCCTTTCATGGAGAAGTACCGTGACTTGTTCATGCTCGGGTTCTATCTGATAGGCATCAACCTATCAGACCTGCTCGAACTTCCTGCTGACTGCATCAAGAGAGGGCGCATCCAATACAAGCGCAACAAGACCGGCAGGCTCTACGACATCAAGGTTGAGCCGGAAGCGATGGAAATCATCAAGAAGTATAAGGGAAAGGACCATCTTCTGTGTATCCTGGATGACGGAACGAAGGAGTCAAGCTTCCGTAGAACGCTTGGTGACTACCTGAAGAGAATCGGACCTACCGAGATGAAGAAAAACAAGCGTGGCGCCTTGATCAAGAAAGAAATCAAGCCACTTCACAAGGATATAGTATGGTACACGGCCAGAAGAAGCTGGGCTACCATAGCGGCGAGTATTGATATCCCGAAGGAAGTTATCGGTAAGGCTCTAGGTCATAGCGAGTGGGACAACGATACAACTTCGCTCTATATTCAGTTCGACAATAAGAAGATAGACGAGGCGAACCGAAAAGTCATCGACTATCTGAACGGTTAACAAAGAAAATCCCCACGTCATTTTCCGATGGCGTGGGGAAAGTTGTTTTATGACAAGTATCTATTTATCGAGTTCGTTCGATTCCTTGGTAAGCTCAGAGATTTTATTGGAAATCTCATCACACATCTTATCGGAATAATTCATCACATCGATAAGTTGTCTCAATGTTATCCTGTGCTTGCAGTAATTAACCTTTGCGTGTTCGCATGACCATCTTTTCCTCCACAATATTTCCAGTAAGACGTAGAAGCGGATAATCCTATTCTTCTCGACGATCTGATGGATTGCAGTATCCGACTCTTTCTCAGCCTTCTTCAGATTTTCCTTTATCTCTATCAGCTCTATTTTCAGCTTCTCGTTACAGCGGAGGGTGTAGCAGACTTCAGTAATAAGGGAAGTCATTATAAACAAAAGAACAAACCCTCCCCAGGTTCCTATGAATACCTCCGCTACAGTGAGGCAGCACCCGAAGACAATGCACACGACGAAGATGTCGATGCGGTCGAAAATCATTTTCAATCTTTCTTTCATACGCTACAAATCGTTTTTATAATTATTGGTTACAATCCAGGAGCTCATTACAATATTGAATATAAGCAAGATAATAATGATGACCCAGTACTGTACGTCGGTAAGCTCAATTGTGAGATAGTCAAAATCATCGAAGTTCTTTCTGTGCCATTCCTTTTCTACAATCGGACCGATATACTCGGCGTACTTTTCGAGATTTACAGGATTGCTCATAAACCAGTCTCTACTCTTAACGCCTACGACCGGGCTATCACACCATGAAAATGCGTTGCACCACTTGACATTCTTGTTTTTGTCAATACCAACGCACACGACAAGCTCATTCTTATTGCCGCCCTGCCAGTATGAGCGCTGCTTTTCAACGATTTCTTCCGGCTTGTTCATAAAGAACAGGACGAACACCCTAAACTGCTTCCGCTCGCCATAGTATCCGTTCAGCCATCTCATCGCCTTCTCCTGATTTTTCGGGATCTTCAGTCCGAGAACAGGATTCTGGTCGTAAAGAACGATATCCGGATACTCGAACAGTCCAAGCTTTCGCGCCTGCTGATAATCTATATCCTCAAACTTGAAAATAGAACGTGAGGCTTTCACTTTATTCTTATAATCGTGCTCGGAAGATAATGTGTACGAGTTCTCAATGGAGCCATCCCACGCCCATTCCTGAGCATCGCCATCCTTAGTGTAGTAATCCCTGTGCATATCAATGAACACGCTTTGGGTTCCGAGAATCTTTCTGACTACATTAAACTCGTTGTCGGTCATGAAGTATTCTTCCTTGTTCCTAGCATCAAAATAAGTCCAACGTTCAGGGTGATTGTCAACATACGAACAATCGTACGTTTCCGTACGTTGATGCTTTCCGCTTCCAACTGTCCTTGTGCATGTGCGGTGTATGTACTCATTCCAGGCATCGTAATGACGGATTCTTGTCACGTAGCTTCCGAGATACTCCGTGTCAGCAGCATTGGACTGCTTGAACACGAACTCCATGAGGATGCCTATGAGGATGGAAGGAACAATGAGTACTGCGTATTCCCACCATGTGGTCTGCTTCCTGAAGAAAATCAACAGGAAAGCAGCAACCACGAATGGGATTAGAAATATGAATATTTCCATAAGCTGTTATTTCTTGAACAGGTCTACGTCGTTATCCTCTCCAAGCTGCATGATCATCTTTGTCTTGGATGAGGAGATAACCTTGTATTCGATAGGTTTTGTATCGGAGATGAACCATTTTGCCGGATATGTCTTCACGAGCGTCTCGTGCTCACGGATGATATCGAGCATTCTCTCCTGTGATGTCTGAAACTCGGAGCGCTGAATCTCTATTGACTGCATGAGGTCCTTGTAGAGCGAAACGTCGAAGTTAGGATTACTTTCCTTGATCCACTTCATAAGAGAGCCGTCTCCCTTTGAGTATCTGCCCTCGATAAGTTTCGGATAGATGGACTCGAATGCGGACTTGTACTCATCCGTAACCTGTGCCTTCTGCTGAAGAACCTTCCACATCTTGTCGTGAACACCCTCAATCTTGCCACGCTGAGCCTCTGACTGCTGGCGAAGTGAGATTTCCTGGTTGTTGTAATGGAAATAACAACCGATAACTGAACCTGCGGCGAGTACTACTATTGCGAGTACTGATGCCAAAATAATGTTTTTTACACTCATAATGTTTAAAATTTTAAAAAAAATATACTTAGTCTTTTATTTTAAAAATATCAATCAACACGAAAGTATCTAGGAAGAGGAACCAGATACTCTTATCTCCGTATGCCCTACTGGTGTCAAATCTTACAGTCGGTACTAGGTAATAAGAACCTTTCAGAATATCGCAATGGAAGGCTATCATTCTCTTTTTGGTTCTGATTTCCAGACGTCCAGTAATCTTGTTTAGTCTTATTTTCATATACTTAATCTTTTTGGTTTGACAACTTGTTATTGAGTCTGATGTAGAAGTCTTCCTCAGACTCTCCGTTTTCCTTGAAGTCGAGATTGTTTTCCTCAACGAAGTCAAGGATAGTCCAGACGCTCTTTCTACCGAGATTTCTGACCTTCATCAAGTCCGACCGCCCGGTGAAGTTACGGACGAGGTCACCTACTGTATATACGCCGAAGGTTTTGAACATATTCAGAATGCGGACAGAGAATCCGCAGTCATTTATATCCCTGGAAAGGATCAGCGGAGGAAGTACTGCGCTACTGACAGGCTTGTCTCCTTTCGCGCGCCGGTATTCGTCGAAGCTTACCTGTAGAGACTTGATTACCTTCTTCAGGCGCTCAACTTCATACTGCAAGGCTCTGTTCGTGGATAGCTCAACAATGGCAATATCCTCATTGTAGGTGAGTTTGTTGCAAGTCTTTTCTGCAATCTGCCTGATTCTCGTTGCAGACACGCCGTACTTGATTGACAGCTCGTCATAGGTCATTCCATTTATTATGTCCTTGAGAAGACTGGACTCACGATAGGTAAGATTCGGTAATACACCAAGATGCGACATTGTATTGATTACACCGAACAGCATGCCTACGGCGTTTGCAGCCAGCTTGCCGTTTGCGGTAGCTCTGTCTCTCAGCTCAGTGAGCTCGATGTTGATTGCTCGCTTGCGATACTCGACTTCCTTGAGCTTCTCGTCAATCATCTTCTCGTTTGCTGCAATCATCTTGTATTTCTGAGCATATTTCTCGATATCCTCGCTGTTGACATACAGGATGCCGTGTTCACCTACGTAGCTTCCAAGGATTCCTTCCTTGATGTAGTTACTGATGGTCTGTCTTGATACTCCCAGTATCTCGGCAGCTTTGTTTCTTGTTATTCTTGCCATAGAACTAATGTTTAACGTTTTTCTTCATTTACATATACAACACCTCTATACCCATAAGAATAAATGGGATAGCCAAGCGAGCCGAACCTTATTTTTTATCAACTACAATATATATAATATACCATAGTAGTTCATACTCCTTGTAAAGCCAGCATAAGTCTTCTGATACCCACAGAGCTTTGTTCGTTATGGTCGGCTTTCTCATTTCTGATATGGGCACCCGTCGTGAGGTGACACGTTGCGGGATTTACACAACCATAATGTAACTTACCTGACAGAGCAGTTTTATATATCGGTCGATAACTCCGAAGAGGACTGCACGGATTAAACCTCGTATGTATTTGCTTGAAACTTTGAGATAGGGTAAAGAAAAACCCTATCCGCCGTCTGGGTCACGCTCCAAACTTTGGATAGGGTATATCATTGTAGTTGAACTAATCAACTTCTAGATAAAACTTATTTATTTGCTAGCGCGTGACTTCTAACAAGCACTGCAAAGATACTACGAATTTCTGTTCCGTGCAATAGTTCTGTTTTCACCATAAACCGTACTTATTAAAGTAAAAAGTGAGGACAAACGTTTTAAAGATACTGGTATAGCTAGATGATTCAAGCGAAGTAAAAACAGCTGATTGCAATATTCATTAAAGTATAGAATATTTACAATTAACGTAGTTTAAGAAAAAAGTGTGATTTTCGTTGTTTTTTTGGTGGTTATCTTAATAAAATAGCCGCCTATCTGTTAAGTGATAAGCGGCTAGTTGTATTGCTATTTGTCTGTATCGAAGCGAAGTCCTTGCTTTGCCTCCTCTGGGGAAGAGACATCCTTCTTCAGAAGGTAATGTATATGTCCGTCATAATTCAATTCGGTAACGAACTGCCATCCTCTCGCTGACATATAGTTGAGGATGTCTGTGAGGTTGTTGAACTCAATCTTCTTTCCCTCCTCGTTACGGAGGGCTACAGGCTGCTTCTGCTCGCCCCATTCAAGTTCTAGTCTGATCTTCATCGCAAGGTTGTACGTACCGCTAATGGTACAGTAGTAAGGATGCTTCGCCTGTGCGAAAGATGATGCTGCTGTAAGGATAAACACCAACAGAAATAAAATCTTCTTCATAGAAATGACTTAACCGTGATGTCGAGGGCTAATATGTTTACCAAATTTCTTCTGCCTCAAACTCTACGTTGCTATCCCAGTCAAAGGAATCTGTGTTCTCTTCGTCCTCAGGAGAAAGATACCAGTATGCTGTCAGACTCCAACCGTCAATCTTTACCGGGTCACCTGCATACTCTGCCTTGTCAATATGCGAAGGATCCTCGAATGCCGGATACATAACTCTGCTTGTAGGTTCTGCGTTTGATTCCATCGCCTTGTTGACGATATCCTCGCCAAACTTCTTGATAGCTTCTGCTTTGCTTAATTTCTTTATATTTCTTCGCTTATCCGTGATGCGTAGGGCTTGGTTATTAATTGCAGGAGCCGAAGCTCCCTATTTTTGGCTAATCGGGGCCGTTTTAAAAAATCCCCTCCTACCCTCACGGGCAAGAGAGGACACTCATTTAAACAATCTAGCTATGAAAAACTAGAAATATCTTATTTCCCGCACTTAACAACTTCGAAAACACGATGCTCTCTGTCGGCGGAAAGTCTATTACCTTCTTCATCGCATATGTGGCCATCTTCGTTGACCCACATCTTCTGGTTGAACATCTCTTCGCACATACCGAGAATCTTAAGATATTCCTGTGCCTCGAAGATGACGTTCTTGCCATCACGCTCTGCCCTCTTGAAGTTATCGATAAGGTCAGGATTCAGGTCAGGTGCAGTGATATCGTACTCATCCATTTCATCGTGATAGTGGATGTTGAGAATCTCCAACTCTTCCACCATTGCGGAGTTCGTACCAATCTCGCCAGTCAGAGCCTTCATAACGGTCTCCTTTTCTAGCTTTTCGTACTTCTTCCGACACTCATTGATGAGTTTATTCAACTCTTCTACTGTATAATCTTCTACCATATTCATTATTTTAATTGGTTAAACAATGGCAGGAGATGGCTTCTAACCACCTCCAGTTTTAGCTTAATCCTCATCTATACCGTTATCGAGGTCTTCTTCATAGACGCCGAACAATCTCAGTGTATTGCTGTCAATCTCGGTCTTACCGACGATATAGCGCTGTGTCATCTGGATATTCGGCATACCGTTACTAGTATGTCCCATCATGACGGCAATCTGCTCCAACGGCACTCCCTTCTTTGAGAGATTCGTTGCGAACGAGCGTCTGCCGGTATGGGATGATACGAACCGATACTTCTTTCCGGTCTCTTCCTTTCCAGCTTTGAACACCTTTGTATTCGTATCTATTCCGCAGTCACGACAGATATCGCGGAGTGCTCTATTGAACGTCCTTTCACCTATCTCACCCGGAAGAGGCTCGTCACCAGTACCGCATACGAGGAACTTGCGGAGCTTCTTGTGAAGTGGAACCCTTACCTCGGTCTTTGTCTTCTGAGTAACATACACGAGGAAGTGTCCGGTATCATCTATGTTCTCTTCCGTCATTCTCTGGCAGTCGCTGTAACGTGCGCCACAGAGACATTCCATGATAAACATTCTCTGAACATATCTTTTTGTTTTCCCGTGAGGGTTGTACTTTATGATTCTGTTTATCTCCTCATCAGAGAGATATACAGACTGGACCGGCACAGCCTTCGCTCTAAGTATTCTGCCGAACGTAGGACTAGGAATTTCCCTGGTAGCATCGTTCTCACGTATCACAGCCTTGATGGTTGCACATACGGTTCTTGCCGAGTTAGGAGCGTAGTTCTCCTGGATCTTCTCGAAGAGGTCGCGCAGATTGTCGTCTGTGATGTCTTCCCATAATGGCTTATGTCCAAGCATCTCTTCGAACATCCTTACAACCTTAATAAGCTTCGGATATTTCCAGATGTATGCGCCATAGAACGTGTCATGCCTCCAGGCGTTGCTGTGATAATTGGCGAACCAACCCTGCTTGATGGCAGTCTTGTACTTCTGCTGCTGTGTGTAGCTAAGAAGTCTCTCCCAATCTCTTGTCTTGATTCTTATTTCTTCTGTCATAATTCTATAATTTTGGTTACTAGTGGCAAAGATACGAAAAGTTTATAATATAAACCATCGTCTTTGCCGTTTTTAACGCTAATTTAACCTTCCGAAGCAGTCTGCTTCTCGACTGATACGAGTCTTAGGGTAGAACCATTATGGTCATTCCACACACGCATGTAGTCTTCCGCCTCATCCAATGCATCTTTATATGATTCTGCCCGGAATACGTACGGATTCTCCTTAGGAATGAAAATTCCATCATTGTAGGCAATCTTATACTTTGCAGCATAGACACCAATATAGCCGTTCAGCTCGTCGTTCAGACTAGTAGCGATGTCTGCAAGAAGGTCAACTGGTATATCGTCATCGATAGCTTTTGCTTCCGGGAGCTCAAACCCTACAGAAGTGCATCGGCTATGAATGATAGGGATAGCTGTATCGCTGTCGCCTACTTCTACGATGTTCACCTCCCTGTTGTCGCCGGCAAGTACAGGCCAATCGAACACCTTTCTGCTCACATTGTGCTCTCTCATTATCTCACGGATGGTGCATGCAAGTTCCATCTTTGCTGTTGAACGCAACTCATCAATCTTGTCTTTCAATACTTTTCTATCCATAATCTTAATGTTTTGGTTTAACTTGATGCCCACCGTTTCCGGCAGGCTTGTTTGGCTTAGTCTTTTCTTTCGATATCAAGACCCGTAAGCACGCCTTTCATATAGGCTAATGCCTCTTCCTTGCATTCCGACAGAAACTTCTGGCAGCCATCAATGATAACGCCATACTTACCGCTCGGATAATTCTGTAGAGAGCACGAGTGGTAATACTTTCAGGGATTTCTCCTCGATTTCTCCTGCGAGTCGCTTCCCTTCGTCGGTCTCATTTGGACGATTTTCTGGGTACTCATCGTAAAAATACTCGTGCCATAAATCTAGTAGCATATCCTTGCAATCCTCCATATCTTGCAAAATATCCGATAATTTGTATGGCGCGCCGTTAGCACCATGTCCATCCTCGCCAATCCATTTACTGGCTTCCTCGTCAGGATCGAAGTCGCTATAATATTGATACAACTTATCCATGAAGTCAGACTTATTGCCATTCTCGAACCAAATTGTGGCGATGAAATCTTGGTTTTGTGGGGAATACTTCTCTAACTCGACGCAAACCTCACCTCTTTCGTTAGGTGTATCGTCAACATTATAACTCCATCCTAAATCCTCTACTAATTTTAAAAAATCATTCATATTTTTAATTTTTATTGGTTAATACTGGGAGCGTGAAACAATAATGTTCCACGCCTTGTTCGGCTTTACACCGGCAGAGACACGATGTATTCCTTCTTCTTCTTTCGTGTTCTGCTCTTCACAGTGAATCCACAAAAATCTCTCAGCCACCCGGCAGCATTGCCGATGAAAGGCTCGTTCACCATAAGGATAGGACGGAGCATTCCGTTCTTCTTCATGAACTGATAGTCGGTGAAGTCGAACGGATCATCCAGGTCCTCACTCTTCTTTGCCCATATGTTCACGTCGAGATAGTCAATGAAGTCTCCCTCTGGCGGGTTATCCATCTCGATGAATCTCTTCGGAGTTAGGAGAATCGTCTCCTTAGGCTCATGGGTCATAAAGAAATTCTCTACAACCTCGTTGAACTTGTCCATGTCCATCTGTTTCTGGACAATGCCCTTTCTCTTCATGATGTCAGAAGCTTTGAGCATTCTTGTACCTCTTCTTGCTGTTGCCATAATTCAAAATTTTAATTGGTTAAACATAGTACCCTCCGAAGAGGGCATTTGGCTAGTGTGCGAGGAATCCTACCGCCTGTCCTTTCCCGATAGACCAGCACAACCTATCTTCCTTCAGACACTCTGTGCAGTTTCCGGTACACAGGCGTGTCCCTTCCGGAGCAGACGTTCCGCTCTCGAAGATAGGATGAGCCTCCGGGAATCCGTGGCGGTTATCCATCTTGAGACCAAGCCACCCCGAAAAGAGGATGTGCATGTTCTCTGGAATGACGTTGCCATAATCAAGGTACTCGTTACACACATCGAACATCTTCGTGAACGCCAGGAACTTGGTATCCTTATGTTTTCGTGCAATCTCGCACATTTTGTCAAGATACCATTTATTCTGGATGTCACCGCCGATATGGAATCTGAATGCTCTAGGATAGCGGTAGTTGAGGTAATCATCAATCTCCTTGAAGAATCTCTCAGGATCTTCGTGGTAGATTGCGGAGTTGATAGCTCTCGTCTTGATAACCTCTTTATAGATGAAGTCGTTGCGGAGGTCGTAGCAGCTCTTTGCACAGATTGCGCAGTTACCGCAATCCATTACAGGGATAAGCGATACGGATGGGATTGCCCCCAATTTGTTGTTACCATCACTGATCTTGACATGCAAGTCGCTGACGTTCTCTACTGCGTTCTCATAAGCTGCCTGTGCCTTTGACAGACGAGTCTTCATTCCTTCCTTACCTAATGTCCAGTAATTTCTACTCATAATTCTAATTTGAATGGTTAAACTTGGGGAACAAAAAACCGGCGTGTCTCACGACAGACCGGTTTTGAACCATTTAAACAAAATTTAGTTATGATATGAGTAGTCAGCCGCTTCTAACGACTGACATGTTTGGCTAATCTTTCGGTACATTCCAGTGGAATGAAATTATAGCTTCTCCATTATAGATGGAGAATGTTACGATAAGTTTCATATCTTCCTCGCGCTCGTCATCTATGTACTGCTTATGCTCCGAAATCACTGCGGTAAGAAGGTGACAGTCGTCTCCCGTTATGTTTCTGATTACCGCATTTCCGAAATCGTCAAGCTTATCCATACTGCGGAATGGCTGCGGAATGCATTTAAGCTCAACAAAATTATCCTTGATGGTAGCCATTACGGGAACTCCTGCAATAAATCCGAGGTATGTATTCCCGGAGAATGAATAGCTTCCGTCATCGAACATGTTTTCTTCCCACCAGTCTAGCATGACGTTCTTGTTGTCAAGAGGAGCAGGAGCAAGCTTGCTCGTATTGATCATCTTCTTTATTTCCTTCATAATTCTTTATTTTTTTGGTTAAACATTGAATCGGTTACCGAATCAGTAACCGACTTTTGGCTAGAATGGTCCCCGGCTGGCGCCTTACTCTATAAGTTCGATCTAGAGAGCTTTAGCTCGAAGGATTACCTCCAGTAGTGACTGGAGGAGATCCTTCGTTGAAGAAGCTCTTGTAAACACAAGCTGCCGGGCCACCATTCTTCAGGCGGCGAACCTTACGTCTTACTGATGATTACTTGTTCTCGCTCTTGGCTTTCTTCCATTCAAGAATCTTGCCCTGGACGCTGATATTATTGTCCTTGATGAGCTGCTTGAGAATACCAATCATTCTCCAACCCTCTTCATCGTAGAGCTTGGCTTTAGACTCAAGCTCCTTCAATGAGTTGGTCTCTGACATCTTGCGGCCGTTCTTCAGGAATCTTGCTCCGTGGAACATGATGAGGTTTCTCATCGTGTAGTAGGAACCAGAACCCTTGTAAGCATGGATGAATGCATCTGCCTGCTTGGTATCCCACGCGAGATGCTTGCGGTTCTTGTTGAACTTGCGAACGGCATCGTAGAGATCCTTGTAGTCTTCTACAGTAGCCATCTTGTTGGCAAGGTCACGGAGAGGATTGTATACCTTTCTATCCAAGTCAGCGACAAAAATGTCCTCGTTCTGAAGACGTACGTAAGGATTGCCCTTGCAGGTATGCTTGTATGTCTTCTTCTCGTTTCCATCCTTGTCTTTCTTGGTAGTGTAGATGCACTTGTCGTCAATGTAGCTGCGAAGCTTGTTAATATAGTCAATAGCCATATCGTATGCTACGCAACCGTTGAACCAGCGATATCTCGCCTTGGTGTTCTCGTAGTCCTTGTGGTCACACATCTTCATCTGAGCGTAGAGCTCATTTTCAAGCATGCGCCACTGATACTCGTAGCCCTTGCGCTGCAACACCTCGTTGAATGACAGATAACTCTTATCCATGTCTCGCAACATGTGGAACATCTGACTCATCACCCAACGACGGAAGAGCTTCCAGTTACTTACGTATCCACCCTCGACAATCTGCTTGCCTACCGCATCGATGGTTGCATCGTCCATATCAACAGGAACTGCTGCACCATTTTCGATTTTGATAAGCTGGTCGTCACCGAGAGGGAAATATTTACTAGTATCAACACCTGCTGCCTTAAGAGCTTCGAGACGCATCTGCGCCTTGGTCTTCTTACCCGTAGCTGCTGTAGCCTCTACATTGTTAGTTACGATGTTCAAGTTCTCACCAGTGATTGTTACAATCTGCTTCATAATTCTAATTATTTTAAATTGGTTACTAAAAATTTATTTAACTCTTGTGGATGAGGCTTACACCCCACCCTTGTTTGGCTCAACCCAGTCTCTGAGAATTATCAGGTCCTTGTCGTTCTCGGAACGCCAGAACCATGTTCCCCATCTGTTCTCCCATGCGAGGTTGCCTCTGAGTAGCTGAATCAGTATGTATAGCTCCAGCTTACATCTAGCTACCTCTCGTCGCTCCCCGTACATCATATCTTCGTCTGAGAGCTCTTTCTCCGGCAAAGCCTTGAAGTAGTAGCGGCGATGTGATTCAGAGCGTTCAGACGGCACAGAATACTTGTATGCCTTGTATCTCTGCTCTATTGCGAACAGGACTACTGCATGTGTCAGGTAAGGTGTATCTTTCGGCTTATCTTCCTCAGACATTACTATCTTACCATTCATCCTACATGTCCTCTTCTGGAAGTTGATGGTGAACTTAGCACCATTCTCAACTGCATTGATAATCTCGTCGTATGTCATAATTCTATTGTATTGGTTAATAGGGATAGTGCTTATTCTAGCACTATCAAATTGGCTTCTTCGAGTTCATCCTTACTCAGTACATCTTCGTCTTCTCCAATGTGGATATAGAATTTATCTCCGTTCGCCCACTCCATTGCACGCATATACAACCAGTGGGCATCCTCGATAGAGAATCCGTCTGCGCTTACTGAATCAAGCATCTCGCCCATGCAAACTTCTGACGTTTCGTACTCTTTCTTGATTTCCTCAAGCTTCTTTAGTAATCTGCTGTTCATAATTCTTAAATATTGGTTAATGGGAGTGCGCTCAGAGAATCTGTTGCGTAACTATAAGGTCTTGATTAATACTGTATCTGAGTCCTGACGGATCCAGGTAATCACCTGGATGCTCAGGATGATTGATACCGTATTGTACAATCTATTCTCCTTGCGCACCATTCGGCTCGCAATAACCTAGTCTGACTCAACCTGATACGTTGCATTACTTTAAGTTTTTGATTAAGGGCGTGGCATTGTTATGAAGCCAACCTCAGGAAGCGTACGCTTCCACATCCTTGGCTTCAGAATCAATAAAACGCTCGATGAACTCTCAGAACTTGCCAGACATCGCTGCAATGCGCATGACTTATCTCATGTATTATGTTGCATGGATATATGTTCGTGATTCAACCCCGTGGATTGGATACCAGCGCCTGCGGAGATATCGGCAGGCGGCTGGTATACCACTCACGTGGTATTAAACCTCATACTCTTGATAAGTCGTGATGCAATTCACATGGTTGTTTGTAGGTACACTCATAGGTCTGTTGTCTTACTATAGGCTGATGATTTAACCCGCTTGCCGATACGCGAGATTTCTGGTATTACCAGACATATCGCGTTGATACAAGGCGGGTTGAATAAACCGACACCTCCTCGTGTACCTCGTTTGGCAATAACGTTGTCTTCATCTGAGAGCGTGGCACGTAGCTATAGCAGCTTGATTCGAGGGCTGTTGTAAGCCGCCGGAGTACCCGGATAGTGTTCCGGGGAGGCCGGCGGCATGTAAACAGCACTCATAAATTCACTCTCCTCTAAAGACTACCCTCGTGCTAGGGTGATTCCCTGACCGGTGGCTCGGCACAATACTTTATGTTTCTGATTTGACACAGGATTCGCCAGAATAGATGATCCAGGTCGTCGTAAGCAATGCGACGACGACCAGGATCAACTACTCTGGTTAAGAGACCTGTTGCATAAACTTCAGCCATCCGTCAGGGATTGGTGGTGTGCGCCACCGGTGGAAGTCATACGGACTGGCACATTTCTGTACTTCGTTGATGAGCTACGCCTTGTGCGTCATACGAGGGGCCCGAGGTGTCTCAAGTTGCAAACTTGGATAACTCGGTCCCCTCAGATGATGTTATAGAGGCGTCGCCTGAATCAGTCCGTCCTTCTCCCACGTCCGTGTGCTCGGTTACAGAGTCTGCCGGTCAGAAGATGCTGCGCATAGCTATATCAGATTGATAATATCCGGTTTAGGACGAACAGAGGACCATCCCTAGGTAGGGGATGGTCCCTGTACTCCGCAACCGGGATATTTAAAACCTTGTATCTTCATTCCGGCAAATCCTTGCGCTAGGATGCTCGTCTACAGAGTATTCACCAATGTGTTGTACGCTGCCCTGCTCGTTCGCAAGGCGTTCTGAGCACAGCCGATTGATAGATACCCCTTGATTTCGCTCTCTGTCTTACTCCTGTTGGCTTTCACGTTCCTTCCACGACCTCTGTCTATGCAACCTACAGCCTGAGTCTTCACGTATCCGAGACCACCGACCTTTCTCTTGCCTGTCTTGACCGCACGGATGCAGTCCATGACGAAGGTGTTGAGCTTGTCGATGTCCTCTTTCACGTTAATGACCGGAAGAACCTGAGTTGACCAAGAATAATCGCAGTACCCCTTGTAGAGATACCTGTTTACTGCATTGATGGCTTTCGTCATCGTGGTATCACGCTTCTTTATCGTCCTCTTCTCAATCTCCTTTTGGAAGGTCTTGATACGTGTGGACGACAGAGAGATATTGTGACCCTTGATGGAATATCCGAGGAACTTGAACCAGTGATTTGCATCCAAATACTCAACCTTCTTTGGGTTGAGCGTCATCTGCATCATCTCCAGTTCGCTCTTCATGATATCCATGGCTTCCTCATAGTCTTCACCGACAAACAGCGTATCATCTGAATAGCGGACGTAATATCCGTTAAGCTTAGATAGCTTGTCGTCAAGATGATAGAGAATGACATCAGCCAGCCATGCAGCAACAGAACATCCCTGCTTGAGGGACTGATACTTCTCACAGAGGTTGTTGTCCTCATCGAAATAGATGTCTGTATGATAGTAGTCACGAATGACATCTATCAGCGCAGACTTTCCGTACTTCTCCTCTACCTTGTCGAACGCCCAGTCGATGAACCGAATAGGCACAGAATCAAAGTACTTGGAGAAGTCACCTTTCCATCCGATGATTTTTCCCTCTGCCGAGTATATTATCCGAGAAACATCTTGCACCACACGACCGCATCCGATACCCTTTTGGTATGACGTACAGCGTGGATGCACCATCTCTGGCATCAGCTCGAACAGGAGGTCGTTGGCTATGCTCAGTAGAATTCTGTCTACAGCTTCATTCACGTAGACCGTTCGGAAATCTCCGTTGTCTTTCGGAATCTTTGCTGTGTGTGGCGGCATTATCTTGTAATTGCCGCTCTTGATCCTCTGATACATAGCCAGACGAGCCTTTGGTGTTGTCAGCTGATACATTACTGCTTTGTTCATGTCCTTGAATAAGCCTTTCTCAATGGCATACTGCCATCTGGCTTTCTCGAAGAACATCTCTAGGATTCTGTCTTCATTCATAATTCTTATGTTTTGGTTATTGGTAGGGAGATTGCTCTCCCCGTTTGGCTAGTCGATGTGCTGGAGTGCTGCGCTGTCATCTTCTTCGGATTCTCTCCAGTACTCCTGATCTGGTTCGATCTCGATAACCTCACCTGAGAAATTGTCAGCGTCAAGAATAATATCGCTATTATTATAGGCATCCTGCACTTTCTGTACGGCTTCATTCTCACTCTCAGCATCAACGCTGACTACCTTGTTCAAATGTTCTGTGACTGATACGTAATATCTCTTCATAATCTTTAATAATTTGGTTAATAGTACGGAGCCATGACGCTCCGCTTTTATGGCTTGTATTCTTCCTGCTTGATACTGACCGCATCACCGCACATGTAGTATGTACTGCTTTCACTGAGGTCGAGTCCGTCTTCTCCGTAGATATACTCCTCAATCTGCTCTTCTTCCCATGAATCCGGGCAGTTCTTAATCAGTCTTACTTCTGATGCCGAATAATCTAAAATCGCTATATTCATAATCTCATAATTTGTTGGTTAATAATGTCAGAGGGATTGCTCCCTCCGTTTTTAGGCTACCACTCTTTGTTGTAAGCAAGTTTTCCTTCTCCAAATTTACGCATTTGGTCTGTAAAATCCTTGAAATTTACTCCTATTGCCCACTGCCCACCATAATGATCGCAGGCTATATAATCCTTGCCATACGACGGACCGCATCTTTTACAAGTGTATATCCACATCTTTAGTTTCCCAACGATAATGGTATATCCATCTTTCAAATCGCTATAAGCTGCACGTAAATTTGCCGTGCGAGTTCCTAAATTAACTTGTGTCATAATTCTCTTTGTTTAATTGGTTAATAGTGATAGCCCGGAGGCTATCTTTTAGGCTAATGCGTTCAATACTCTGTGGGCGTTGTATGCGACAGGATTCTGATACTTCATCTCCGCATTGATTCTACGCTCACAAATCTCAATGCATCTCTCGTGTGCAATATTCTCGGATAAGGCATCAAACTCGATATGGGTGCTGCCAGATGATGGCTTGCCCACACAATACTTGTGCCCGTCACGATAGCACACGATTTTTTTGTTCACTCTGTAGATAGTTCTACTTCCCTTCTGTGAAATTGTAATCTTTCCCATAATTCTATTTAATTGGTTAATGGAAGAGGAGCATGCAAGCTCCCCTTGTTAGGCTGTTTCTTTTAGTTTGATTCCATTCTCTTCGAGAGCGTCTTTAATCAGCTCGTCAGAGTCCTCGTAGTACTCTCCCCAGCAGGAATCAATCTTTTCCCACTCGTAGGAATCAGAAGATTTACCGTCTTCGTACGATTTTGTATACGGGCGTTTCTTTTCTAGGACGTAACCTTTTACATCACCCCACATCCACATACCAATATTCTTGACTTCGCTCTCAAACAGCTCGATGGCACGATTCTTCCAGTTCTTGGTATTCGTATCCACCATCTTCTTGAAGCGCTCCTTGTCGCAGTAGGCATATCCGCTGACATAATCTCCCTGGCTGTATCCAGTAGAAGACCACTCGTAGAATGCAATATCCTTGCAGTCATGCAGAAGATACGTAAAATCGTCCTCTTCGAGGATATCACAAAGCTCCTCTCTATAGTCGAATCTCTTCAAGTCGCTCGGACAGAACTCTTCGTGGTTGTACCACTCACCCTTGTACAGATTCTCAAGATACCACATGTGCTCGCTCTTGTCATAGCGCATACGGAAGCTATCGACATTTTCGCTATTGATGTATTCGATGATCTTCTTTTGTGACACATATTTGCAGACAAGCTCTTTCAAAGCATCCTCTGCATTTTTAGCGTCAACTTCGCTGCTGCAACCACGAGACAGACCTCTATTGTATCCGTAGTCGGAATAGTCCCAGAAGTAAACGCCTGCCAAATCCCATTCTGTGCAAGGGCATTCGGCATCCTCATCCTGGTAAATGGTGATTCTGTAATCGCCGATTTCTTTCTTTGCAAATTCGTAACTCATATCTAATATCATTTAAATGGTTTAACATTGAATATCCCCATGCTAGGGGATATTGTTAGGCTTCCTCGTAATCTTCCTCCATCATGGAGTGAACCTCTTCAAGCTCGTTCGAGAAATTGTACTTGATGTTGTACGTGCCGAATGCCTTGAAATACCATTCCTCTAGGTACGCTCTATCCTCGTTAGCCTGCTCGCTGTCTTCTGCTGCATCAAGTCTGGCTACCATCTGAGGATAAAAATCGTAGTAATCGTCGCCATCGTAGTCCGTCGCCCAGAACGTACCTGTAACGTGTCTAGGATAATCGTTGTACAGATTGGCAAAATTACCATCCATGCGCTGGTCATTAAGATGGAGATATTTCTTCATCTCTCTGTTTACCTTATGGGTAAACTCCCATGCAAGAGACTGGATATTCTTTCCGTACAAATCGGCAATGTATTCTTCTAGATCATCTGCGTCATCGAAATTATCAAGACACTCACGATATAGGCTCTCGATTACCTTGGCGAAGCTTTCAACACCGATATAATCGGCTACTTTCTCGATAACCTCACCCTTGCTGTTCATAACATATTCCCAAATATTCTTTTCCATAATTCATCTGTTTAATGGTTCATAATGGTTCCCCACGATGATGTGGGGAGTTTTAGCCACATATGGCAATGTCGCCATAATTTCTGTAGAAATGCTTGTATGCCTCAAGACCACTGGCAGCTTTCAAGTCTGTGACCTCTAGCTTGCCGGTATCCTTGCGTACCTCTGCAATAGAGAATGTATTGTCGTGCGTCCACTTGATGAGGTCCACACGCCTAACAGGATTCTCTACTGACTCAACGATTTTACACTTCAGTAAATCGTCATTCAGGATTTTCTCTAAATCACTCATAATTCTGTAATCTTTGGTTAATAGTAATCCCCACCCGTGTGAGTGAGGATTGGTTTGGCTAATCGAACTCACTTTCGTCCTGTTCGTACCACCAGTCCTGGAATCGATTCGCAACCTCTTCCAATGCATACTTAGCAAACGTGTCGTAGATGTATCTGCTCTCGCCCTCGTTAAAAGGAGCATACAGAGCCTTGCCGATAGCATCATAGGTGACAGATTTGTCGTCCTTGAAATTCCCGAAGCCCTTAATCATCGTGATAAGGTCTTCTCCCAAATCATCGGCAAGCTCGTGCATATTTTCCATGATAGCACTCTTGTTCTCGTTCCAGAACTTGCTTGTCTGATAAGGATAGCAGAATCCAGTGTACCCGTCATTTGCATTTCTGCAACTATCGAGAGAATTCAATATTGTGTCTTCATCGACACCACCAAGCTGCTCTACTACGGCATATGCCATCTTTACGAATGATGGATTATCATTTTCCTTGATAAACGCATCCCATACTTTCTGTATATTCATATTTCTGTATTTTGGTTGATAATAGAAACGAGCAAGCGCACCATACGCTTACCCGTAATTTTAGCCGAAAACCCAGATAGCCGTAGTTCTTGCACAAATGGCATACAGCTTTCCGCTGTGACCACGGAACAGCATTCCGTTGCATCCGTACACACCGGAAGAATAGCCTACCTGACTATATTCTTCCGGGATGGCTGCACGGCTTGAACTGTGTGTTATATCCTTGGCAGCTCCTACTCTAACGAGTCTCTTCAACTCTTTCTGTGTCATTTTCTCCATAATTCTTTAATTTTGATGGTTTAACATAGTTTCTGTGCAGATAGACTGCACAGAATGTTTGGCTAGAACTTGCGAGGGCGCATGCACGATTGCTCAATCTCCTGAGCCTTTTTGTCTGCACGTGCTACGCGTCTGAAATACTCACTCTTGTCGAGGTTCTTGCGTCTGCACTCCTCGCTGATAACTGCCTTGTGGCTCGCTACGAGCCTGGCAAGGAACTTTCTGTCTCCGTCTGTCATAATTCTAATATGTTTTGGTTAATAATAGAAGCAGGACACAGGACGTGCCCCGCAGTTTTGGCTACTTGTTGTCACACGAGATATGGCTAGGGCAGCAGTACGTCGTCCCGTTGTGTATGCCTAAGAAACAACAGCCTACACATTTATCTGTCACGACATCCCACGCACGCTCTATTCCGTGTCTGTCAGTTACTCTTACTGTTTCCATAATTCTAATATGTTTTGGTTAATAGCAGGCAGCACATTATCGTACTGCCCAGTTCTGGCTAGAGATTGTAGACCGGACTTTCTGAAGCACACAGAATCGTAGGACCGGTGAGGATGGAGAACGCACAAGGGTCGAAACTCTCGATTTTCTTCATGCTCTCGATTTTCTTCTGTATCTCTGCTCGTATGGATGACAGATTAAGTCTGCCGTCAATAGGCATGACAGAATCCATGCCCACCATTTCAACGATGCTGAAATCATCTGTAAATCTCATGTTCACAAGGTCAAACTTGTTAATCTTGTGATAGAATTGTACCCATTTGCTCATAATTCTACATTTTTGGTTTATAGGAGAGGGAGATAAAGCTCCCTCAATTTTCAGGCTATGTACTTCTTGAGAAATTCTGCGAGCTTATTGTATTCATCGTCAATTTCCTCCTTGTTATCCACATAAAAGAAATTTACGGTACAGCTGTCTTTTACGTTAGCCGTGCCATCAAAAAAGACAGCAGCATGAGCAGACATAGAGCCTGTGTCGCCGTCTAATCTGACAGTAAGGCTCACACCTGGCAGATTCTCTGCCAAATCTCTCTGAATTTCCTGCAACTGCGGTAGGATGGTAGAACGTATGTACTCTACATTCTCCTTGTATTCTTCTTCTATCATAATCTATAATTTTTGGTGAATAATTGTATGCGTGACAACTGTCACGCACATTTTAGGCTGAATGCACCTTGATGAAGTCTGTGAGTCTCTTGTACTCAGATTCCAGCTGCTCGTTGCTGTCGTTAAAAAAGAATTTCGGGTAGAAGCTGTCGGCTATTTTGTCGCGTTCGTCAAATACGGACACTGACACGGATATGTATGCGCCGTTCAGCCCGGTAGCCATTGTTACGAACAGCTTCTCGTTGCCGAATATATCACGCTGCATCTCCTGCAATCTAGGCAGAATCTTGTCGCGCAGATAATCTCTGCCATCTTCCCATTTAGGATTCTCTAATTTCTTCATAATCTAAAATATTGGTAAATAGTATGCGTGACAATCGCCACGCACATTTAGCTCATGCACAATACTGCAATCTCAGAGAAACTCTTGGAGATAGTTTTCTTGCTACGATAATCTCTGTAGCCCTTAGTATTGTTGCTATGCCACTGGCGCGCTGCTATCTTGATCTTCTCCATCTCATGCATAAGCGCACGCTCAAAATTCTTCTGTGATTTTCTGTCTAACATAATTCAATTTGTTTAATGGGTTCTACATAGTATGCCCAGGAAAATGCCTGAGCACATTTTTGGCTACTCGTACTTGTTGAGCAGGAAAATCAGAATAATGCCATCGCCATTCAGGAGAGTCTGGCTCTTGTTCTCGTCATTTATTATGTTTTCACATATTCTCTCAAAGAGCGGATACGGGTCTCCGGCAATACTATTGTAATACAATGCCATGTACGTACCGGGGATGAGAGGATAAGAGTCCTCAGGTTCTCCACCGAATACGTCACACGCCTGTGTATTGATCAGAACACGACGTACAGAGAAATTTCCCTCAACTTCCTGTGCGTCCATTCCACGCAAGAGGTCTATAACCTCATTCTTGCTCAAATCTTGCTTTAATATTCTATCCATATTTTTCTAATAATTTGGTTAATAGAAGAGAGGAGCGGAAACTCCTCTCTGTTTTGGCTACTTTCTGAGACCTACGAACATTGTAGTTCCCTCTGCTGTGTAACTGCCGTTTAGCTCCAAAATCTCGTTCGCCTGGCTGATAACTGTCTTTCTCAGCATCACGTTTGCTCTGTGACAATTCACGAGAGTAACTGAAACCATTACTAATGCAACACACACTACGGCAAACAATGCCACGAAAATATTCTTCTTCATAATTCTGTAATTTAATTGGTTAATACTAGATACCGCCCGAATATCTCCAAGCGGTAGTTTTGGCTACATTTCACAGATATCCTCTATCTGCTGCTGAATAGCATCTATCATTATGCAGATAATGAATAGACCGCACATTTCAAGAACCGCAGAATATAACACTGCTTGAAAATCTCCAAGCAGAAATCCTGCGATAGCAATAATGCCACACACGAAACTTGTAACTAATATGAGCGCAGCTGACAGCACGCCCTTGCTGATTCTCTTTTCCATAATTCTTTTGCTTAATTGGTTATATTATCGTACTGCCTGGATTTCTCCAAGCAGAATTTAGCCAAATGTTTCCAAGCACAATTATCGTACTTTCCAAATCTCTTAAACTCCAGGAAGGATGAAATTCTCCAAGCGGAGTGTGGATCGCCACAGCTCACGGAAATACCACTTACCCTTTTTCGTACTGCTCCAAATATACACAAGCAGAATTCCGTAAAGAATTCCAAGCACATTCAGGAGAATTATCGTACTTGCCAAGCAAATGAATGCCGGCGCACTCTGAATAAATCCAAGCACAATTATCGTACTTGAATAAATAATCTGTCTTGCTTTCATATCTATATTTTATTGGTAATTGTTCCGTAGCCACACACGACAATTATCGTACTGGCTACAGATTTTTAGGCTCACGCCACGCAGAATAATGTAAGCACACCATTCTTTAGCGACCCGAATTCTACGTGACTCAAAATCTCCTGAGCATCTGCAATGATACTCTCAACCTCGCACATATCGAGGCATTTAATTCTCAGCGTACTCATAATTCTAATATTTTTGGTTATTGTTCCCTACAAGCGTAGGGAGATTTTAGGCGATGCCGGCAGACCAAGCGAATCTTTCTTCTTCATCATTCAGTCTGTAGATACTGGAAAGCATGCCAAACAAGCGAGGACTGCTGTTAACGAGTTCATCGTAGGCATCCTCTGCACTCTGGTCTGTTACATTAATACGTACAAGCGTCTTTCCTATCTTCTTCAAAATCTGTTCTTTCATAATTCTATTTTTAAATGGTTCATAATTGTAGAGCGGAGATTTCTCCCCGCCCCGTTAGCCAGGATGTGCATCTTTGCACCACGTTTTATCTTTATTGTCTTAACTACGTGGCTCACACCCTACAGATTTTATGCTTCTGCCAGCAGCTTGTTTATTTCTGAGGAGATAAATCTCGCACGGATGACAAGCAACCGATTTCAGTCAGCGTGGATAGTGTGTACCTTGAACGCTGCAATCGTGATTGCACACACTGGGATTTCTCGGGTAACCACTCCCGAACGGCTCACAACACCGAATAGAATATGAATTATGATTTCTTTCTATAAACTCTCATCTCGCTAGATGATACAAATCCCCTAGCCGTCGTGCCGTCTCATCTCATTCGACGCTCACGCCAGGAATTTTTGCGTATCTCTCGGATGGATGTCTCTGAGTAACACGTTACTCTCTCCCATCTCGGTGTGCCTCTCGCACTCTCGATTTACTGAGATACTTCTCTTGAATTTTGGCAATTAGTCCCCTGAGGGAGAATAAATTCTCTCTCTGAGTTAAGCCCACACACCACGACAAGGTTTCCAAAAACGTGTGGGAAAAATAAGGACACGACGACCCGCTCCAAATTGAAAAACCTGGAGTAAAATTTCCCACTGGCTACCTGCTAGATAGTCAGCGGGAAAACTAGATAGCTAGATATTTCTCTAGCTATCTGTTTTGTGTTACTTTTGCGCTGCTGCTAACTTTGCCTGCAATTCTGCTATCTGTTTTTGTAGGTCTGTTATGCTTTCACTCTTCTTCTTTGCTACCTTTGCGCCACTTGCAAATGATTGATGCAAAGAGCACAACTTACTACCTAAACGCTGCAAACTATCAATAATAGACGTTTGCACGTCCTTATTGTTGTTATCGAACCACGCAAAGAAATTAGGTAGTTTATGTTTGCGGGAAAACTCGCTAACAGCAGAACGCACGCACTCGGTCTGCAATTTGCAGTAGCTTTCATCTGAAAGTACATACTTTGTAGCTAGTTTATTATATCTTTCTCTAGCTGCATCAAGTTCTTTCTTTGCGCTTACTACTTCACTATCTTTGCACTCGCTTAATAGCTTTTTTCTGTAACTATTAAGCACATCAAGACTTTGCGCCAAAATAGCACTACTTTTGCATTCTGCTACATAACTAGCAACCTTAGTACTTACGTGCTCATATCCTGTAGCACCTTTCATTTCTAAATCTTTCATATCTCTATTCTGTTTAAATGAAGACGCACAATTTACCCCGTGCGTTTTTGGGGTGTGCGTAACGTGCACCACACGACGCCGGACACAACACGCCACTGCGTGCTATGTGCTCAAAAGCCGTCCGGCTACCTACATAATAGCAAACTGCATACCAAACAACCAGTAAAAAATTGAGTGTTTATGCATTTAACCTTTTGCAAGTGCTTGATTTATAGGTAGTTAGCTGTTTGTAATAATTACAGCGTTTGTCAGTAGTTGTTAAGGTTTAAATAATTTAACGTTTTCGCCAACGTGTCACACTTGTAACTATCTAATAATCAAGCATTTATGAAGCTATAGTGGCAGTAATTGTTAAATATTTAACTTAAGAAACATTAATCTTTACAAATTGCTAACTAATTGATTTACAGGTAGTTATACCCGCCAAAGTGGCAGTTTGTGTTAATATATTTAACTACTCATGTAATAACCTTTTACTAATTTCGTTAAAATGTATTCAATAAGTTAAACACGAATATTTATGCAAGTATAAATATGGTAAATATATTTTGGTCAAGTAATTTGTAATAAACTTTAATGTTTCACGCTTTATTGATAATGTATAATTATTCAAGAAAATGAATATAAACAACATTATAAAGTATTGATTATTAAGGGGTTACATAAATTTTTTATAAATATAAACCGACAATTTGAAATAATTACAAAAATAATGTTTCACGATGGTTTACACTATATAAACCGACACAAAGTGTAATAATTTCAGAAGAAACACCCCACACCCCTAAATAGCACTAAATCAGCGCGGTAGTCACCTCATCTAAAAATTTTTTCTTCCGATTTTTCAGCCTTTTTTGTAAAGTTTAATTACTTTTCTCCATAAAGGATAATTATGCATATTCATTCATCCGTTATTTATTAACATTTGATAGCATAAACTCTTACTTTGCAGACCAAACCATAAATGTATACCTATCCTTCATTTAATGTATACCTAAAATGTATATTTATACCCTTTATTTACTAGGGTTTTACCGGATATTCAGGATATTATCTGTATCTTTGTATTGTCGATATTTTATAGACGACATGTTGTAAGGACGACCTGACACGTGTTATCCTTCAGAAAGCCCCTGTTTATCGGGGGTTATCCTACACAATAACGGAAAATTAATATTATTATTGTACATAAATGGAAAATGGTATTGCTATAGACACATTGCACGCTCAGTTGCTAGACCTTTTGAGGCATGACGAGTACGGCTTCGAAGCGCTCCGTTGCCAGGACTGGGGTAAGGCAAACTCTGATAAGTACAACAAGCTGAAGTCTACTTTCATCAGGTCAATGAGACGTCTGGCGAAGAAGGCTCCGGTGAAGTACTACAACGGTGCTTACTACATGTTCAACGGCAAGATATACGAAGCTGTTCCGAAGATAGTTTTGGAACAGGCTTACCAGCTTCTGCTCCTCGACCTGGCCATGGCTCCGATGCTCGGCATCAGTACGGTGATGAACAAGTCATTCATGGAGGTGATAGAGTGCTACAACATACTGAGACCTACCTTCGACATCGTTGCATTCGCAAACGGAGTTGTTGACTTCGGAAGCGGTCTGAAGTATCCGAACGTGATGCCGTTCTCTCCCGAGTACCATGTCACATACTACCACCCATACGACTACAATCCGAAGGCGAAGTGCGACAGGTGGATGAACTTCATCAAGGAGGTCCTCCCAGACAGGACGTCGAGGATGATCCTCCAGATGTTCCTCGGCCTCGGTCTCATACAGAGAGGTACTGCATACAATCCGTACGAGGGGAAGGAATCATCGAAGATTGAGCTCTGTCTTCTCCTTGTAGGTACTGGAGCCAACGGAAAGAGCGTCATCTTCGACGTTGCCTGCAACATATTCGGAAAGGACAGGATAAGCAAGATGGACTACGCCGACCTCACTGCCGACGGTGACGAGGGAATGAGGGGAAGGTATCCCATCAGGAACGCCATCTTCAACTGGTCTTCCGATTCCGACCCGAAGAAATTCGGAAGGAAGAACACCGGTATGTTCAAGAGACTCGTGAGCGGTGAGCCCGTCCCGATGAGAAAGCTCGGCAGGGATATCCTGGAGGGGAACTCAATCCCCTACCTCATCTTCAACCTCAATGAGCTTCCGTTCCCTGATGATGCTTCGCTCGGATTCATCAGGCGCTTGCAGTACGTGAGCTTCGATGTCACCATCCCTAAGGAGAGGCAGGACCCGGAACTTGCTAGCAAGATCATCCGTGAGGAGCTGAGCGGAGTGTTCAACTGGATATTCCGTGGAGCGATGGAGCTGAGGAGCAGGAAGTACAGGTTCCCGGCAGCTGAGGGAAGCAGGAGACAGCTGCTCATCTCTCTTCTCGGAAGCAATCCTATCTATGCCTGGATAAGGGCGTATGATATGAGATGCAGCCAAGAGGCGAGGGGCGAGATTTCGGAGTGCATGCTTGCCAAGGAGATGTACGAGAGGTTCGTCGAGTTCTGCAAGGCCAACGATGTCGAGGAGAAGGATATCCCTACGATTCAGAAGTTCGGGCGTGATATGAGCGACAAGTACGGCTTCTTCAAGAAGAGGTCACAGGGCGGAATGACCTATCAGGTGTACGGCGCACAGATGATTGACCTGAAGCAGGAAGTTCTCATCAACGACGTGAAGAATAAATTGCGTGGTGAGGAGGACATCAAGCAGCCGGAGAGCTTCATTCAGCCTGATGATTAACGGTTATAAAACAGATTTCTATGATAGACAAGGAATATATCAAGGAGATTATATCCCGTATCACGAAGAAGAAGGCTGATGGGAATATTGTTCCGGCCACCGCTTCGATGCAGGAGATTATGATTGCTGTCCGCGATGATGCCCTGGAGTGCATGAGGACCATGTGTAACGAGAGGGAGATTGCGGTGAACAGAACGTTGAACAGTGTTTCATTCAAGTGCCTATGAGAAGACATCACAATCCTAATAAAGTGCCGCCGTTCAAGCCGGACCCAGAGCATTGGACAAGAAAGGTTCATTCATGGAAGGCGAAGGTTGCATACGAGACTGAGGATGATGCTTGGGAGTTTCTGAATCAGATTCCGAGGTTGAAGGCACTCGGCTGGCATCCTTACTTATGTAAGGTTTGCTCAAAGTGGCATATTGGTAGATTACATAATAAATAGTTGAGATATGGAAATTAGAGTTAGCGTTTTAGGAAAGGTCGCATACAAAGAAAGAGAAAGTAGGGAGGATGCAGAAAAAGCCGAACTATATCCATTCGGAGAAGGAGTGTATGCGGTAATGGATGGAGAAAATTTCGTTGAGTTAAGAGTCGTATCTGGCAAAAAACACAGCGATGAAAAAGGTGATTATTACGCATGCGTAGATAATTACTGGGTGCATGGGAAAATCTCAAACTCTGCAACTATCATAGAGCATGAAGAAAGGTTGAAGGATTATATCGACAAGTGTTTCGGCCGTCTTGAAGCTATTGTTAAAAAAAACAACGATTGTATCAGTAGTGTAAGTGAAGAACTTGATGGCTTTATAAGTAATTCTCAGGATGATTTTTGCTCTATTGAGAAATCTCTTGAAAGAATAGAGAAAGATGGTGTTGGTAGTGGAAAAGGTATCAGCGAGAAGACATTATTGTCTGCTATCGAGATTGTATCAAAACAGAAATAGTTGAGAATATGAAAGGATCTTACGAATACGACCCTGTTATCTATCCAAGAATGCTATGTGTCGCTATTGGCATGAGCCAAGAAGACGCTAATAAGTGTTTCGAAGGTAGAAATGGCGAGGTTTTGAAGGTTGATTTCTCTAATTCTAACGCAACAACCTACGATGAAGTTAGGGAAAAGTCGAATAAGAAGCTTTGTTCATTTATTAATTTTGCAAGCAAGGATTCTATGAGAATGGGAGTTTGTTGCCACGAGGTTTCTCATGCCTGCGAGGCCATCGAAGATGCTATTGGCATGGAACACGGCGGCGAGCCTTCTGCCTATCTGATTGGTTGGATTGCCTCTTGCATCAACAAGGCTCGTTTTGGCATTGGAGATTTCGTTGAAATTAAAGATAAGGAGAAATAGCTTATGAAACCGATTATAGTAATTGAGATTCCTTTGGGAATGGGCATTGATAGAGAAATCACAGAGCCTTATGGATATGATTTATTCTACGGAGACGAAAATATCGAAGCTCAGTGGGAGAAGCTAGAAGAACTTCGTGAAACAGGTGGCGTTATTGTTGTTCAACCAAGTCATACTAGTGCGGTTCGCGAGATCCTTGATCCTTACATTGGCGAGGATGGATTTATCAAGGAATGTGGTTTGCGAAAGGTTCACACAGAAGAACATGGTGATTTCTGTATTATCCTTTATCACAACCCATCAGAGGTTATGGCTCTTAGAGCATTTTATTTGAATAGTAAAAAGAAATAGCTTATGATTAAGAAAGAAGATATTAAGGTTGGGCTGCGATTTTACATCACACGAAATGATTGCTTAAAATGCAATTTTGACCCGATAGGTATTCAGGACGGCAACACCCCTATTCTGTTCAATGCCGAGAGAAAGGATGCTGATGTTTATATATGTACATCTGTTAGCACAGATTACAAGTATTTCGCTCATTTTCGCGAGGAAGATATTATGATGTTTGGTACAAAGTTCGATATAGTAGCACCAGTTGCCGATAATCATAAAATAGATATAAATTCCGACATTGAAATGCATGGAAATATTCTCAATAACTTGCATGATACATACATCAAGAAAAATCGTGATTATGGGAATGCTTTTTCCGAAATGTATGATGAGCTTGGTATCAACTACGGCTACGGAAAGATACGAGAGAAGGTGAATCGCATCAAGACGTTGAAGGACAATGAGGCGCAAGTTGCTAACGAGCCGTTGGAAGATGCTCTATTGGATTGCGCTAACTATTGTATCTTGACATTGATGGAATATCAAAAACGTAAGGAACATGGAACAGACTGATTACACTTGCAAGGATTGCTTCTTCTTCAAGAATGAAGCTTGTAACCACCCTAAAGAGATTAGGTTTACTTCTGAGGAGAATCCATCTTGCACAGATTTCGAGTATAAGGAAATAAAAGTTGAACTTTAAAATATTATTATCATGGCATTACCATTTGGAAAGACTATCAAGACAAGACACTTCACCGTGCTGAAGTTCAGCAAGAGCTTGTCTAAGAAAGAAGTTGCTTCCCTCAGAGAGGATATCCCTGCTGAGATCAAGAAGCATTTACAGAGAGGCTCGCTGCCTTTCATCAAGATTGCGAACATTGCCGGCACATGGGGAATCGAGTACTCTATCGGTACATCCATGTACGCTGCACTCGATGAATGTGTTCCTGTTGCTGTAGGAGACCATTATGAGTTCTCCAAGGATGATGGAAACATCATCGAGGCATTTGCCCAGCTTATGTATGCGGATACATCGTTGCCTGGCGATGCAGAATACACGGCAGGCAAGTTGAAGCTCCGTGACGAATACATTGCTCGTGAGGCTGCAAGAAGAAACGCTGCTGCCGACAATGGTAAGACAGAAGAGCAGCTTCGCAAGGAGAGCGATGAGGCTGTACAGGAAGTCATCGACCGCGATAAGCACGCCGAGACTCTTCTTGATATGGCAGAACAGATTAAGAAGGAAGGAGGCAAGGATGAGCGATAAATTGCTTGAGGTCGTTCAAGACCATACTTCCCTAGTACAGGCACTCCAGTTCATTTTGGAGGCCGCAGAGACGAAGAAACTGCCTCCATACGGTATTCTTCCTGTATTCAATGACGAACTTCTTAATGATAGGCTTAAGGGTATACTTGAGTTGGTTACCGGAGAGAAGTATCCTTAATTGACTTCAAAGTTTTCTTCTACTTATATATTTGTTTTAAAAAGCGAGGGGCAGCATCTGTGAAGACACTGCCCCTCTTAGTTAACCAAAATAATTTGAATTATGCTCAGCAGAAAGAATCTGTGAACATTAATTGTTTGCAAAGGTACTTGGTTTTGCTGAAATTCTAGTAAAACAAAGTTACTTTAACACGAATTTAACTATTTCTTCTTCTTTTGAAAGGTCGCCTGGCCATTTTTGAAGATAATGCAGTCCTCGCAGCATCGAGGCATTGATAGAGGAATGTAGTAGTGGACCACATTATTTTCTGTATCAATTTCGTCCTGCTTAATCTTAGAGTAGTCGGCTATCATGGCAGTTGTCTTTTGCCACTCTGGAGAGCCAAACTTCTGCTTGCGCTGAGCGATAACGAGGTTTCTCAGAATCTCTTCCTTCGAGGTAGCCTTAATAAGTTCCTCCTGGGTGAGTTCATCGGCGTTCTCGTTCTTCACTTTCTTGCCCTGAACCTCTGCTATTCTCTTCTGGACGGACTCTTGGGCTTCTAGCTTGTTCATCTCGTTTTCGAGGAAGGATTTCTCCCAGTTGAGTCCCTCGCCCTGGAATGCGATGGCCCAACTGTCACGGATAGGCATTCCTGAGCCACGGAGACTAGCGTAGATGTAATAGCGAGGGTCTTTCATCTTGAGAGCCTTCGCCTTCTTGTACGTATCGACGGATAACGTGTATCCTTTTGTTTCTTCAATCATAATCTTGATATTTAAAAGTTCAACGTTTGCTGCCTGCGGTGTTCTCTCCATACATTGATAGACTTGCCGTATATCCAATAGTCGAACACTTCTTCCGGCGACAATCCTTCGTCTATCATCCTTCCGCTAGCCTGGATATCCTTGATGGCCTTAATCCAACTATTATAGATATGCGGATAGCGTTTGCAGTCGGCGAGTTTCTGCTTATAATTGTGCATAGGGCAGCACAGGCAGCCAATCCTATAGTAGCCCTCGTCGTACAGCTTGCAATGCTTAATACCGAGTGTGTTCAAGAATAGCCATACATCATCATCTGTCCACTCTATGATTGGAGAGATTAAGAGCGATTCGTAGCCTCTGATGCAGCCAATGGTACGCTCATCACTGGCATTGGTGATGTTAATCTCGTGGATGCCCCACCGGGTTGGACGGCCACGCTTCTGACTGTTCCTTTTATCACGGAACTCGTCAAGACCTTCAAGGGAGCCGCTGTACTTATGGTTGGTAATCTCAACCTCACTCCTACCCGAACGCTGTCTACTTTCTGCGTGGCGGATGCCTATGAGAACCACGTTACCTGCGCCAATACCTTCTTTATAGACTCGACAGCACCATCGTATCAGTCTTGTCGGAAGCATGCCTTCCTTACGGGCCTGGTTATAGATGCTGATTTTCGGCTTTATCATATCTACGTCCGGATAGTGCTTGTGGCAGAACTTGATTACTTCTGGTGGATCGACGGACGTAAGCCCCATGTGAGCCTTGAACTTCACGCCTGCAATCTTGGCAATGTGATAAAGACACTGACTATCCTTGCCTGAACTGAACGATAGATAGAAGCCTTCGTTAGGCGAATATGCCAGTGCAAGCTTCTCCGCCTTTCTCAGCAGCTCTACAGAGTGCTTTATCTTCTCCTGGAATTCTTTAGGAAACTTCGGAAGAATTTCTTCTAAAGTGAAATTTAATTCAGAATTTATCATATCATTTCTTTTTATTATCCTTGAATGCAAATAAAGTGTAACAACAACACGAAACGTGGAACGGTGGATATGGGTCTTTGAAAGAATGGATGCCGGCATCGGCTTCGCTTTGACAGATATCACAAGGATAGCTGCTTCCTCTCTTGACATAGAATCCGATAGCCTTGTTCTCCTGCCCATACTCCTGCTCTGCCTGTCCCCACGCCAAAGCAATCACCTGAGAAGCGTTTCTTACGATGTTCTGATAGGCGTTCTTGTAGTATCCCTTTCCGTAAGAAGGAACATCGATGTTAATGTCCTTTCTCTTCGCCTTGGTGATGACTGATGTGTGATATGGGTCCTTGTATCCGGTTCGGATGGAAGATAGGAGCTGCTGGTCTGAATATCCCATAAGAGTACCCGCCTTGATCATCCTTACAATATCTTCCGCAAAGTTTCCGAGATATACGGCGTTTCTTTCAGATGTCGTCTTTCCGTAGATGTCGCTAACGAGAAATGATTCTATGTTCTCGCTGTCAATCCCGAGAATCTTGCATGAAACCTTGGAGTAAGCAGAGATGTAACTGTTGATACTCTCCTCTGCCTCAGCAGTAACATTCTTGGCATAAGAGAGCAGGGCTGACTCGTTTGTGAGCCTGCCCGCACCTCTGTATCGCTTACTTGCGGCAATTATTTTCTGTGTCGATTTCCAGAGAATATCTGCAACATGGTCCTTGCAGTTTCGGATTGCCTGCAAGCGCTTTCTGCTATAATCGACAGAACGTTTTAACTCATCCATAGGCTATTAATGGGTTTGGTTGTAGTGCTGCCAGTTGTTCTCATTCGGGGCGTTCCGATTCTCGTCCCATTTGGTTCCTGACTTATTTGGGCGTCCAGCTCCGCGACCCGTACGTACGTTTCCACTACCTCCATTCTGAATATTCGCCGTTGCCTTCTGCTCCTCGATAGCATTCTGGGTTTCGTTATCCGCACGTTGCATATCCATAAGGAGGTCCTGCTGGTCTTCTTCCTTTTTCTCTCGCATGATACGCTCATATTCAGCGGTCTTAGGGAAGTCAGGGCAGCGTTCTGAAGCCGTCTGCTTAGAGAGGAATCCGTTCTGAACCGCAGTGGCAATATTTGTAATTTGTTCAGTTTTATTACTATGTACATACGGACTTATCCACGCATTGATTGGAAGCCCGGACATTGTTGCGACGCAGTTTTCATCAGTACCGATGCCGAACTGACAGATGCGGAGAATCTTATCCAGGAATGGCTGCAACTCCTGCGCATCGTTCATTGCAACCTCCAGTGCAGGAGAATAGAGAAGCTTGATGGCTACACCTGGGAGGTCACCAGACTTCAGCTCAGGTGGCTTCACGGTGAATGACAGCTCATAGATGAGGTCGTACGACTTGTTGAGCTGTGTAGCAAAGGCATCAGAGGCATCCGTTCCATTCAAGAATTCAGCCTTGCCGTTAGTGTCCGTAATCATGATTGTCTTCGCAGAGCCGGTCATATCGTCGCCGGTTATAGAAATATCCTCACCATCGCCAGTGAGCGTAAGGATTGGGAAAGCGTACGCCTTATTATTCTCGCAGAGATATGAGAATGCCTCCTCGTAGTCCTCGATGTTCTTCTGGACCATAAACCAACAAGGTCCGTTGTCGTTACGCGCGTAGGCTACCGGTACGAATTGGAAGCCGTGGTCTTTCTCTTCAATGAGGGTGTAGTCATCAATTCCGAAAATCCTTGCAATCTTCGTCATTACCTCTTTCACCTTTCCAGACTTGACAGCCTTCTTGAAGCGGTAGAACTTCCGGTTATCCCAAGCCTCGACATATTCGGTCTTCTCGTTGCCCTCATCGTCGTAGTCGTAGTACTTCCTGGCAAAGCACAAAAGGTCGCCAGTGAGTGAATCGACGTGAGGGTACAGGATATCTCCTCGATCATAAGAGAGTGTTCGTGTGCAGAATTTCTTCTTTTCATCGAAGAAACCAACGATTGCACATTCTGCAACCTTCAGATATGCACTTACGGCTTCAAAGAAGCGAATCTCCATATCGTGCATAAGCCAACCCTTCTTGAATACATCGAGGGTCTTCTGATTCTCCTCTACCTTCTTCTCGTTCTCGTAGTCATCACCATCAGCAAGCTCGAACTGAACATCGTTCCCAGTCAAGTGCAGCAGATGCTTCGTGTGGATGAGTTGCTGGAACGCAAAGGCTGTACGCTGAATCTTCTGGCAGTACCACCTGTTATTCTCAGGGTTCAGCTTCCAGATGTCCGGGTATTCCTTCTCGTCCATTATTCTGTGTGCAGATGGATAGTACTCACGCAAGAAGTCTGCCTGCGTCTTGATGCGGCGATACATGGTGTCGTCTGGCATCGTTCCGTCGTAATAGTCAGGAACAACGTCGCTTACAGCCGAGTGCTTCATGTACCCCGCAGGAGTAAGCTCGTAGAATGGCTTCCTTACGAGCAGCTCCCTTACATTATTTACCTTGATAGCATCCATAATCCTTTTACCTTTTTATTTTTCTTTTTTGTTAAACTGAATATCATTACGTAGAACCAAGATTCAAAGAAGTCAGGCGAGTGTCCGACATATTTCTTGGCAATCTTCTTAGGTAATAGCTTGAATCCCCTATCATCACTATTCTCGTCACGTCTGAGCATCTTACGCTCCTTCTGAAGAATCTGTCTGAGAGGAACCTTGTCAAATCCGTTTCCTGAATACTTTCTTTCAAGCAGAGCCGAGTCGATGGAAATCCGCTTCTCTTTTATCATCTTATAGAACAACCATGCGCACTGAGACTTCAAATCCTTATAGAGGTATTTGATTCCTTCTTCTTCCTGATGATTCCTAGCGATAGGTGCTGCCTGGTTGTTGAATGGGACGGCATCCTTGAAGAATCCCTTAAAGTACTGACCGATACCCTGCATATCGTAAGTGAAGTTACATTCCTCGACACCCCACTCTCTCAGCTTGGCCTTAACTACAGAAACGAGTGTCTTAGGGTCCAGCCTCAAAACAACCAAGTCTTTACAATGCCATCCTTCCCAAAGCCACATTACGAAGTTATCGCCTCCGGTGAATGCGATATCGGCAGAAGCTCTGCGTTTTCCATCTCCTATCTGTTCTGCATTGTCGTAGATTTCGTCAAGGTCTTCCATCTTGATCATGTCATCACCGGCAGCTTTCCAGTTCCAGTTAGCTTCCAGGTCTCGCATGCGCTGTTCCTCGTCCTGTTGGGCAAGGTTGGCGAGATATGAGACATCGGTAGAGATAAGCTTAATGTTCTCTGATACGTCAGCGCGAACGAATGTTGCCGACTTGATGAACATTTCGAGCTTTGTATAACCAAGTTCCTCATAGCTGTCCTTCCAAAGGCTATCAATAATGCCCTTGCACTGCTCGTACACCTCTTCTCTCGTATTACCCCAGTAGATTGAGTCAGGCGTATCGCCGTCCATGAAACAGTAGCGGATAACTCCATCTCGCTCCGGTATAATGTATCCATTCTCGTCAACCCACCAGTCGATGAACTTTCTCACCCAAGATTCCGGGTCCGGGTTACAGGTAATCCAGAAGCGGTTTCGGATATGCGCTGCATTTCGGTTGTTGGTCAAGAGGTACTTGAACTTCTTGTATGGACACTGAGTACCCTCATCGATGCAGACATAGGCATACTGGCGACCCTGGAATCGTGTCTTGAAGTCCTGATAGGCTCCAGCATAGTACGAGAATTTGAGCCATCCTCCGTTATCGAAGTTCCAGGTCATATCATTTTGTGACTTATTGTAAGTTCCAAATTGGGAGAACAATTTATAAGAGTCTGTCACTAAGGACTGTAAGTCGTCTTTTTCGTTACGAAGAATTGTTGCATGAAAATCTGGATTTTTAATATCCTTCAGAACTTCCATTAGGGAAGAGAACGATTTTGAGCCACCTCGCGAACCGCCAACTATCTTAATATCAGCGTCTATAGACAGCATGCGTTCCTGACCGCCACGCTGAGCTACAATCTTCAGCTTGTCGGGATGTTTCTTATCGGCGTCTCTTAATGATTGGATATACTCTTGAGTATAAATAGGCTCTCCGTTATCCAATTTTAATCCTGAAAATACATCTTTCTGCATAAATATACATTTAATACTGCAAAAATATACAATTTTTCTTTGATAATTGCATATTTATTCATATATTTGCAAAATAAAAGGTATATTTATACGTTTTCGAGGTGGAGGGACCACTTTCGGGATAACATTTTTAATCAAAAAACAACATGACAAGAGAGGAACTCTTAGCATTAGTGAACAAGGAGGTTGATACCACCAAGTTCAAAGAACTTAGCCAAAAGACCATCGATGAGGAACTTGATGATGTTTTGGAAGATTTCGGTGATGACGAGGAAGCAAATTCCAAGTTGGTTACCAAGTTAGCAAACCGTCTGAAGCGTATCAACGGCAACTTGCACAAGAATATCTCTGACGAGGTAAAGAAGAGCAAGGAGGAAGCTGAACGCAAGAAGAAGGAAGAGGAAGAGGAGCGTAAGCGCAAGGAGGCTAAAAAGGGTGACGATCCTGACGACAAATACTCCAAGCTGCTTGAGAAACTCGAAGCTCTCGAAAAGGCTAACGCAGAAAGAGACAAGAAGGCTGCAAGGAAGGCAACCATCGAGTCTGTAAAGGCAGGTTTGAAGGATAAGTTCGACAAGGCAAACCTTGAAATGAAGAACTACTTCCTCAATGCTGCAATCGCAAAGCTGGAGATTCCGGACGAAGATGTCGACATCGACGACCTGGTTTCTAAGGCTGAGAAAATCTACACCGCAGAGTACAAGGAGGCTACCGGTGAAAACGGTATTCCTGCAAAAGGCAGTCGCACGTCTAGCGGAGGCACGTCCACAGATGATGACAAGTTTATGGAAGAAGTGGCCGAGCGTCGAAAGAAGAGATTCGGCGGTGGAGACAAGAAGTAATTTCAGGATAACAATTTTAAAAAGGTAAAAAGATTATGGACAACACTTCTATTTCCTACATGGAACAGATGGGTACTCGTGGCATGCTGAACCACGGTGCGACCATCATTCAGACAGAAGGTAAGGTCGGCGGAACCCGATATGTGTTTGCCGGTCTTGAGGCGCTTATCAAGAATGCCTTCGTTCACCCACCTATTGGTGGTAAGCTTGTCAACCCATTCAAGGGCCCGGCTAAGATTTATGCCGGCGACTTGATTGAGCACGACCTCGGCTTTACAGCTGGCAACGAGGGTCCTGGTGCTACCATCAAGATTCTGAAAGCTTACGGCGTGGCAAAGGCCACTGCTGCGGCTACAGACACAGACATTTATATCGTTCGTAATGGTTTCGTCCACATCCCGTTCCCTGGCGACACCATCATGATCGGCCAGAAGGACTTCAAGACCAAGGCAAAGGGCGTGACCGTGACCGCCGTGGAGGCAACCACCGACACATCGGTAGGCGACGTATGGAAGCTGACCCTCTCGGAGGCGCTTGGCGCATTGAGCGCTGGCGACGTGCTGGTGGAGGCAGAGAAGGCAGGCGCGAGCGTGCTGCCAATGGTAACCAACCCTAACTGCTTTGCTCCGAGCGACAACGATTTCCCTTATTTCGATGCCGGCGGCGACAAGTATCACAAGCCTCGTACAAACGTCAACTTCTGTATGTTGAATCCAGACTGCGTTATGTGGCTTGACCGCATGGGTCCTGTTCCTCCTGCTGTTAAGGCGATGAACAAGTCACTCTACCCAGAGTTCTGGCACATTTAACCTATTGTATAACGTAAAAAGATTGATTCAGGATTATGGCAAAAATTGATATTGGTGTCGAGCAGCTTGCGAAGTTCTTCACTGGTAAGGGTAACAACACTTACCTTCAGAAGTTCGTCAATCGTGACGGCGTACTTCGCTGTAACAACGGCTGGTATCTGACACAGGGTGACATTGATCCAGATCTCACCCCTACATCTAACAATGGTGATGCAACCTTCAAGGTTCGCACACGTACATTGAACCCTGCAACCTTGATGAACCTCCGTGCTCCTCTCGGCGAGGGCTATCAGAACGACCATGAGGGTATTGAGTGGTACACCGCTTCAATTCCAGACTTCGCTGCTGACGGCTTCCGTGAGACTGCGACAGAGCGTTACCACAAGATGAAGCTTCTCCAGGATGAGTTCGGCAACGACGCTGACCTGGTTGATGCTTACCTCGACAAGGTACAGGTATTGTACGACTCACTCGACATGACTATGACCTACATGTCAGCCCAGTTGAGTTCGACAGGTTTCATCGACTACGACAAGATTGGTCGTGGTATCCAGGAGCCTCTGTATGACGCAAAGGTTCCAAAGGAGAACTTCAAAAAGGCGGGTACGCTTGCCTGGAACGATCCAAACTGCGACTTGCTTGAGCAGATGCGCAAGTTTGAGGAGGATTGGCGCAAGGAGAACATCGAGTACCGCAGTGTACCTCTCGTATGGCAGATGACCAAGAACGACTACAATAACGTATTCTTGAAGAACAAGCAGATTGCTGAGTTGTACAAGAGCTGGGCGAACGCTAACTTTGTGGCAGTTTTGCAGAACTACGGTCCAAACAACGCAATGTTCTTGAAGTCTGTTGTTGACCTCAACGGTCTTTCTCCTATCGAGATTGTCGATGAGGTTGAGCACAACAAGCGCTTCGATGGCACAGTTACAGAGATTCGTGGTTGGGCAGACGGAACAGTTGTTCTTCGTCCTGCTGGCAAGCCTTTGCGTTTCATGCGTAAGGAGATCCTTGACAAGCGTATCTTTGACACCCTTGGCAACAAGCTCATTGATGTGGCTTGGGCGCAGACCAACAACAAGCTTGGCTTGCTGCGTAACATGATTACCGCGAACGGTCTCTACCAGGAGTTCAAAACAGACTTGTTCCTCGCTTCTGTTCCTGCCATGCTCGATTCTCCTTACCGTTGGATTATCGACATTACCAAGAAGGGTTAATTCTTTAACGTAACTAGATTGTATGACTATGGATTCGGAGATGAACATTTACACTGTGAACGACTACCTTATTAATAAGGTGAAGTTCGAGATGCCGATGAAGGCTCTGCTGGGCATCATGCACGACAGGGAGCTCGAAAATGGCATCGACCTCGAAGCCTGCGACAAGGACAAGGTGAGACTTGCCTATGCCGACATGCTGAAATGGTTTGTTCTTGGTCCGAGCAAGGTGAACAACACCTCCGATTCCGATAACGGATGGACTCATTCGGGAGGTGGCTATGATATGTCGGACAACGACAGGAGCGAGATGAAGGCAGAGGCTAACGCTATCTATGCAGAGCTGGAGCCTGATTCGATGCTCAAGAAGAAGTCCACCTTCCGGGTGACCTCCCACGGAGTAAAGAGGGCGAATTATTCTCCTTGGGGAGAACCTCTCCCTCACATCATCAAATAAGGCGTATGGAAAAGGAAAACATCAGAAATCCAAGATACCCTCACATCATCAAGATCGTGAGGAAGGTCGTCGGAAAAGCCGACCCTGATGACCCGTTTGCCGATGATGATGCTCCAGTTGGTGAGGACAAGGAAATCATTCTCTACTATGGCGAAGGACGCAGTTACACAGATACCACTACAGAGGGAGACAAGAATGTCGACCAGAACAAGAGGAAGGCATCGATTCCGGTCAGATATGACGAATGGGATGCTGAAAGATGTCCTCTTGACGGCGACACCATCTACTCCACTGTCGGCAACAACACCGAGGTAGGTATGGTTAAGGACTGCGAACCGGATAATAACAGGACTGTTGTGTATTGGAATTTGACAAGGGTTTAGATTATGACAAGTTTATCAGGCCAGTTTTTACAGGTCGAGAAGAAAATCCGTCAGATGGCTGTAGCAAAGATGCAGCAGAAGATGGACCATGCGGCTGAAATGACAATGAAGGCTGCTGACAAGTCTCGAAACTATGATGACGTAACCGGTAACTTGTACAAGTCAACAGCCATCGGTACATATTACAACGGCTCATTGCAGTCGATTCATTATGCTCCAGGCCCAGAGCCAACCCGAGTAACCCTTGCTGCCGGAGAGAGATACAACCTCGATAAGTATTATCGCAGTTCATTCTCCTTCAAAGACAGCGGAAGGAGACCTTACAAGGGTGAATACGGAGAAGGTGGTGAATATGGTCCAAACGCGGCGTGGGATGAACTTGTTTCCAGGGAGCACAACAAAGGAAAGTACGATGCTACATGGCAGATGCTCCTTGTTGCCGGTGTGGATTACGCTAAGTTTGTCGAGGTTAAGAGAGGTCACGACGTGATTACCTCTCTTAGAGAATATTTGGTTAGATACTTTAGAACGATGTAAGATATGGTTAGTATTAAGACTCTATATTTCGATGTCGGCAATGCAATGAAGGGGATTTGTGACAAGCTCTACTCCCGGAGCCGACCAAAAGCAGTTGATACGAAAATCAACAGCTACATCGTGGTATACTTTCCATCTAGTATCTACAATAACGAGATGAACTCAAGTGGAGTTTACAATGATTTCACCACTACAGCTCAAATCGAATTGTATGTGCGCGATAAAGCTTCAGCAAGAAATCCAAACACATTTGATGTTTCTAGCGTTGACGAGAAAGTCCAGGAGATTATGGACAGATTTCCAATCTCCACAAAAAATCTCATTGTTTCCAATCCTCGTATAACACTACAGACAGACGATGGCGCAGGTTTTTCCGTGACAATCATACAGGGAAGGTTACGCACGAAATAAGTATTCAGGTATAACAATTTAAAATATTTTAGATTATGGCTATGACAACTATTGACAAGATGAAGGACATTTTCAATGGTCCTAAAACTCTGCTCTACTCAAAGGCTATTACCGATTTGAGCAAGGCTACAGTTGACATCACCCCAGAGGTTGAGCTTCCGGTTACCGTTGACTCGCTGAAGGCGACTATGGATGACCCAACCATCAACCACTACAAGGTTATCGGTCTTGCAGGCGACTGGGCAACTACCGCAGAGCTCGGCGACTTCAACGTAGAGTTCGTTGTTCCTTCAAAGGCAAAGGACTTGCTGACAATTATGTTCGGCAAGGATGCTATCACCGAGCTGACCAAGGTTACCCTGAAGGGTACAGGTGACGCTACTCTCGATGCTGCTACCGGCTTTACAGGTATCGCTGTTGAGCCTAAGAAGTTCAAGATCAAGGGTACTATCGTTATTGTTGACGACGAGAAGGAGAACCTCATGGTTATTACCAACATCGCTCTCTACGCTACCTTGCAGTGGGATAACTCCGGTACTGAGCCTGTTGCGTTTAAGTTCTCAGGTTCTATCGAGGGTGCAGGTAAGCGTAGCATCGCTTGGCTTACTAAGGCTCCAGCTGCTGGTGAACCAGGCATTGTCGGTTAATCAAGTAAAGGCTTCTTTAGGTAATTAGATTCAGGATAACAAACCGTTGGGCGGCAGGCTAATCAACAGCCGTGCCGCCCTTCTTCATTTAATAGCATACAATCATGGCAGAAGAAAAGAAAATTGAGCAGCCTTCAGTGGACTTGCAGGAGTTGCTTGACAGCGTGCTGCACGACGAGCCTACCGAGTTCGTGTTCCGTGGAAAGAAGCACAAGCTCGGTTGGCTTCGCAAGGGAACCATGAGCAGGTGTTCCCATATCAGGGCAAAGGAGAAGAACGAATGGAAGCGCAACGTCAAGATTTGTGTCTGCATTCTCCTCAACAACATCTGGAAGATTCGATTTCTGTATTGGATCTACTGGCGTTGGCTCTACTACATCAAGGATGTGGACGTGGCCGAGGTGCTGAGAGTCCTCGATGTTTCTAAAAAAAAAATTCCATCGAACGCATTCTCACTGGCTACCATATTAGCGACCGGGATGACGGACGTGATGATGACGATGACGAGGAGCGAAGTAAAAGCTATCCAAGCAGAACAAGCTGGGGAGCAGCCTTCTCACTAGCGGAGAAGTTCGGTTTCCTCTTTCAGCGCAAGTACTTCATTGCAGCCTACGACTACTGGTGGGGCTATTCATCGGCGCAGATTGACCTCATGGTTGCAGACCAGCCTCTTGTCGTCTATCCAAAGACCAAAAAGGAAGGCGGTCCGAAGAAGCATACCAAGAAGGAGATGGATGACCTCTACGACAGATGGATGGAAAAGAAAAAGAATGAAGGAAGCCTCATCGGCAAGAAGATTAGTCTTGCAGATTACTTAAACAATAAACTCTAATTTTAAAATATTCAGGATATGGCAGGTGGAAATATGGGAGACCTCAGTTTCTCGCTCACTCTTAAATCGAGAATTGAAGAGGAAACCAAAAAGATTACCAAAGAATTAAACAAGATTGATGCTACTGGTAAGCAGGCACAGAATGCTTTGGAAGCAATATCCGAAGCAACAAAAGGTATTGGAGATAAGGGAGGTCGTAGTTTTGAAAAGCTAAACAACTTCGTTAAAGAATTACGTCATAACATTGGCGTATTTTCAAGCGAAGATTTCTTCAGTTCGAAAAAACTCCAGCAGTTGGAGTCTGTTCAGGACGGGTTGTACAGAATAGGCCGCATACTCGGAGAGGTGTCTAAGGAAGGTGCTGGATTCAACATATTCCCTAACAGTGTTTCCACTGAGGCAAACAAGGCAGAGAGAGAACTTTATAAGTTATCTTCTATTATTGACGAAATCAACAAACGCCATGGTGAAGGAATACAGTTGTTTGGCATCGATTCAACGAACAACATACGCCAGTCGTTGTCAGAGCTGTCTAAATACAGAACTGAGTTAGAACAGATCAGGAATAACAGAGGTATTCATCCTATCACAGGACTCACAGCAACTGATATCGTAAAGAGTTCCGGGTATCTTAATGCTATAGATAAAGCAAATACTTATGCAAAGGTTATAAAGGACGCAGCACGCGAGGCAAAAGAGGCAGAGAGGCAACGCCAGAATGATTTGAAGAACACCGAACGCCGATACGATTCTCTCGGCAATAAGGTTCGCCAGCTTCGCTCTGAATACAGCCGAGGAATTTCTGTCGGAGCAGATGTTAGTAAAGCTGAAGCCGAGATTAACAGACTTCTTTCTTTAATGAGAGCCCTTATAAATATCAAGGGAAGACTTAATTCAGAGAACTGGAAGGATAGCCTCGGTATGCTTGGCAATATCGGTAGTGGCCACGATACCACATTAGCTTCTAGGGTTCTTCAAGATCAGAAAGCAGTAAACCAAGAGGTTCAGAAAGGTATCGAGCTTGAACAGAAGCGTCAGCAGGAGATTGCTCAGTCTGCCGCAAAGGCACGAAACGACCTTGCAGCAGCATTCGCCGGAGCAAACGCTGAAGCGAAGAAGATGCAATCCATAGTCGGAGACATCAAGTCTCTCTTCTTGCAGGGAGGTATTGTCTTTGGCGCGCAGCAATTCTTTAATTCAATCGTACAGACAGGTGGTGAGATTGTTCAGCAGCATGTTGCGTTACGCTCCATCCTTGGTGATGTACAGAAGGCTGACGAGCTGTTCGCTCAGACACAGCAGCTTGCGTTGCAGTCTCCATTCAAGTTTGGAGAACTGAACAGAGATGTCAAGCAGTTGGCTGCATTCGGAGTAGAGGCAAACGACTTGTACGATACAACTAAGCGACTTGCGGATATAGCATCTGGTCTTGGCGTGGACTTCGGCCGATTGGGTCTTGCGTTCGGTCAGGTTAAGGCTCGATCTTGGCTCGATGGTAAGGAGTTACGCCAGTTTGCTTACGCAGGACTCCCACTCTTGCAGAAGATAACGGAATTATATAATTCTGAAGGAAAGAACGGTCGCAAGAATTATACCCAGGCAGATGTCAAGAAGATGATTTCCGGAAGACAGGTAAGCTTCGAGGATGTTCAGAAGGTACTGTGGAAGATGACAGACGAGGGTGGCCAGTTCTACAATATGCAGCTCGTGTTGTCCGAAACACTGCTTGGCCGCTGGAATAAGCTTATCGACGCGTGGGATATTATGCTCGGTAAATTTGCAGAAGGAAAGAATGTCATAGGCGGTACGTTCTCGTTTATTATCAACCGAGTAACAGACTTAGTATTAGCTCTTGATAAACTATCCCCTGCTATGCTTTCTTTCGGAGCTATATTTGCTGCAAGGAAACTTGGACTGATGGCTTCCGGTAAGCTCGGATTGGGCTCAATAAACAAGAACTACACTCAGCAGATGAATGCTCAGCTGAGGACTTACGCTATCGAACAGCAGCAACTTGTCACAGAAGGTAAGATTACTCAACAGAAGGCGTTGCAGAATGTACAGGCAAGGGCATACTTGCTGTCTGATACCGCTTCAAGGGCGAATGCTATGTCTCGTCTTGCACTTGAAGGGAAGATGTCTGTTCTTCAGATGCAGAAAGCTGTCAAGGAAGGTCTTGTTACAAAAGAACTTATCAGACAGCTTGCCGTGATGGGGCAGATTACAGCAAGACAGGAGCAGATTATACTCGGAGGAACACGATTTGCCGCCGTAATGAATATGGGTATCTCTAAGATAGGTGGAGGAATTAAGTCTCTCTTTACGATGCTTGGCGGCTGGTGGGGACTTGCAATCGGTCTAGCTGTTCAGACTTTCTCCAGCTACAGCAGTGATATGGATAGAATTTCTGAGAATGCGAAGGGGTTCAGGGATTCTGCATACAACAAGAAGAAAAACTACGAGGATGAGCTCGCAAATGAGAAGCCGGCAAACAGCGCGGACTTACAACAGCGAGTAAACTCAATGAAAGAGCTTCTTCGAAACAGCGGAGATTACACACAGACAATAGAAGATCAGATTACAAGGGCGAAGAATCTTAACGAGCAGTATGATATTCTCAATAAGGGAATAGTTGCCGCTCGTGACAACTCACAGCAGGAAGCAAACGACTCGGATGTTGTTGCTGGAGCACTTGGAGCTTCAGGTGGTTGGGGTTCCGGTAATCCTTTTGCAGACACGATGGAGGATGCTGTCGAAGACCTCAACGAGGCGGTTATCAAGTACCAGACGCTTTTATCTGGACTTGACGAAGATACAAAGTCGAGAATGGATAGCGTTGCTAATCAGTTCCTGAAGCCAGAGGAAAGAGCCATGTCTCTCGATGAGAAGATTCGTATTCTTGCAGAAAGAGGAGGCGCAAATTGGGATTCTTTCGTTTTGAAGTCAAGTAACGGAAGCAATGATATTGCAAATAGCATTTACAAAATAGGAATAAGGGCAAACAAGGTTAGTGATCAGATAAATGATATCGCTAAGAAGAATATTCCTAGAATCATTAACTTCCTTAAGAAGTCATTCAACCTGTTCGGCGTAGATTTCTCTAAGTGGTGCAACAGGAATTCTTCACGTTTTGCGAGCATGATAGAAAGAATGCTCGATGCGTGCAAGGTGAATGTTCCTCAGATTCGTGAGTACTTGAAGTCTATCTTCTATCAGGAGGCTGGTGCAAAACAGCCAAAGAAAGCAGGTGGCGGCAAGGTCGAGAAACCAAAGACGCCTATGCAGCAAAGAGTCCGCAGAAATTTATCCAAGACAGGAAAGAGTAAAGCGAGGGTAGAAGCACAGGCGACTATGCTCGATTCTTATCTTGACGAAACTTCCGACTACAATACGGATAATAACCTGCAAACAGAGTTGCAGAACAGGTACAACGAGTATAAGAACCGCGAGAATAAGTTCAAACGCGGTAAGATATCTAAGGCACTTCGAGATGAGGCTTGGGAAAGCTACAATAGCTTGAATCAGGCGGCATGGGAAGGTCTCGGCTATAAATTCTATCCGCAAGACAAAAAGTCCAATAAGGTTCCGAAAGGAAGAAACGGGAATTCAGGTCGCAAAGAAGATATAGAGCTCAAGCGTTTACAGGAGCGTCTAAGCAGTCTTAAGTCTGCAAGGCAGATGTACCAGAAGTACAAGAGCATAATGTCTGATGAAGAGGCAAAGAAGAAGACTTACAATCTCTTCCCAGAGGTTACCGGTCTTAATCTTGATGACTATCAGAAGGCTGTCCATTCTCTCCTTGGAGGATTCAGTATAAACACCACCGAGAGAAAGAAGTTCCAAACTTCTATCTATCGCGAGGTTGCTGAGTGGCTCTTCGATGAGAAAGACAAGAAGGAGTACGAGAGAAAGGCAGCTGACTTCAATGAGTCCATGAACAAGCTGTCAGAACGTTGGGATTTGTACAAGAGCCTTCTCGAAAAGACAGGCAGCAAGTTCTTTGCTGAGTCCGCATGGATTGACGCTTTCCAGATGGATGACAAGACTCAATCTCTTATGGACGAGTATTACGCTCACTACCATGAGATATTCAATCTTCAGGATTCTCTCAGCATGACTGACGGAGAAGCTAAGGAAAAGCTTAAGCTGCCAAATCAGTACGAAGAGTGGAAGAAGATTACAGAACTACTCCGTGGTAATTACGTTAAGTCTTTGCAGAATGCCGCCGACATCATCGAGAAGACAGAAGATTATGAGGATAAAATCTTGAAGATAAGGGAGAGATACAACGAGCTTATCAGCAAGACGAATGATCCTGGTATCAAGGCGAGATATGAGATTCAGAGAGACAAGGAGATTGGTCAGGTTAAACTTGACAAGTTCAAGAACTCTTCTGATTATCTCAACTTCTACGGAGCCATCGTGTCTCTCGGTATGGATAAGGCTCAGACTATCGGAGCAAGAATCAGGCAGAATATCAATGAGGCTCTACAAAGCGGAGCTATTGATGCTAGAGAGTACGCCAAGGAAATCAAGCAGCTTGATGAGCAGTTATCGAAGCTGACGAACCCAAGAAAGACATTCCTCAATGGTGGTCTGAAGGGAATGGCCGAGCAGAAGATTTCTGATGCCAGCGAGCAGATGACCATCGCAGCAAGTAAAATTGCTGAAGGAAAGAAGGTTCGTGAACTTGGTCTCAAAATGGGAGACGAAAACTTGATCGGGCGTGGTGACAGCATGATTGCCAGCGGAAAGGCTATGATGAAAGCTGCTGAGATTCTGTTTAAGGATGGAACAAAAGCAAAGGAGTCTCTTGATAAGTTTGCTAACGTAGTAAGTATTATCGACCAGAATGTCCAGGGAATGAGTGAAGCATTCAATGACATCAAAGAGACTGCTTCCCTTCTCGGAGCTGACACTGAGTCTGATGGATGGCAGGACGCTTCTGCGTTCTTCGAGACATTCTCTGGCATGTCAAGTTCGCTGTCAAAGGTGGTAACAAGCGCAGAGTCCGGCAACGTTGGTGGAATCCTTGCAGGTGTCACGGGCATATTTACCTCTCCTATCAAAGCCTTTGCTAAGGCTCACGACGCCAAGCTCGACAGACAGATAAAGCTTGCAGAGAGACAGCTGAATGAGCTGAAGAACCTGTCCAGCAATATCAGTTCCGTTATTGAAAAGACACTCGGTGGAATCTATTCTTACGATAGGTCTTCTGATGCGAATAAAAAGCTCAACGATGTCAAGAATGACTATAAGGCTTGGGATGCCTTCTCTAAGACCGATTTTGGAAAGAATTTCTTTGGAGGACGCAACTTCAGTCACTACAGCAAGGAGACCTATGATGCTGTGATGAAGACAGAGACGAATCCTTCCGCATACGCAGACCAGCTCGCCCTACTCCACGCTCAGGAAGACGAGTTGAGAAAGCAGAGGCAAGCCGAGGAGGACAAGAAAAAGACGGACAAGGATAAGATTGCCGACTACGATCAGCAAATCAAGGAGATGCAGTTACAGATTAAGACGTTCGCACAGGACTTTCTGAAAGACGTTTACTCTATCGATATGAAGAGCTGGGGAAATCAGCTGACTGATACTGTTGTGAGCGCATGGACTAAGGGGGAAGATGCGGTTGAGGCTTACAAGAATAAGGTCAAGGAAATGGTTCGCGAAGTTACGAAGAATATTGTATCTCAGAAAATCATGGAGAAGGCACTTGAAAAACCTCTCGAATGGCTTACAGGTATCCTTGATGAAAAGGGTAAACTTGATGAGACCGACATGGACGATTTTGCGGACAAGCTCTACCAAGTTGGCGAAAATGTAGTTCCTCAGTTAACCGGTATCTTCGATGCTCTAAAGGAAAAGGGACTTGATTTGAGAGAAAACGGAAGTTCCTCTTTGACCAACTCGATAAAAGGCATTACCGAGGAGACTGGTGATCTTTTTGCATCCTATCTTAACGCGATTAGACTTGATGTCTCTGTAATTAGGGAAATGCAGGGCAAGTTCCTTCCTGAGATGAGCGAGATTTCAAAATCTCAGCTCACGCAGCTCAACCTTATTGCTCGGAATACCTTGCGTAATGCAGATGCAGCAGAGAGAATCGAGAAAATTTTCATTGAGTATAACGATAACTTCAACAGAGTTATCAATGGTACGAAATCTTTAAAAATGAAATAATTATGTTTGAAAAAAGAAATTTATCAGACAGAATGAAAAACGAGGCAGTTTCACTGGGTCTTTGCGCTCAGTGGACCGCCGAGTGGCACGACAACTCATCCAAGCATGAGATGGTCGAGAAGTTTGTTAAGGGTATCGACTTCTGTATCGGGAAGAACTGGCCTTCGACCAAAGATATGAAGAAGTACTTTGGTGATGTCATTCACGATCATGGTGTTTATGTTGACGAGAACGTTGACCTGCAAAATCCGAAGGTTGTCATCCTCAATGGAGAGTGTGTAGCAAATATCAACTATGACTGGATGGACAGTGGAGAGATATACGTAAGGCACAACTCTTCACTTTACCTGAAGGTTAAGGGATTCTCTAGGGTGTTTGTCAATCTGTTAGATGGTGCAGAGCTTCATGTTGAATGTGAAGATACCGCAAAGTGCTTCGTCTACCAATACGGAGGAACAGTCGTGAAAGCTACCGGACCAGTCAATATCAGGGATAGACACGACTTTAAGTTCAATTAACGCATATTTATGCGCATATTACTTGCATATTTATGTATTATTTTGTATATTTGCAATTATAAAAAGTTGATTTAAGGTATGAAAGATTATTTCAGGATATACATGCAGAAGGAAGGCGATGGGAACGAGGTGAAGGACTCCATCGCCGACTTCGATATGTACGTTAGCGAGAGTCCGTTCAAGCCTTGTGATTCTGTCAAGGAACCACCGAAAAGGGAGTGGCACGACGAGCATGGTGACGACGAGTATATCGGAAAGGATGGTCTCTATATGGCGGCCTACGAGAATAAGGTTAAGTTTATGTTCCACGGCGAGGCTTTCGGCGCTAACGAGAAATGTAAGGCTTTTATTGATTACATCCGCAAGTCAGGCATGATGAAGATGTATTGCGGCTTCAATAGAATCGGAAGACAGCATGTAAGACTTAAGGATATTGATCCAAACCTATATAGAGATCCGGATAACGAGGACTTGCTAGTTCTCTCTATCACTTTCAAGTTTAACGACCCTGTTACTGACATAAAGCCAATCATGGACGCACAGGGCAGTATTTCAAATTTAGGATAAAGACACATGAGTACTTGGAATATTTATCATAAGGATGGCTCGAAGCTGACAGACGTTAACGGAGAGCAGATAACCGTTCATGGATTGGAATACTCCGATTCTTGGATGGGTGAGTGCTTTTTGACTATCAACTTCAAGCATGAAGTGCCTATCAACTTTCAGATAGGCGACTATATTGTCTATCGTGGCGAGCGGTTTGAGCTCAACTACGAGCCGGGCAAGGATAAGCAGGCCAGACCCGACACATATGGAGAGGGCTTCGTATATGACAGCGTAAAGTTCAATGCATTGCAGGATGAGCTTGCCAGGGCAGAGTTCCTCGATGTGGTATTGAACGATAACGAGCTTCACTACACTGCCCTACCGAAATTTCCATTCTATGTACAGACTTTGGATGATTTGCTCGACAGAATCCAGGCATGCTTAAACGAGCAGATTGGTGCAGGTCTTTGGAAGATTTACTCCCGAAACAAGGAGCGTTCCGTGCAGCGTGGAGCCCTCGAAAGTGAGTGGTTGTCGGTTTATGGTGAGAAAACCGACGATAACGTCATCGAATCGATGTCCATTACAGTGGATTCGCAGACCTGTTGGCAGGCCCTTGCGCTTGTGAACGAGAAGTGGGACATAAACTTCATCGTCAGAGGAAGAAACATATATGTCGGTACTACCGGAATACAGGCAAACCATATCTTCAAGTATGGCCTCGGTAATGGACTCTATGAGATTGTTCAGAACGCTGATTCCGACCAGAGTGTCGTTACGAGATTGAGAGCTTATGGCTCCGAGAAGAATCTTCCTTCTCACTACTATGCGGACCTAGGTGTCAAGTACGTGGCGAACATCACGAAAGTCGTCGGGGCCAGCACGAATGTTGAACTTGAACTGGACCTCGATTATATAGAGACATATTTCAAGAATCCGAGAAAGTATATTGTTTCTCCAGAAACTGGCGAACAGTCTTTCGGTTGGGTACTTAAGGTTACATTTGATTTCAAGACTGAGATTACCGGTTATGTAACACAGACATACGACTCTAAAAAATGTAGATTCTATTCTGAGCTGAAGGGAACAAAGACTGACACCGGAGATGAGGAATCAAAGGAGAAGCTTGATGCGTTTATTGCGCAGGTCAAGGCCGGAAATACAAAGATGTATATCACGTCCGGTCTCAACAAGAAGGCTGTTCCTTCATCTATGAAGGAGTATGCAAAGAATCTTCCGAACAACATGTCCATCAACAGACTTATGTTGCCTGGATTCCCTCATGTATCGCTGAGCGATTTCTATAACTCACTCACGAATGAAGAGAAGAAGTACGTGAATCCTACCGGGAGACAGCATAAATTCTCCACAGATCCGCACAGGCCATACATCGATTCTATCAACATCGAGCAGATTGGCCTTCGTTCTGCATCACAGTTCTTTGAAACAGATGATAAGACAAATGGAGTTATTGAAATCTACCCTACTATCGAGGAGATGGAAATCGGTGGCGTACGTGTTGATGAGATTGATGAGGGTGTGGCTCCTGATGATGACGGAAGATTTGGCGATAATGAAACCGTAAAGAATGTTGATATCTATCTTAAAAAGGCTATCGACTTTGATATCAACGACTTAAAGGATGACGACTTCTCCATCTCGATGAAGGATGGTATGTGTGGCGGACGAACATTCAAGGTAGCATCCTCAACCAAGATTGATGGAAGATGGAGGCTTACTATTGAAAGAGTAAAGGACGACGCTCTTGAGCTGTGGTTCCCATACAAGGACTACCCTATCAAGAATGGCGACCATTTTGTTCTTACCGGCATCACCCTTCCTGATTCGTATGTCAATGCTGCGTCTCTGAAGCTCCTTAAATACGCCATAGCATTCATTGACAAGAACGACTACACAAGGTACGTCTATCAGCCTAAGGTTGATGAGATTTTCATGGCAAGGCAGCATGATCTTGCTGAAAAGGATACGACAGGAGTTATCAAGAGTCTTCATGATACGCTCAAAGCCGGAGACTTGATGGAGTTTGAGGATACTGACCTCAGAATTGGCGGTGTAATATCCATAGATCAGCTCACAATCAAGGAAGAAGATGGTAAGATTCCTACCTACGATATAACTCTTCGCGAGGATAAGGAGGTTGGAACTATCCAGAAGATCCAACAGCAGATATCGTCGCTCCAAAGTGGAAATGGCGGAACAGGTGCAGGCTTGACAACTACACAAGTCAAGGGCCAGATTGCAACAGAGGGAAGTAAGCACTTCATCTCAAAGATAAACGATGACATAGCCAACGGCACCATCACTTGGGAAAAGGTGCAGAAGTTCTTGCAGGGATTGCTTGTCGGTGGAGGCTCGTGGACTCCAGACGCAGAAGGTCGTTCGCACCTCATCACAGATTACTTGGAGGTAAGAATGAAGGCTATCTTCGAGGAGCTGGTCATCAATAAAACATCCACCATCGGTGGTAAGGAGATAATCTCTCCTGCTGGCGGCGTGGTGGCTCATAAGGTAGAAGAGGTTACTGTGACATATAATAATGTGTCACAGAAGGCTTATCGTTGCTATTTCTTAGCAGAGCAGGATGGTGATGAGGTAGATAACGACTTCGCGGTTAACGACCAAGTGCGCTCGGAATCATTCAACGTCCGAAAGGGCACTTATCATAAGGATGGCAATCACTTCTATTGGCGATTGGTAATCGGTCGTGATGAAGACCCCGTGGAACTGGAAGGAAAGAAATATCATTATATCGACCTCTCCGATACCGATTGCGCTACGGCAAGCGATGTACCTGCTAAAGGTGATGTGCTCAATCAGTGCGGTAATAGAACCGATGTAGAACGTCAGAACTGCCTTATCTTCTCGGCGGTAGATACCTATTCGCCATCCATCAGCCTCTATCACGGCATCAACAGCTATTCCTTTGCCAATAAGGAGTACGTGGAATATGGTGTGAATAAGCAGAATAACAAGGCTTTCTTCAACGTCTATGGTGATATGTATGTAGGTGATAGACCTACAAAGGAGAATGGCTATGAGGGCAGCTCTTATATCAGATATGATAGCAGCACTAAGCAAATGTCTGTTAAGGCTAAGATTTCCGCTAAATCCACTGTGGATGGCAAGGAATTGTCTCAGTATTTCAATAAGATTGCCGAATTGCAGAATCAGGTGGATGGTGCTATCGAAACGTGGTTCTATGATGGTGTTCCTACCTTGGAGAATGCCCCAGCCATCAGTTGGAAGACCGATAAGGATAAAGAAATCCATCTTGGCGACCTTTACTACAACAACAAGACGGGCAAGGCATACCGCTTTGCCAAGGATAGCAACACCTATAAGTGGACTCTCATTACAGATACCGACATCGCCAAAGCCCTTTCCGATGCAAGAATGGCACAGGAGACCGCAAACGGGAAGATGAAGGTGTTCAGCGTTCAGCCTACGACACCTTATCAGGTTGGCGATATATGGGTTAATGCTACCTATCCTAGCGATGGCAGTACCTACAAGAATGAGGTATTGCGCTGTCAGACCAACAAAGCGGCAGGTTCTCAGTTCGCCATCGGTGATTGGATTAAAGCATCTAAATACACCGATGATACAGTTGCCAACGCAGCCAAAAAGGCAGCAGAAGATGCTCAGATGGCGGCACAGACCGCACAGACGGACATTAAGAACCTCGGAAAGACGGTCACTGATAACAAGAAGGAATTCGATAATTATGTTACCGATGGCTACCTAGAGCCTTCCGAGATTGCGGCAATGGCGCAGGATTCTAAGCGACTTGAAGATGATTTTGCGGCAGCACAGAAGTCATACAATGAGGTGAAGAACGCAGAGGTACTGAAGGACACCAAGGAACTCACTGACCTCAACACCGCTTTTGCTACCCTCACGAGTGCCAAAACGGAACTCATCAAGTTTCTTTCAGATATATCTAAAAGATACAATGAGACTGATACCGACGGCAAGGCTGCTATCGTCTCAGCCGTGGGAATGAAGTTCACCAACTTTCAGTCCGCATACAGCGAATTCTATGACAAACTTGGCTTGGCAAACGCCTATATCACTAGCAAGATATATGGTGACTTGAAGCAGAATATCACAGACCTCGCAGGTTACAAGTATCTCAAGGATGCGCTCGGTCAGACTACAGATATTGACGGTGGTCTTGTAATGACAACGCTCCTTGCGCTGAGAGACGGAGACGGAAACGTTCAGAGCGGTATCAACGGAGCAATAGACCCGAACAGAGGAAAGAAGAGTATCGCAACGTGGTGGGGCGGTCAGATGGTGGATAAGGACTATAATAGCGGAAATCTTACCCCTGCAACCTCCCTCATCCGCTTCGACGGCTCTGGCTACCTTGCCAATGGTGCTATCTGGTGGGATGTGAGCGGAAAGGTTCACGCAGACCCTACATCGTTTATCATCAGCGAAAAGAATCTTGGCGCATACCTCATCTTCTTCGAGCCGACTTGGAAGGAAGGAAGTGCAGGAACGAGCGTTGCCGACCTTGTGTCTTTGAAGCCAAACGCTCCATTCTCTAAACTTGGCGTATCGGGCGATGCTACCTTCGAGGGCGCAATCTCCTTCCATGGCATTAAGCTCACGTATGATTCCACAAACAAGGCTATCAAGATTGATGGTAATCTCTATGCCACAGGCGGTATCACGGCATACGGAGCAGGAGCATCTACCACGGGTGGTGGCGGCTTGATTGCAAGCGTAATCAGCTATGCGAGAATCTTAGAAGGAAGCTATACGGATGCAGACTTGACTAGTATTCCGAATGCCTATGCTATCAAGGCTCTCAGCAGCCGAATTGACAACATAGCCACAGAACTTGGCGGTCTGAATCTCTCTTGGAATAACATTACGGGTAAACCATCAACATTCGCACCTAGTGCGCATACCCACAAGTGGTCAGAAATCACTGACCGCATCACGAAGGTAAGCCAGCTTACCAACGATGCTGGGTATCTGACTGCTCATCAGTCTCTCGCAAGCTATTATACCAAAGCGGAGATTGATGCAAAGGGCTATACTACCAATAAGGGTACTGTTACATCAGTGGCTCTTACCCTCCCTACAGGTTTGGCGTGCGCAACAAAGACCATCACAACAAGCGGCACATTTGCTGTTACTTTTGCTTCTGGATATTCAATTCCAACAACGACAAAGCAGACGGCTTGGGATGGTGCGGTATCAGCAAAGCATACTCATAGCAATAAGTCTGTATTGGACGGTATTTCATCGACAAAAGTAAGTCATTGGGATAGCGCCTATGACTGGTATGCACTTATGACTACTGACGAGGAGACTGCGGACGGTGTTATCAATAAGTGGAACGAGGTGGTTAGCTTCCTCGCAAATATTGCGCAGACGAATACTTTGAGCGGTATTGTTGACGGAATCAATAAGTCAATTTCTGATGAGGTGACAAGAGCGAAAAAGGCAGAAGGGGTGAACGCTTCGGGCATATCCACCAACAAGACGAGTATCACCACCTTGCAGGGCTACTTTACAAGCGGTTCAGCGAAAAAGGCTCTCCAGCTCACGAATACTCGCAAGCTTTGGGGTAACTCGTTTAACGGTACTGCCGATATTAACGGAAGTATCATCGTTCCTGACGGAAAGTACATCTCCATCGGCAACATAAAGATGGAGTATGATGCAACCAATAAGGCGTTGAAGATTACGAACACTACGACTAACGAGGTGGCAAACCTCTATACTAGTGGTGGTGTTTCTGCCTATGGTGTTGGGACATCCTCATCCAGTGGTGGCGGATTGAACGGCAGTGTAAAGAGCTATGCAGATGCCTTGAAGCTCACATCAGAATCGCTGTCTGAGGTTGCTTCTGCCTACTCCATCAAGGCTCTTGATTCTCGTATCTCCAGCCTAGAAGGAGGATCGGCTATGAACGTTAGTGTTAGCGGTAGTGGAAACGCAGTGACAGCCATCAGTAAGAGTGGAACGACTATCAGCGTGACAAAGGGAACAACGTTCTTGACTTCACATCAGAGCCTTGCGAGCTACCTTACTAAGACTGACGCTGCCAGCTTGTATCAACCGAAGGGAAACTACCTTACCGCACACCAATCGCTCGATGGTTACGTGAATGCGATAGCAGTCAGCGGAAGTGGAAATGCCGTTACTGCCGTTACAAAGAGCGGCAAGACCATCACCTTCACGAAGGGTGCTACATATCTCACATCGCATCAGAGTTTAAGTAATTATTACACCAAGAGTAGTGTAGATTCACTTCTTAGTGGTAAGTCGGCAACTAGTCATACTCATAGTGTAAAGATTAACGGTGTTACTAAAACCATTGCTGCTAGTGGTGGAACTGCTGTAGATTTAGGAACTTATCTTACTAGTCATCAATCTCTTAATGGGTATGCTACGCAATCTTGGGTTAAAAGTCAAGGTTATCTTACTAGTCATCAAGATGTTAGTGTTCTTACTATGGCTAATGATAGATATTATAGTTCTGGTCAATGGGGTATAAATATGAGAAATTCCGATATTATTGGAGTTAATAGCATTTATACTAATGATGTATCTGAGACCCCTGCTGAAGCTATTCTATTTTTTAGAAGTAACGGTAACTATGATGGTATTCGTGCAGTAAATGGAGTATTATATTTTAGCAATAATGTAGTTAGAACTACTAGTAAATATGATGCTGAATATGAAGTTTATCATAAAGGTAATCTTACTAAACTTAGTCAACTTACTAATGACAAGAACTTTGTTACTGGTTCTGTAAGTGGTCAAACTATTACTATCAATGGTGTTTCTACTACTTGGCAAAATACTTGGAGAGGAATTACTGATAGTTATAGTGGAACTTCTACTGGTACTAGTCTTAGTCAAAAAGGTGCAAATAGTTTATATAATGCTTTGCATAATGGTTATGCATCAAGTGCAGGTAATGCTGATACTGTAGATGGTTATCATGCTAATTGTGGTAATGTTGCACCCTATGGGCATATACCTACTATAGAAAGCGATGGAGTAATGGAAGTAGGTAAATATATTGACTTTCATAATGATAATAGCGGTAAACATGATTTTTCTACTAGATTACTAACTACTGGTAATTATGGAAATTCAGTTAATTTGCCATCGAATGCTGGTACATTAGCGTTAATTTCTGACAATGTATCTTCTGCAACCAAACTCCAAACTACTAGAAGAATTTGGGGACACAGTTTTGATGGTACTGGAGATGTTAATGGAACAATATACATAAATAATAGTAATTCTAAAAACGGAGCTATAATATTAAATAATAATATAAATGCTAACGCTCGTATATCAGCTATAGACGACAGAGTAATATTTAATACTGGTGCGGCTATTCGCTTTGGCGAGACAAACTGGGATTGGAATCAATGGGCTGGTCTTAAATATACTCATTCTAATAAAACTATTTATCTTGGTATAGCTGATGGTTCTGTGTTTAATGCTAATGCTGCACAAAATTATGGTACACTTAAATTTCCAGGTATTACAACTATAACTCCTGATGGTGGAGCTAGAATTGGAGGTAGTGGTGGTGATTTATATTTAGGCGATGCTAATAATAGTAATTGGGTGAAAGTTCAAGATATATGTAGTCAAACTAATTCTAGTCTTTGGTCTATAAGACAAGACGGTAATGCTTATTTTAAAAATATTTATTCAGGTGCTGCTACTATTAATGGTAATTTATCAGTTAATGGTTTAATATCTAATAAAGGTATACTACCTACAAATCGTGAAGTTAACGATAAAGGACCTGATTGTTATGTTTGGGCTGATGCTTTATGTTCTGAAATTACTGCTATTACTGATAGTATACAAGTTAATCAAGTAACTGTACAATATTCTAATGATAATGGTAATAGTTGGACTAATTATCCTATGGAAGATTATACTAAATTTAATTCATATGCTAATAATGCAGGTAATTCTACAATTTACTTAGGTAATAATGTTATAACTGGCAATAATGATGCTGAGAAACTAGCTCAAATAAAAAAGAACCAACTAATGTTTACGTTTAATGTTTCTAATAATTGTTATTCTCAAGTTTATTTTGCTAGTGTTAATATGTCGAATGGTGTTTATACTATTTGTACTGTAGATATATTAAACAATAGTGGTGCTGTAGTTGAAACTTATACTAAACGTATGACTGGATGGAATCAAGTTAATTATATAAATCTATCAGCTAATGGTAATAGTCCTTATGGTGTAGGAAATGATAATAGAAGATATATTAGATTTAAGTTTAAACACGACCAAAATACTACTGTATTACGTAATGCTCAAATATATAAAATACGAATATTTGCTTTTACTAAATATTCATTTCCTACTGACAGATTTATGGGTCATACTGGTCATATATATAATTTTGATTATAATATGAATACTTACTTCCCTAATAGCATTCTTGCTAAAGGTGGAGTTACAGCTTATCAATCTTCTGATATTCGTCTTAAAACTAACATTGCTAAACTTAATTGTTTAAATGTTATTAAAAGTATTGGAGGTACTTATGAATTTGATTATATTCGTGACCACAAACATAGTATTGGTTTTATTGCTCAAAATGTAAATAATCCATTACTTAAAGATATAATTGCTAAAGATGATAATGGTTATCTAAAGATTAACTATTGGAATCCTAAACTTATTAGTCTTGCTTTTGGTGCTTTAACTGAAATAGATGATGAAGTTGATAAACTTAAAGCTAGAGTTAGAGAATTAGAAAATGAAGTTGAATATTTAAAAAATAAAGCTTATGCCTTACAATAGTGAAACTGGAATTATTAGTGCTCCTGTTAGCATTGATGATGTTAAACGAGCTCTTGGAGAGAGTAGCAATGACCTTGCTACTCTTTGTAAGAGTGAAAATATAAATATATGGAGTAAGTATAAACCTATTAGTTGTAAAGGTGAATTTAAAGAATATCCTATTAGAGAAGACTCTGAGGAAATAGTAACATCTTCATATAGTAAATTCACTTGTGTTGTTCGTTGTGGTATGAATATACCTATGGACACTTATAAGAACTTACGTAATAATTATGGAGGAGAAGGTTTTGCAATTAAAGCTTGTAACAACCTTTATAAAGATAATGTATATGGTTATAATGGTTATATTAGTGATAACACAAGTACAAGTGTATCAGGAAAACATTTTCCAAAAGGTGGTGCTAATTCTCCTTATAGATTAAGTGATTTTAGAAATTATAATAGTAAAGCAACAAGCAATAGATTTCTGACTTCTCTTCCTCAATTTCATAACGTTGAAGTTTATTATTCTTCAATTCGTAAATTTAATTGTGTATTATATATGGATACACATGTGGATAATAACACAAATCTTACTATGGATGATATAATAACTGATTTATCTTTAGATTGGTCTTTTTGGATTCAAATTCGTTATAATTCACCATATAATACTACTGATAAGATTTATAAAAATTATTATGTTGGCAATTGCAAAAAACCAACAGATTATATATATGCTGGTAGAGAAATAACTTTTGATATAGGTAGTGGAGATAAATATATTGATATTGTGCCTTTTTTAGCATATACCCGTAATGCAACTTTATATGATAATACAAAAATAATTTTTATATCTTTGCCGGGTGCTATTACTTTTAAATATTATCCTAGACAAATTAATATGGAAAGTATTAAAAGTGGTTCTAGTGGTTTTGTTGATTTCTCATCGTTGAGAGAATTAGTTGGTGCTAGTTGTATTTGTAAAGCTAGAATATATAAACTTCCTGATGCTACAATTACAATTACTGATGGTATATTTAGAAGTGTTTGTGGTTATGGTAACAATAAGACAACATACGGAAGAGGTTATGTATCTAATAGCTCTGGTCAAAGTACAGGTTCTGTAACTATTCCTGAAGGTGATAGAACAGATTATGTTGATATATATATAAGATTTGATAATGTTTATGAAGGAGGTTATTATGGACAAATGTGTCAATTATCTTTTGAAATTAATATAGATGGTGGATGGAAACAAGTTCCTCCAGGAGGTAGTTACATTATGCGTTAAAATGCAGATATTCTTAATATAACAAATGTACTAGAAATGATATTAAATCTATTTATCAAATAAGTATAACTATTTAATAATGCAATTATGAAAATTACAGTAACAAAAATTGTAAGTATGACTTCTAATGTAGAAGCTACTGTAAATGAACTTAGTATTAACGCTAATGTTCGAGTTCGTAACAATGATACTATCGAAGGTGTAGATAGTGGTAATGTAAATGATAGTACTGGTAATCAACTAGCTAGCTTTAGTTATTACGGAAGTAATAATCTTAATATTAATTATAATAATATTGAGAATGGCAATGTTGCTACTGTTAGTACTGCTGTTAATGATTTCATTAAAGAACTAGAGAAAAATCCTTCTCTTGTAAGTACTGCAAATACTAATGAAATCTAAGTGATTACTTTGCAAATATATTAAAATATATTATTATATATATAACGTAGTTATATAATAATATATTATTAATATATTTGCACTACAAATTAAACATCAAAATAATAAAGTTATTATGATTAAAGTAAAACAAAGTAATGCTGTTAGTACATATAATGTACTCAAGCAAATTAAGACTAAAGAACTTCCTGCTGAAGTAGCTATTGCTATTTGGAAGAATGTAAAAGTATTAAAGCCTATTGCAACTTCTTATGAAGAAGCTATTAAAGATTCTAAAGAGTCTCTTAAAGGTGATAATGATGAAGAGATGTCTAAACTTCTTAATGAACTTCAAAAGAAAGAAACTGATGAAGCTGCTGGTAAATATACTTTTACTCGCACTGATAATGAAAATCGTGCTAAAGTAACTGAGTATTATTCTAATGCTCAAAATAAACTTAATGCTTTTATTAAAGACCTTGATAATAAAGAAGTAGAAGTAGAACATACTACTATTAATGAGGATGATTTAATTAAAGCTCTTATTGGTACTGATTTTAATATTGGTGTTATTGAACTTATTGATTTCTTATTTGAAGATGCTACTAAAGTAGATGATAAAGAAAATAAGTAAAACATTAAACCCGCCCCGTAGAAGATGTAATTGGTAGAACTTCTACTAATCATACCTTTTACGGGGCGGCTTTCATATTAATAATTTAACTACTACTGATATGGCTTCTATTGCTCAGCTTACTAGTGAAATTTTACATGGTGTAGGTCAGCCTAATAATCATACTCTACGTGAAAGAGTTCGTAATGCTATAATTCATACTCGTAATGAACTTATACGTAGAAGTTATGAAAATCATGCTTACGTTGATAAAATTCATACTCAACGTTTTAAAGTTTCACTTATTACAGTTAATGATGGTGATGTAGAACTACCTGAAGATTATGAAGGAGTTCCACTCGATAAAATTAAAAGAACTCTAGATAAAGTTCCAAGACCTATTAGACTTACTAATAATCTTCCTTTTGATAGAGTTAGTTCTGTAGGATATAAAACTAATAGAGAGTTTCCTTATATTAAAGAAACTACTGCTAGATTTAAAGGAAGTGTTCCTGGACTTTGTGGTGCTATTAGTTATGACTATATTAATGAATATCTTTATTTATTTCCAGCTAGTAAAGATAGAATTGTTCCAGTAGATGCTATTATTATAGAATCTGCTTTTGAACATCCTAATCAAATTCTAGATATTAATGGAGACCTTACTGTTGAGAATCATCTTTATGATGACAACGAGTGGTTACTTAGTGAAGATATGATTGGTCAAATTAAAGAAATAATATATAAAAGGGAACTATTAAATCAACATCAAGAAACAGATGAAGTTCCTAATACTATAAAATATAATTAGTGTATGACTGCTGTAAGACTTAATCCAATAAATATGAGTAAGTATCATCAAGATATGAAAGATGCTTTTACTCTAGAACTTGAAAGAGCTAGACTTTCTTATGATGAACTAGCTGATAACATAGTTGAAAAACGTTCTAAGATTGTTCCTTATGTTGATAGTTTTGCTCTTCCTGTAATTGACTATCCAGAGTTTCAACAGAATAAGTATATAAATGGTCGTCTTGAAAATGCTGCAAAAGGTATGTATGAAGATAAACGTAATGACCTTGAACATAAACATCTATGTTTTAGACTTGTTGCTTATGCTGTTGATTTGCGAAAGATGAGTGAGTTAGAACAAAAAATTAAACTTTATGAGAAATGTATTGTTCTAAACTATGCTGAATATAGAAATATAATTGGTATATTTTATAATAAAGTACATGATGTTCTTATTCTTAAAGCTCATGGTTATCGTCTTGAAGGTAAACTAGGTTATATTTGCATTAATAGAGTTCTTAACACTGGTTGTAAGATTTGTGATTTTGTTGCAACTAATAAATATAAGAAAGAACTTGAAGCTAAAGGCATTAGAATTTGGAATAGAGAAGAAGCTGAATTTGCTAAAGCTAATGGTTTAGAATATGATGCAGTTGACCCTAGGATTTATAAAGCTGATGAAAGTTGGTATGAACTTGCTCTTTGTAATTGTACTCTTCATAGAGCTTATGGTTATAAACTAAGCATGATTGATTATCGTTCTGTAAAAGTCAGACAATATACTAATGAAGGTTTAATTAAACTTACTGGTGGTGACAAAGAAAAGATATGTCATTTACCTGTATCTCTAAAGATTAAACTAACTCTGTGTTTACAAGTAGATAAATTAATGTATACTAAATTTGTTAGAAATGAAAATCAAACGAAATGTGGATTTGAAACGCATCATTGGTAAAGTTGATAACGACTTTAATCTTAGTGAAAGTGATTGGATTCCTCGTGCTGCCGCTTGGATAATTGATGCACTTAGTCAAATGAAATGTCTTCCTATGGCTAAGAAAACTAGAAGACTTCAAATAGTTAATCGTATAGGTATATTTCCTTGTCAGTTAAATGCTACTGATATTAAAGTATTTGATGATTATGGTTGTGAAATAAAACAACTTGAAGCTAATAATAGTTGTTGTAATTCAGGATTTGGTTCTAAAACTAATGTAGAACCTAGTCCTGAAATTGCTGTTATAGATGACACCAATAAAACTGGTCGTAATTTTATGAAGGTTGCAACTATTAGAAGAGCTGATGATAGTCGTAATTTTGTAATAACTAATAATGGTCATATCGAACTTAACTTTGATACTGATTGGATAAATGTTCAAAGTTTTGAACCTATGACTTATTATGATGATTATTATGATTGTGAAGTTCCAATGGTTTATGATAATGGTATTCTATTAGAAGCTATAAGTTTTTATATTCTATATAAATATCTTAGTCGCGGTAGTCATCATCCAGTTTATGATTTAAAGAGTAGTAGTCCTGTTACTAATCCTTATATTCAATGGAAAGAATTAAAGAGTAAAGCTATTGCTTCTGTTCGTAATGATTTATATAATGCTGATGGTTGGAGAAACTTCTTCTACAACTCAACATTTGACCCAAGAAGATAATAATTATGAATATAGTAAAAGAACTTAATTTGAATAAAACTCCAAACGTTATTCCTAATGGAAGTTTGGTGTTTGCTAAGAACATTAAAGTTAGTCCTGATAATTCGTATATTACGAATGAAGAAGGATTAACTTATGCTTTTAGTACTCCAGTTGAAGGTAAGATAGTAGGTATAATTCCTTGTATGAAAGAAATTGTAATACTTAGTTACCTTGAAGCTGATACCGGTGAACATAGTTCTCATATTTATCGTTGTACGGAAAATGAAGTTACTGGTCTTCTAGATTTAAATGAAGTAGGTAATGCTTGGACTTATAGCGGTGGTAAAATTGTAGGTACTTATACTTATAATGTAAATGGCGAACTTATTATAGCTATTGGAGAATATGATATTGTTAAAGTTGAAGAAGTTGCTGGTAGAGATGACGATGTTATTAATCCTGGTGATGAAGATGATAATGACAATAAAGTAAACGCTCAAAAAATAACTAAAGAATATATTCCTTTAAAGACTATAAATCTAAATAGAGCTAATGCTAGTGATAACCCTGAAGTATATTCAGTTTGTGCTAACATTCCAATAGCTAATGTAAGTCTTGAAGAAAGAGTTCCTGGTAATAGTATGCCTAATGGTATATATCAATTTTTTATCCGTTATGAGATAGATAAAGATTACTATACTAATTGGATGCCTTTAGGCGGTTCTTATCATGCTCTTAATATAGAGAATAAAACTGTAATTAATCATATATATGATGTTACTGGTGGTTCTAATTTAGCTTTAACTCGTTGTGTAGCTGCATACAATAACGATAATAAAGATTGTAATTATAATTTTAAGTTTCGTATAAAGTTTGATGATACTTATAATTATAAAGCTTATCAAATAGGTTATATACTCAAACATGAAGAAGCTGCTCTAGCTCGTATTTGGCGTAAGTTTAATACTGATGTTCGTGATTTCATTTTTGATGCTGGTAATTTTGAAGAAACAACAATAGATGAATTAACTGCTAATAGTTTTAATTTATTTAATGTTGCTTCTCTTTGTAATTATGAGAATCGTCTTTATATTGCAAACTATGATGAGAGTGATTATAATGTAGACCTTACGAAATATGCTGAAGGTATTAGAGCAAACATGATTTATGAACCTTGTTCTGATTTAGATTCAGTTAAGATTAATACTATAAATTATGAGACTTATACATTTAGTTGGTCAACTGGTGGTATAAGTGCTGCTATTGTTGAAATTAAAAAACCTTCTAAAGATGTTATTGTAAATGTTAATGGTCAACGTACAACTTATCATGCGGTAATTAATGCTAGAGACTATAATGAACTTAAAAGATATGTATGTTGGGTAACAACTGAAAGTGAGAATATTGCTGATTTTGATAATTGTGCTTTTGGTGGTTATGGTGGCAAACATATATTTCCATGTACCAATGTAGCTTTTGGTATTTATGGCGGAGACAATCCAACGTTTGATATTATTACTGTTCCAGTTAAAGGTTATTCTAATAGACTATATGATAATTTAGGTCAAGGTGGTGGAACAAGTCATAAACATACTGGTCTTAAACTTACAGGAGGTGCTGCAGGTGCTTTTTTTCATGGTTATGCTGCTGTATGTTCATATCGTCCTAATAGATTTAGAATGAGTAAAGGTACAAATACTAGAACTTATTCAAATACTATTATGGTAGATAATGCTATTAGAACTTTAATGCCTAATAGTGTATATAACTTCTTCATTCATTATGTTCGCAAAGATGGTACTTATACTAACGGGTATCAATTAAAGAATGATGTTCGTCCTGATGCTATTATTAATTCTGTAGTAATGACAGGTAGTGATAGTGTAGATGTTCAATTAAGTCAATTAACTTCATTAAGCGAAAGAACTAGTAGTAGTTCTTCTGGTAATGATAGAGATTTTACTAGTTTACTTTCTATTGATGCTCTTAAAGATAAGTATGCTTATGAAGTTGTTAGTACTGCTGTTTCACCTAGTGATTCAAATACTCTAAGAGGTACTAGTTTTGGTTATTATAAAAATTACAATGGAGACCTTTTATTTAAAACTGGTTCTACTCATAATTTTAATAACACCAATGATAATGTACTTTATAGAATTAAAGTTGGTTTTACTAATATAAAAATACCTGATGGTTATGTAGGTTTCTTCTTTAGTTATGAAAAGCCAGAAACTACAAATAGTTATCAAGCTTATTGTATTAAGAAAACAAACACTGGTGCATTGTTTAAAGCTAGTGAAGTAGAAACAGGTAAAATTAACTATAATGGTTCTATTTATATTCCTGAATATAAAATAACTGATAATGGTTTTGAACTTCCTACTACAAATCCTGCTTATATAAATAACGCTGGTATTGTAGTTAGTAATGCAGTAGATGATGATGATTTAACTAATACTGTAAATACTGCTGGTTCTGATGGTGGTATAGTTCTTTCTCTTAAAGACGGTAACGGTAAAGTTACTCCTGAAATAGGAGAAGTAGGAAATGTTATGATATTCAATCGTAACATATATTGTAAGAAAGATAAACAACTTATTAGTTTTGGTCCTATATGTTTTAAACATTCAGATATTGAAACTTATAGTTATGCTGATGTTAAAGATGATACTAAGTTCCCTAATAATTATGTTAATGATTACGATTTTAATTATCCTGCTTTTTATGTTAATGATAAAACTTTAGTATATGACCGTAAGGTATATATATCTGATACCGGTAAAGTATATGATATATCTGAAAGAAATGCTATCGCTAAAGATTGGACATCGTTTACTACAGCTTATGCTAGAATTGTTAATTATAGTAAGTTTAGTAGAGTTAATACAAATGCTATTTCGATAAAGAAAGAACCTGAGTATTTAGTAGGTGTTTTAGGTAGTGAAGAAGGTGGTACTGCTAGTCATCAACGTAGTGCAAATATTGTTGTTAAGCCATTGAATGCTACAGACCTTATAGAATTAAAAGATACGTATATAGAAAGTAATTATAAACTTTATAGTAATTATAAAGATAATCTTAATTATGATTCTTATAAACGTGCTACTATTCGTCGTAGTGATGTAATTGGTGATGAAAGTCTTGCTAACTCATGGAGACACTTCAGAGCAAACAACTATAAAGTGCTTTCCAAGAATAAAGGCAACATTACAAATATCGTTGGCGTAGGCACTGCATTTTTCGTTCACACGGAGCATTCTTTATTTTACCTTAATAGAGATAACCTCCTCAAGACATCGGGCGACACAGCGCAATTAAAAATGCCAGATTTATTTGAAGTAGAACCTATTGAACTATTTACTAGTAATCATGGTTATGGTGGACTTCAACATCCTCAAGCCTGGACTGTTAATAGTAATGGTTATTGGTTTGTAGATGCAGATAATAAACGAATATATAACTTTGATAATAATCATCTTACTGATTTAACTAGTGATATTCTTAATTGGATGAACAATGTTCAAATAGCCGATGCTCACATGGTTACAGATTTTACTAATGCTCGCGTAATTATGTGTCTTGCTTATTATAGTGAAGATGTTGGAGATAGAGAACATAATCAGCCTGCTTATATTACTTTATCATTTAATATGATTAGTAAGAAGTTTGTTAGTATTCATGACTATAAATTTAACTTAGGTGTAAATACTAAAAATCATTGTTATTTTTATTATGCTGTAACAACTAGTTCTTTCCTTTATTGTTTCCATAAAAATACTCCTTTAGGATTCTATGGTAAAACTGGAGATTATGCTGGACTTGATGACCATGCTTATGGTTTTCCAGCTATGAGTACAAATCTTACTATACAAAATGAAGATGGTACTGAAGAAACTAGAACTGTTAATCCTGCTATATTTGACGTTATCGTAAATGAGAATTATAATATTCCTAAATGTATTAATTCTATTAGTTATATACTTAATAAAGAGTATGCTTATTTTAGTAATCAAGTTACTAGAATGGCTGAACCACTTATGGGTAATGGAACTTATGGAGATGTAGAACATTATAGTGGTGATAGACTTCGTATTTATACTGATAATAATGATACAGGTGACTTAGATATTTCAGGACATAAAATGATTAATGACGATACTGTAACTAGAGATAAAACTCCAGATTACAAAGTTCCTTATTATGATAAAGGCGTTTGGAACTTTAATTATATAAGGAATTATATTAGTACTCCTCTTACTAAAGAAGAAATATGTAAACGTTATAACTTGGATATTAATAATCTTACTCCTACACAAGAATTTAAGATTCAAACTATGCTCAATAATCCAAGTGATGAACGTAATCTAGTTTATGGTCGTTATTTCGTTGTTAGATTTATCTTTAGAAATATAGATAATATTCCTTTTAGATTTGAGGATTTAAATATTAATTATTCAAAGTATTAAATTATGAGTGGAAAAATTAAAAGAAGAAGTCTTCGTTGTGGTGGTAGACCTAAAGCTGACTTCGGTAGTCTTTTTACTTCTGTTATAGCTCCTGCTCTTAATGTGGCAGGTTCTATAGCAGATGAGTCTATAGACAATAATAAGACTGCTACTAATGGTGTTGTTAATAACAATACTACTATTCCTAGTGACCCAACTAAAACTCCTACTATGAGATTAGGTGGTAGAAAAAAATGTTGGATTGGTGCAGCTATTGGCGCTGCTACTAGTATAGCAGGTTCTTTATTTGGTAATGGTGCTCAAAAAAGAGAAATGCGTCGTCAAAAGAGTATTCAAGATTGGCAAAATGCTACTCAAGAAGCTGCTAATATGACTTCTGTTCTTAATAATAGTCGAGATTATCAAGAAGATTATCTTAGACAATTTAGAACTGCTGCTAGACTTGGTAAAACATTAGGAGCTAAAGGTATTTATATTACTGATGGTGGAGATGCTACTAAGATAGGAAACAACACATACCTTCTACGGGGCGGCTCTCACGAAGATGTGAATGAGACTGGTCAAACCGGTATTGGTATTAATGTTGGTGGCAATGAAGTTGAAGCTGAAGGAGGTGAAGTTGCTCAGAAGAAGAATGGTGCTCTAAGAATATTTAGTGCTCAACCTATTCTCGGTAATGGTATGAGTCCTGCTCAAGCTATTCTTAGAGGCTATAATAAAGATGCTGTGTTTAGTCAACAACAAGCTTTTAAGAAAAGAAATGGTCTTAAAGATGACGGTAGTGCTAAATATGGATTTGGTGGAGATATAAAAAGTATTTGGAATTTTATTAGAACTAATAGAACTCCTATTGATAATATTGCTGCATTGGCTACTGCATATCAAAAATTAAATCCTAATAGTAACTATAATAGACAAAAAGGTAAGTTTAAAGGTGGTACTTTTAGAGGTGCTGGTGCAGGTGGTACTTGGACTAATGATTATAAATCTAATAAAGGATTTGATAACTTTAATGACGCTTACGATGATGCTGTAGAACATAATGCTAAAACTTTTATTTTTGGTAATAAAAGATATAATACTCTTAAAGAAAACAATCCTATTAGAGAAATTAACAATAGAGCTGTAGGTTCTTGGAGGGATAGTGTAGTTACTAAAGATAGAACTGGTTATGGTAAAGATTTTGGACCTATAAAAGGTGGTGCTTCTTTAATTCCATTAATTACAGAAACTTATAATCCTAAGAGAATCAAACATAGACTTGGCGGTGGTTTAACTTCTAAAGATAAAGGTTCTTCTAAACACCCTTATCCTTCTGTATCATCTAAAGATTTTGCAGGTGGTGGTAGAAGTTATCCTATTCCAACTAAAGCTGATGCTGTTGATGCTTTAAGACTTGCTGGTCTTCACGGAAGAAGTGATGTTAGAAGTAAAGTTTATAGTAAATATCCTAGTCTTCGTCCTAAAGCTGCTTTTGGTGATTGGGTTAGAACTAATCGTGATGATAATGTTTTAGCTGATTTATTGTACGAATCAGGTTTATTTGACAGAGAGTCTTGGAATACTATGCTTAAAGATATTCATGACTTTACAGGTATGGGAGGTAACCCTTATAATACTGATGATAATGTAGATGCTGTTATGGCTCCTGCTTTTGGTGTTCCTAATCAATCTCAAATAATTAGAAACGTTCAACAAGCTAATAAATTTATGCAAGCTGCTAAAGCTTCACAAGCAGCACAAAGAATTGCTTATGCAGCAAAAGAAGCTAAAGACTTTTATAGAGGTTTAGGAATTAATATTCCAGTAGGTAGAAATCAAATTTATAATCCTACTTTTAGAAGTTCTGAAATTGCTTCAAAAATTAAGGATGCTAATGATGCTTTACAAATTTATTTAAACAATACTCATCTTCCTAAAGGTATTAGATTAGCTCCTGTTAATCAAGGTAGTATATCTAGAAGTGCTGCAAGAATTATAAATCCTAGAGAAGCAGAGATTGTAAGAATGGGTATTCCTATAAGTCAAAGTGCTAAAACTATGACTAATGGAGCTAATCCTTTCTTGTATACGCCTAGAAGTTCTAATGAAATATTAGAAGGTTTAAATAGAGTTATTTCTAGCGCTAAACAAGGAGCTAAAAATGCAGGTCAAAAAGTTGGAAATAAACTTACTTCTAGTTCTACTTATAGAACTCCTACTTTTGCTGAACGTGTTAGAGATGCTAATGGTAAATTAATATGGAAACAAAATTATAAATATAAGCCATGGGTTAAAGCTACTGCTGGTGCTGCTGGAACTGCTGGAGTAATTGGATTAGGAATAGGTTTATCTAATACAAATAGTAAATCCAAAAATGTTAAAGTTCAACTTGATGCTCACGGTAAACCTATTTCTCAATATATAGCTAGACCTCAAACTAAGAAATCAACTCCTATTCAAAAATCTGTTGTAATTCCAAAACAAGTTAAGAAAGTAGCTCCTCAATATAAAGGTAATACAACTAAAGGTAATTATCAATTACATGATGGAGAAACTAGAATTATTAATGGTATTAAGTATACTCGTAGAGGAAATACTATTATTAATCATAAGACTAATGTAGCTTATATTTATGATAAGAATGGTAATTATACAGGTCAAGCTGATTATTCTAAAGTAGGAAACTTTAATCAAGCATTTGATGCAGCTAGAGCTGCTGGTAGAAGTCAATTTATTTATCGTGCTGGTAAATATAATAATTATTCTACTATTAAAGAAAGTAATGCTAAGAAAGAAAGATTAAATAGAATAGTTGGTGCTAGAAGAGTTGCTAAAGCATTAGGTGGTTATAGCCGCCCCGTAGAAGGTATGAGACCTAAAGCTTTAGGTGGTATGTATATTCCTTTTAATAAACGTTATACTTCTATTTATGATGCTCCAGATTATGATTCTGATTATAATGGTGGTAATGTTTTAGGTAATGGTGAAGTAACTATTACAGCTAAAAGAATTAAGCCTACTTTTATGAAACCAAATAATGATGCAATGAATCTTATTAAAGTTCCTAAAGAAGAAGTTCCTTATATACCTCAGAAATATAATCGTAGTCGTACTATATTTAGTGGTGGAGATTATTTAGGATTAGGTATTGATACTCTTGCTGCATTAAGTACAGGTCTTGTAAATTATAATACTGCTGGTAAGTATACTCTTCCTGATAGAGCTCCTATCATTCAAGCTAGTAAATTGCCTACAACTTATAATGTTAATCCTGAAATAGAAGAAGTTAAACGTTATAGAGATAGACTTACTGGACAAACTTTCAATAATACTTCAAGTTCTGTAGCTGCTCTTAATAGAAGTGGTGCTATTAATCTTGATGCTCTTTCTAATCTTAGTAAACTTTGGGCTACTAAAGAGAATGAGGAGAATAAGATGCTTACAGAAGATGCTAAGAATCAACAAACTGTTGCAGCACAAAACATACAGAATGAACTTGCTCGTCAAAGCGAAATTGCTAGAATTAAGAATGAAACTACTCAAGCTAAGGGTGAAGCTCTTAATGTTGGACTTAGCGGATTATCTCAAGCTTGGACTAATTTCTGGACTGCTGGTAGAACTGCTTATGAAGATGACCAATCTAGACGTGCAATGATTGCTTCTAGTAAAGAAGCCACTCCTACTAGACTTTCTGAAATGGATTTTGATTTATCTCCTGATATTTTAGCTAGTCTTTATAGAACTGCTAAAGACGATAGAACTAAACGATTCTATTTATCTAGATTGTCTCCTAAACAAAGACAAAAATACGGTATAAATTAATATTATATAAATACTTCTGATAGTACTATTACTATCAGAAGTTTTACTATTTTTGTAATCAGTAATTAAATAATAATATTATGGCTTATAAAAACAATCAAAGTGGTATTACTATAGGTGGATATGTTCCTCAACGTGTACCAGTTCGTTCAAATCTTGAAGCTCTTAGTCAAGCATTAAATAAAATTGATGAGCGTTCTGATAAAGCAATTCAACAAAAGTCTGCTATTACGAATGCTATTGGTCAATTAAAACTTAATGCTGCTGAGGATAAATGGAAATACGATTATGCTAAACGTATTGAACAAAAGATTAATGATGCTGCTCAATATGGCGATTATAGTAGAGCGTTAGATGTTGCTACTGAACTTGCCGGAAGTGCTACTTCTTCTCCTGAAGTTATTGGTCGTATTCGAGCTAATGAAAACTATGAAAAGAAGAAAGGTGAAGTTGAATCTCTTGCTAATAGTGGAGTTATTAGTGGTCTTACTAAAGAACGTTGGCTTGCTCAAAATAAATATGCTTATGAAGATATTCGTGATTCAAATGGTAATATAGTTGGAGGTACAGATTGGAAAGCTGGATGGGACCCAGTTAAAAAAGTTGATATGTCTAGACTTGTTACACTTGCTGGTCAACTTGCTGCTCCTGTAAAACGTGCTACTAGCAGTACTTCTCAACATAGTGTTTCTGATGAACAAGGTATAGGTAATGGTGGCACTAATACTCCTGAAGGTCTTCGTTCTGTAAAAACTGGTTATAGTACTTCTAGTGGTTCTAGTTTCCAAAGAGAAACTTTAACTAAGCAAAAGATTGATGAAGTTTATAATAAACTTTTTGCTCTTGACCCAGATAATATGAATGCTCTTATTCAACAATTTGATGATGTACAATGGAAAGTCAATCAGCTTAAAGATGAACTTAATACTACTACTGACCCTGAAAAACGTAAAACTCTTCAGAATAGTATTGATGCTTTTGGTAATGATATTTATGATGCTAATGGTCAACCTCTTAAAGTCAAAGAATATATGCTTAGTAAGATAGGTGTTATTACTAAAAATATGGCTTATGATAATACTAGTGTTAGTCATACTTCAGGTAGTTCTGAAACTAGAGGCTTAACTTATGGTACTAAATATGCTCTTGGTTCTGGTACAAATACTAGTAATATTACTGCTCCACTTCCTACATTAGGTGGAACTTATTATAGTAATCCTGGTGAAGTAAGTTGGAATGTTAAATGTGATGGTTCTTATTTCCAACAAACTAGTAAAAGTCTTTCTGAAAATGGTATTTTAAATTAGTAAACTATGCTTAGTAAAAAAATATATGATAAGTTTATAAGTGATGGAGATTTTGTTGGTGCAGCTAATTATTTATCTCGTGCTCACTTTAGTGACCCAGTTAAACAACAAATGGTTAATCAAACTATTAAAAGTCTTAGAACTGATGGTCGTAGAATACAAGGTATGATGTCTCATGCCGACGATACTCAAAGAGCAGCATATAGTTTTCTTAATGCTGTAAATAATAATAATGTTCTTCCAGGTCTTAATAATGGTATAGATTCTGAAGGTAATAGACGTAAGAGTACTAATGGATTTAGTAAAGCTTATTCTGATGCTCTAAGAAATTTAGGTAGTACGAAAAATACTGATGCTGAAGGAATATCTATTAAGTTTGGAGGTAAGACTGAAAAAAGAACTTTTCTTGGTATCGATTGGTTAGCTAAAGATGTAGAATATAATGATGATGCTTTTAATGACATGTTGAAACGTACTCATCTTAGTAAAGAAGCTTTGTTAAAAGCTGGTGCTAAGATTAAAGTTCAAAATGGTCAATATATTCTTGATATTAGTAAACGTAGTTCTTTATTTAATAAGGTATATGATGGTATTCGTAATATTAAGAATGATAAAGGTCTATATAGATTTCAAATAGCTGGAATTGATGCTAAAGGCAATATTATAAAAAATAATGAAAGTCATCGTCCTGCTTCTGTTATGGAAAGAGGTGAACTTAAACATCAAGGTATTAATGTTGCTACAAGAGTTGGTGCTTCTTCAAGTCCTATAGAAGAATCAGATGGATATTACTTTAATCCTAGTATTTCAATGATTAATAATTTTGAAGCTCCAGCTAAAACTATAGAAAGTGCTAACCAAGCTATCCGCCCCGTAAAAGGCATGAGTGGCGATGGAAGTGGAGTATCTACTGTTAGTTCTATGATTCTTCCTTTTAATAGTGCTCGTAGAAAACAAATTAGTGATGCTCTTAATACTGGTAGACTTAATAGTGATTTAGCTAGTGCTCTTGTAAAAGAAAACAATGAAGCCATTCTTAATGGTCTTATGAATGCTGATTTTACTCAGTATGAAATGTATGTTACTGATGAAGAAAATCCTGATGACCATACTACAGTTCGTCATTCAGTAGATAGTAGTAACGAAAAAGCTAATCTTCAAGATTTAGTACGTGCTGCTATTTCTGATGGAACTATAAGCGCAGATAAACTTGATTATTATGTTTCTCTTGGTATGCAAGGTAATCAAACCGGTTATGTTATTACTATTCCAAGTAAGATGGATAAGAATACAGAAACAGGTAATAGAGTTGAAGATATTAAACAAAATAGTCGTCAGATATTTATTCCTGATTTTATGAATGGTGAAGCTGAGAAAGTATTCTCTCAAAATTCTCAGACTAGAGCTATGAAAGAACTTGCTAGTATGGAAATGTATAACTATCCTATCGATATTCCTCAAGATGGTAGACTTAATGTTTATAATGACCCTTCTACTGGAAAGGCAGTTTATCAAATGGAATATGATAGTGGTAGAATACAACCTTTAACTAGAGATGATGCACTTCGTAAAGTTAACAAAATGCTTATAGTTGAAGATGGTATTGATTTAGCTAATAAACAATTTTATGATGAAGATGGTAATCTTCGTAAAGGTCTTAGAAATAAAGATGGTTCTTTAAATACTCAATTTCAACAAGATTTAAGTAGACAAGTAGATACTTATGTTACTAGTGCTATGAGTGAACTTTATCCACAAGCTTGGCAAAGTTTTGCTCCTATTGCTAATAATATTATAAATGGAGATTTTTCATCTGAAGATTATAAAACTAAATTAGCTAAAGTTATGGATAGTTTTGTAGATACAGATAATATTAATCTTATTAATAATCAAAGAGCTATTTATTCTAATTATATTCTTAGTAATATAGGAATGTATGATAATGATGCTTATAACATTGATTAATTATGAATACAGAAAACGTTTTTAATAACAGTGGAATTATAGTTAGTAATCCTAATTATAATCCTAAAACAAAGAAGGGTCGTGCTCAACAACCTTTCTTTCATACTTTAGATGTAAGCCAAGATATTACATCTGGTGCAGCTAATGAATTTGCTAAGAACGTAGATAATGCTTGGGTAATGGCTGATACTCATAGTTATCAACGTTATGGTGTTACTCCTAATCTTATTACTAATCTTGATAAAGAGCGTGCTGAAAATCAATCAAACTTTGCTAAAACATTTAATTCTTTAGGTCAAGCTCTTGTTAGTGAAACGATTCTTGGTACAATTAAAGCTGTACCTGATTTATTTGATGCTATTACTAATGGTATATTTCAATCTGATGGAGACTATCAAAATCCTATTAGTAACAAACTTCAAGAATGGCAAGATTACTTTAGAAATGAAGTTGCTCCAATATATAGTGACCCAGAGCGTAATGATATTTATAATGGAGGTCTTACAAATTGGGGATGGTGGACTAGTAACGCACCTAGTGTAATGTCTAGTTTAACATTACTTCTTCCTAGTACTGGTATTGTTAAAGGTATTGGTTATCTTGGTAAACTTGCAAAGACTTCTAAGTTAACTAGTATGACTAGAAATGGTATTAAAAGTATTGCTGGTATAGATAGAGCTATAAACTCTAATAGAGAACTTAATGCTTTACAAAAAGGTATTAATAAAATTATTGGTAGTAATGGTATTGTTGTTGGTTCTGATGTAGAAAGTGCTGCTAGTAGGTTTGCTAGTATTGGAGGAAATGCTCTTTTACAACGTACTATGGAGAATTATCAAGAAGCTCAAGGTGTGTATAAAGATATGTACAATGAAGCTTATGATAATCTTAATAAAATGAATGCTCAACAATATCAAGCTTTTATTAATAAGAATCCTGAACTACTTCAAGATATTGATACTAATGATAAAGAAGCTGTTGCAAGACGTATTGCTAAGAAGTCTGCTGATACGGATTTCCTTATGAACTATAGTAATATAGTATTTGATGTTATTCAAATGTACGGTCTTCGTAACATGTGGAAAGGTATTAGAAATTCTGATGCTGGTAGTGCCGCTGTAAGTAGAGCTGCAAGATTAGAAAAACTTAAAGTTGGTAAAACTGCTGAAGAGTTTGAAAAATACTATGCTAATATAGGTAAGATGAAGAAAGCTGGTTGGTGGATTAAAGACCATGCTAAAGCTGAGAAACTTGTAATAGCTGGAGAACTTAGTGAAGGTATTGAAGAAAGTGTTAACTATATATCTCAAATGGAAGGTATGAATATTGGTAAACTTCTTCTTAGTGAACAAGATGCTGACCATTCTCCTTTTGATAATCGTCTTCAAAAGTATCTTAAAAGTGGAGGACTTGCTGATTCTGCTTTTTGGGGTGTATTAGGTGGTGTTGTATTTCATCATTTAGGTAGTGGTTTTGGACGTATTAGACAAACATTTGAAGATAAAGCTAATAAAAAAGAAGATAAAACTACTGGTGAACAAGGTAAGTCTTCACCTTTTAGTATTAGCGAATTAGGTGAAACTAAGTCTCGTAAAGCTGATATTGCTCATTGGGGAAAAGATACTAATCTTTATATTGAAAGGATGAATAAAATCAATGATGGAAAGAATCCTTTTGATAATGATAAAAATTTTACTAGTCCTGAAGAAAGTCAAGCTGCTAAAGAAGCTGCTGAAAATGATTTTATTACTAGATTAGCTTTACGTGCTGGTCATCATGGTAATCTTGATTACTTAAAATCATTCTTACAAAGTGATGAAGTTCGTAGAGCTATGGTAGATAAAGGTGTAGTAAATGAAGCTGAATCTAAACAAATTCAAGCTAATAATGTTGCTAAAGTTGATGCTGTTATGGACGCATATACTAAAGAACTTTCAGGTCTTATAGGTATCGTTCAAAATAGAAATCATAATAAAAAAGAACCAGACCGTGTTCCTATTGAATATCTTCAAGAAATAGCTAGTGCTAATGTTGTTTATAATCAAAAGATAGCAAATACTAAAAATAAAGAACAAGTTGCAGATAATCTTATAAACACAGTTTTTAATGAAGAAAACATTAGAAAAGTTATTGGTCAAAATTATACTGGTGAACAAGTAAAAGGTGCTGTTCGTCATGCCCTTATAACTAATATGATTAGCGATTTGTATGCTAGAAAGAAAGAACTTATAGCTAAAAATCGTAAGACTATTAGTGATAAAGTAGCTATTGATAATATTAATCGTACTATCAATGAGTATAGTGATATGCTTTCTAATGATGAACTTCGTCTTACAACTGCTGTTATGCTTGCTAGTGAAAGAGACGAGCAAGGTAATCTTGGACGTAATAGTCAAGACCCTTTAGCTAAAGATTATGATGATTTATTTAGTGGTGTTGATGAAAAAGGGGTTCAACTTACAGATGAAACTATTGTTCGTAACTTTGAAAGATTTGCTAAAGAAAATGGTCTTTCTAAAAGACTTGCTGAATTTGATAGTTCTAGTAATGTACTTAATCAAATTCAAACTGCCAATAATAATATAACTAGAATTAATAATCTTGTTAAAGAAGCAGATAAAGAAAAGAATAGTACTGGTGTTAAACTTTCTGACCTTATTCTTAAACAAGCTGAACTTGAACTCTCTCGTAGATATGACCAAGCTCAAGTTGTTAATAACGAAACAGACCTTGCTGCTGAACTTAGTTATAAACAAAACACTATGAATGAAGCTCGTAAGAAAGTTATTGACACTAGTTATAAGTATATTGATGATTTAGCTGATAAATATAAAGATGAGGAGAATGGTAATATTCGTGCAGCTGTAGACGCTTATTTTAATGATGAACAAGATAATTTTGATGATGCCACTTCTTTCATGACTAATAAAGAAAGAGAAGCTTTTAAAGAAAGTCTTGATGCTCTTCATTTAAGTAGTGGTCTTAATTATAGATTAGCTAATACAATTCAAGATAGCTTAATTCTTAGAACTAAGATTAAAGCTGCTAGAAATAAAGCTAATGATGGAGAAGAAGAACCTGAAAATACTACAAGTAGTACTACTACAAATGGTAATGCTCCAGCTCCTACTCCTAGTCCTGCTCCAGCTGCTAGTCTTGCTCCTACTCCAGCTCCTACACCTCAAGGTGAATCAACACAGTCAGGCACACAAAATAATGCGCCACAATCGCCTCAACCTGCCCCGATGAATAATCAATCAGCAGCACAACCTGAAGGCTCTCAGGCACAAGGAAACACGCAACAAGGCAATTCTCAAAAGGAAAAGACTAAGCCAAAGTTTGATGCAAGCAAATTGCAAAATTTGTCGTTTGATGATGATGGAAACGTTACTGGCATAACTAGTACAGACAATGGTCGTTTTACCTTTGTACCTGGAGAAAATAACCAATATGAAGTTATGCCTAATGATGGTAGACACGCTTGGCATGATGATAATCTTTTTGAGAATACAGAGCTTGCTAATGAAGATAATATTGAACTTGTTCATAATCCTTACATTACTGTTGATAATAACGGTAATATTATTGATTTTGAAAAAGGTTTATTAGGTACAGAAGCTGATGTAGCAGCTTATGAAAAAGCTTTAGATGAACAAGCTAAACAAGAAGAAGAAAGTACAGAAGAAGAGGAGAGTAGCACAACTACCACATCTTCTACGGGGGGACTTGAGGAAACAATAACTACTCCTCCTGCTAGTGTTGAGGAAAATAATGAAGAAGCAACTACTCCTTCTACTGAGAATAAGAAAACTATTGCTAATCTTGATATGGACGAAAGAACAGATTTAAATATGGAACTTAGTCGTAATATCATGGGTGCTTTAATGGATGATAATGCCGATGTAGAAGAAGTAATTAGTAAACAAAAAGATTCTCTTATTTCTCAAGGATTTGATAGTGACGAAGTTAATAAATATGTAGACGATTATGCAAATGAAGCTAAAGCTATGTTTGGTTCTTCTGTTGCAGATTTATATCTTCAAACTGTTACTGTAGAAACTCAAAAGCTTGATAATCTTACTAAAGATTTTACTAAAGCCGCTGATGAGTTTCTTAATCGTTATGCTAAGAATACAAAGATGGTTCAGCGTAATGGAAAATATTATGGTAGACTTGAAGATATACTTAGATATATAGAACAAGAATCTAAATATACTGGTGCTCCTGAAATATTTTATAATACTCTTAAAGATTATCTTACTAGTGAAGTTGCTAAAGATAAATTTGTTTTAACTGATGTTGAAGAAATAGATAAAGCTGATTTCTTACGTAATGTACATAAAAGTAGTTATGTTCGTAGTGTAGAACTTGGTGCTCAAAGTCTTGTTACTACAGTTAAACTTGACCTATCTGAAGTGACTGATGAAGATGGTATTAAAGCTGCTCAACAAGAACTTAAATTAGTTAATTCTAATGATGCTCTTGAAACTGAAGTTAGTAAAAAGAATAAAACTAATACTACTATTCTTCTTTACAAACATAATGGTGTTACTATAGGTTGGCAAGCTTTAGCTAGTATTGATAAAGGTACTGGTCTTTATGTTAGACCTGCTGATGATTGGATGCACACTATTGCTGGAGATAATAATACTCCTGATGGTCCAGTTAAAGAATTTATTAAAGATATTCTCAGTAGAGATACTATTGATGGGATAGATTATTCCACTCTTGATGATATTGTTTATAAAGCAGCTTTTGATAAGTTATCTAAAGATGAATATAAACAATTAGTTGCTGCTTTTGCTTCTCATAAAGGAATACAACGTGCAGTTAATAATCATTATGTTAGAGATGCTGAAAATCCTAATTATGAGAAACTTCTTAATGGTCTTGCTAAACTTTGGAGATATTGTTATCAAGTAAAACCTACAAATAATGTAGCTGTTGGAGAATATAATGATATTCTTATTGACAGTATTGATACATATTATGATAAACTTAGAGAAGAAATTAATATTGCTACAAATGTAGCAAATGGAATTTATACTCCTAGAGTTAATGTTCTTTCTAAAGGTGAAGTAATTCGTGCTCATAATAAAGAACTTACTCCTGATGGAAAAACTAGACCTTCTAAAGATGTAGCTCGTCCAATAAAAGAAGTTCTTAGTAATAGTAGTGAAGCTTATATAGGTGCTACTTCTAACGGTTATGTAGCTGTTTCAGGACTAGGTACTCAAAAGTATACAGGTTATAATAGTGCTAGTGGACAAACATTCTTAGCTCTTCCTAATACTAATGGTACTATAGATTATGTTGCAGCATTTCCTAGAGTTTATATAGGAGATACTTATTATCGTAATGGAGAGAAAGTTAATGCTCCTGAAAATAGAATACTTAATTCTTTAGTAGATTCTGTTACTGCTCAATTAGAAGATAGACTTGCTAATGTTAAGTCTCTTGATGATTGGAATGAAGTTAAAGAATTTATTAATGATATATTTAATTTTAGACGTAATGCTATCTTGTCTTTAGGTAATTCTATTGTTATTCAAAATAATGGTAATTTAGTTCTTAAAGCTAATGGTAACGAATATACATTTTTTGCTCGTAGTGCTAAAGACCCTAATGCTGCACCAAATGTAATTAAACGTAAAGATGGAAAGCTTTATAAGTTTGATGATGTATCTGATTTAATAGAAGATATTAAAGCTAGTGCTAAAATTAATATAAGTTCTAGTCTTCTTAATGGAGATAACAATACTAATCTTCCTACTAAAAATAAATTTATTAGTAGAGATAAAACAGGCTTTCATATTAATATTCCAGCATATAACGGAAAGAATGCTTTTGATATTAATAATAGTACTTATAGTCAATTCCTTATTGACAATGATTTAGTTCGTGTTGATTTGGAACAAGAAAATAGTTCTAATTATCGAGCTGTTGGCGTTGATAAAATAGGTAGTAATCAAACTCTTCAAATTGACATATTTGATACTTCTGAAAGCCGCCCCGTAGAAGATGTAGTAGAAGACACTCCTACTGATACTCCACAAACTATTGTACGTAATGCTATAAATAGTATTATTAATAATGATAGTATTGCTAATAAAGGTGAAACTATTGCTGAGTATCTTCTTAGTGAGAAATCTAAAGATTCTCTTAGTAAAATAGTTAAACTTAAAAAATATAATAGAGTAACTGATGCTATATTCCCTGAAAACTTTATCTTTGATGACGATAAGATACAAAAGTTTAGAGAAAGCGATGAAGCAAACAAAAATGCTTTAGCTTACTATGATTCAGAAAATGAAGAAATAGTTGTAGGTAATGATTGGTTAAGTAGAACTGTTGATGCTAATACTGCTGGCGATGATGCAGTTCGTGTTCTTATCCATGAAAAACTACATAGTCAAATCAATAATAGTAGAAATCCTAAGCAGTTTAGAGAAAAGCTTAGAACTATATATGATGATTTTGTTAAAGCTATTGATGCTGATTTAGCTAATCTTAACGATAGTACTTTCGATGAGATTAATGCTCGCTTTGATAATAAAGCTGCTAATATAGATGCTCTTCGTGGTTATCTTACTCATATTAAAGAATATCAGTTTGAAAAGTTTAGTACAAGACCAGATACTCAACTTGAAGAGTTCATTGTAGAATCTCTTACTTCTAAAGGTCTTATGGATTATCTTAATTCTGTTAGAGTTGAAGGTGAACATAAAGGTAAAACTAGTAGTCTTTGGCAAAAGATTATGGAGTTCATAAGTAGACTGTTTGGTATTGAAATTAGAGATGAATCTCTTAGAGCTAAAGAGTTTAATATTCTTGCTGATAAATTCAAAGAAAATAAAGTTGCTCCTAAGACTGAGGTCAAAGAAGAAACTAAAGCTCCTGTTGAAGGTATTCTTGAATTTAAAGAAGATGAAACTAAGCCTGAAGAAGTTCCTGAAGAAGTTTCTGCTGATGATAATATTACAAATATTACAGAAGGTAATGATGCAGTTAATGAAGATGAACTTGATGATTTACTTAATATGGGTAGTAGTGTTGATGATAAAACTTTAGGTAGTTTTTCTTCGTTATACTCAGCAGTCCGGGCACTTCCAATGGACGAACAATCTCGTATGTTCGATATGGTTGAGCGTGGCGAGTTTTCTATATCTTGTCGATAGATTATTCACAGAATAAATTTTATGGTTCTAGAGGAGAATTTAAAATCCTCTAGAACTTTATTGTTTAATTAAATAATATAATTATGGCTAATTGTCCTATTACACCTAAAGATTTTTTAGGTACTGAGACTGGAACCCGTCTCAAAGAACTTTGTGGTAATGATGTAGTTAAATTTAATGCTATAACTACATTAGTTTATAACCCTGAATCCAAGACTGGATTTACTAAAGATTTTGATGATTACCGTTTAGGTAATGATGCTGCTCAAGAAGCTCTTGAATTTTATAATTCAAGACATTTTAGTGTTGGTGCTCAAACTACTAAATCTAAGTTTAATGATGTTGTTACTAGATTTGGTTATACTAGTACTACAGCTAAAGTTATGGCAAATAGAGTTGTAGGTAATAACATACTTACTTTCTTTGCTAATGATGTAGTTAAAGGTAAATTTAATAAAGATAATAACAATGCTAATTTTTATGCTAATAGAGTTGTATCTTTTGGTGCAGTTCAAGTAGCTAAAAAGTACTTTGAAAATAAAGGTCAGAAGTTTACTAATAAAGAAATACTTAGTTTAGTTAATCAAATTCTTGGCTTTACTAGTGATGGTAATTTTGAAAAAATAGATGATGTTTTCGCTAATGCTAGTAGAGAAGATAAAAACTTTTATGCTATGGTTAAAGAAATGATTCTTAATAAAGTTTCTTTCTTTAATTCTATTTATGCTGGTGATAGTCGTCTAGGTATGCTTCGTTTTAAGTCTGATGAAGCTGTTGATGAGAAGGTAGATTTAGATAGTGAAATGGAATCTATTCTTAATGATAACGAAAATGATGAACTTGCTGACTTTAACAAAGAATTTGATGTAGATGGTACTACTGCTAGATGGGACGATAACAGTGGTATGGGAAGTAATTTTATGAAAGGTATTGATGAAGATATTCGTATGATACTTTTCACTATTCCTAAGCTTAATGATATTAATAAAGTTGATGGTAGATATAATTATGATAGAAGTAATGAACTTGGTACTATTGATTTTATTGATGGTAAGAAAGTAACAGCTGCTATTATATCTAAAATAAGTAGAGATAATATTACTAGTTTTATTAATAGTATTAAGACTATTGCTGAACAAAATAAAGAGATGTCTGGTCTTATTAAACTTTACGAAGATTTAAAAACTAATAGAGATTTTGCTATTAGATTTAGAAGTCAATTTGTAAAGACTATTATGCCTAAGACTGAAACTAGAACTGAATCTGATGGTACAGTTAGAGCTGTACTTTCTAATAAAGAATCTAATAGAAGACAATCTCTTATATTTAGTTTTCAAAATAATGTAAAGCATACTACACTTAATGTTGATCTAAATGCTATTGAAGTATTTCGTTCTGCTGTAGAAAGTGCTAAAAGAAGATATAAACTTTCTGCTAAAAATGAGATTAGACGTAATGCTGCATTTGCTGATATTGTTGCTAATTTAACTAAAGCTCTTAAAGCTTATTATCCTGATATGGATGCCAATGCTGTAAGAAATTATCTTATTGGTAATAAAACTAATGGCAGTGTTGATGTTGATATTAACACTAGTAATCTTCTTGCTCATTTGAAAAATATTAGTGATGCTTCTGCTAAAGCAAATGATAATCTTCGTGAAGAGCAAGAACATAAAAGAGAATGGAATAAAGAAGAACATGACGATAATGAAACTTATGTTCCATTACATACTGAAATTATTCCTGCTACTGCTATAGCTGCTGCTAATAGTTTTGCTACTGATATAGAAGCTTATTCTACTGTTGCTCTTCAGTTTAATTCTAAGAATGTTCTTGGTAATCAAAGTTCTGATATTATTAATAGTTCTATGATTACTTATCTTATGAATACTATTAATGGTACTGAAATGTCTGTTGATGCTGAAGGTAAACTTTCTCCTGAAGCTCTTATTCAATATGGTAATGAAAAGTTCTGTGTTAATTCTAAAGAAAAAGGTAATCAGTATAATCTTAGTAATATTCTTCTTGAGCAACGTGGCGTTGATGGAAAGATTAAAGTATTTGGTCTTTTCCGTAAACTTGGAGATAAGTATGTTCCTACAGAATATGCTAAGGATTTGATTAATGTTAGTTTGTTTAATGGTGCTGGTAATCCTAATACTGGTCAGAATGTACTTTATTCTGGTATGAGTAAGATGGATTATATCTATAGTGCTATTGCTAATTTTGTAAATACTGAAGCCGATTATCTTTCTAAGAATGAATACGATATTGATTTTGCTAATTATTTTATGCGTGTTCCTTCTGATGCTCCTAAGAATTTTATTATTAGAGCTGCTAGATATAAAACTAAAGGAGGAAGGTATGGTAATCTTTTTAATGTAGAAAATAGTAAAGAAGTTAGTCAAGCTATTGAAACTTATCTTGATACAGAAATTCCTAGTGAAACTCGTGCAGACAATGAAGTAAAAACTTCTAAGTTTGTTAATCTTACTACCAATAAAGAGTATAATCAAATGGTTCACGATTTGACTACTAAAACTATTGGTCGTAGAAAGATTATGCCTTTTAATATTCTTGAAGGTAAAAATCATAAATCAGGTTCTGAAATTGCTGTTGGTTATAAATATACAGATGATAGTGGTAAAGTAGATAAATATGAACTTCACGGAACACTTGATATAGATAGTAATGGAGCTTATTATATTACTGATGCTAAACCTGTTCTTATTTCTAGTATGAATGAGACTAAAGTTAGTGATAGATTTTCTCCTACTCTTTATCAATCTTTAGTATCTAAGATTAATCGTAGAGCTAATGTTACAGGTATGATTGGTAATACTAAAGTAAATAGAGTTATAAATACTAATCATCCACTTTATATACAATATAGAAACATGTTTGTACAAGAACTTACAGACATGGCTCATTCTATTAATCAATGGTTTGAAACTGATAGTACTGGTAAAATTCTTCGTTGGCAAAAAGAAGAAAATCCTGAACTTGCTGGTCAGCCTAAATTTAAAGGCGATTGGGGATTTGATGAAGAAAGTGCTAGAAGAGCTTATGCTGTTTATGAAGTAGGTAAAGGTCATAAACATTTTGTAGAAATGAATCCTACTACTAAAGCTCTTACTTTTACTGGTAGACTATTCCATGATGATAGATTTGAACTTACTAATAAAGATGGTAATGTAGATAATAAAGCAGAGAAGTTATTAGAAAAGATGTTTCCTTCCCTTTACGGGGCGGATATAGATGGTTATATTCACTTTACTGCTAATGGTGATGAAGTTACTGTAAATCTTTCTAAAGAACAAGAAGATGAGATTGCTAATATGATTAGTGATTTTATTACTACTTATGTAAATCAACAAGTTGAAAAGTTTGATACTTTCAAAAGTATAGATATTGCTAATATTATCAATGATGATAATGTTGCTGATTTTGTACTTAATTATAGACTTATGTGTGGTAACTTTAATGACTTATTTGAAGGTGATACTAAGTTCTATAAAGATAATCAAACTCTTCTTAAACGTACTAAGGAAGACCAGGCTAGTGGAGTACCTTATGGTTTTGCTGATTACACTACTGATTATGCTAATGAAATAACAGATGTTGCGTTTAGCGAACTTAATACTAGTAGAGTTCAAGCTGAATTTGCTAATTATAAAAATCCTCTTAATGTTACACAACGTAATAAGTTTAGAGGTGTAACTATTAAGAATACTATTAGAACTTCTGAAGAATGTAAAGTTGCAACATTTGATAAAGATGGTAAACAACTTTCTGAAGATGGTAGTCTTGTAAAAGACCTTGTAAAGAATGCCGGTCTTACTATTGACCAAGCTAGAACTTTAATAGGTGGTTATCAAGGTACTACTGTAAACGATGCTCAATCTTATATTACTTTTGAAGAATGGGTTCGTCGTATTGCTGGTAGAGGAAAACTTAATGAATATCTTCCTCTTATTAAGAAGATTCAGAATGATGAACCTCTTAGTGTTGGTGATATTGATACTTTTGTACAAGTACAAAAGAATTTCTATTATGACCATTATTTTGATAAGTATTCTAAGAGATTTGTACCTCGTCAAATTAAGAATGCTGAATTTGTTCTTGTACCTAGATTTATAAAAGGTACTCAACTAGAACAAGTTTATAATCTTATGAAAGATAATGGTATTGACCAACTTAATACAGAAGAAACAAGTAAAGCTGGTAAAGCTAGAGTACTTGAAATTTTTGATAGTAAGACTGGAGAAGTAACACAAAAACATATTGATGATTTTAATGCTCATGCTAAAGATTATGTTGAAGAATATGATTATAATCATCTTTATACTCAGCAAGAAACTCCTCAACATATGAATGCTGAAAATAAAGCTGGTATTCAAATTATGAAGAAGATTGTTGATAATATTCCAGTTAATAGTCGTCTTTATGAAAAGAAAGAAGAATTCTTTAAGCTTTATAGTGCTAATATTAGAGATTCATTTAACAATCTTGCTAATGAACTTAATATTCCTAGAGACGCTAATGGTAATATTCTTTTTGAATCAGATGGAACTATTAAAGATATAGATTATCATACATTCTTTAATAAGCTGAAAGAAGAGTGTATGCGTTTGGGTCTTGATAGTAATATGATGGATTATGTAACTCTTGCTGAACAAGCTATTAATCCTATTACTGGAAGACCTAATGCTAATATGCCTATGATTCTTAGTAATGCTATTACTAAGCTTGAAAGTGTTAGTCAATCTGTGTTTAATAGAGCTATTACTCGTCAAACTCTTCCTGGTTTTCATGCTGCTCAGATTACTAATGTTGGTTTTAAAGCAACTAAAGAACAAATTAGTTATTCTAAAGAGCTTCGTTATCATCCTGTAACTAAAGAACATCCAGAAGGTGAACGTTATGTTGAAATAATGCTTCCTGCTAGTAATTTTGGTTTTGCTAAAAATGCTGATGGTACTTATAAAAAGAGTAAAGAAGACCTTCTTAAAGAACTTCAAGCTGCACATCTTGATACTCTTATTGGTTATCGTATTCCAACTGAGGGTAAACAATCTGTTTGTGTAATGAAAGTAGTTGGTTTACTTGATGATGCTCAAGGTTCTACTATTGTTGTTCCTGATGATTGGGTTTCTCAAACTGGTTCTGACTTTGATATTGACTCTGTATATGGTATTCAATATAGTAGCTATGTAGATAAGCATGGTAATATTCGTAAACAAAGTTATTCTGATGAACTTGACATTTATGACTATGCTAACTATGTAAATAGACATCTTGAAAAAGCTGATAAGATTAAAGATAAATCAGTTAGAGAAGCTTTTGAAAAACTTAATAAAGAAATAGATGAACAGTTTGAAAAGTCTCGCAAAGAACTAGCTGAAGAAGAAACTCAAGCTTATGATGCTTTGTCTGATGAAACTAAAGAACTTGTAAAAGCTGCTCATAAGGCTTTTGAATCTCAAGCTGTAAAGAACCCAGAAACTGGTAAACTTACAAAGGATAGTTATCTTAAACAACTTCAATTTGTAGCTGATTATATTCGTACTAATAAAACTAATCTTGATGCTGCTGATGATAATTTCATTTCAGTACATGAAGATATGGTTGATTCTATTAGTAATGAATATATCGATAAAAAAGCTTTTAAATCTGATAAAGCTAAAGAGATTCTTCAAGGTAGAATTGATAAGTTTAATAAAGCTGCTAAAAAGCTTGGTATTATGAGTTATAATGAGTATTTAGCTCAAAATGTAGAAGATGCTAATACTCGTAATGCTCGTAATAATCGTATTCTTGATGATATGATTGATATTCTCAAAGATAATATATCTCTTGAGGAGAACTTATCACGTTCTAATTTTGATGATATTATCAATGCACGCGATAAAGTTATCAATCCTGTAGTTAAGAAAATACGTAATGCTAGAAGTTCTTATGACTTCCTTGACCAAGCTGATTATCAAGAAGATGTTATGAGTGGTGCTAAACTTAAAGCGTTTAGTGTTACTCGTGATACTTTTGTTTCTGTTTGTAATACAGTTCAACCTACTATTAATAGCGATTATGAAGTAACAATTTGTTACGATAAAGATAAGTATGATGCTAAAGAACTTATAGATAGATTTGGTGAAGATAATGTTACCACTGATTATGAAACAGGTGATTATCTTGTAACTCATACTACTATCGGTTGGACCAATGATAATAAAAATGTAGATGGTCGTATTCTTACTGCATATACTTCTCAAACTACTGCTCATATTCTTGATGCTGTTAAGGAAGGTGCTATTCCAAATGTAAATGACTTTACTTTTGCAGTATATAAAACTCTTCCTGATATTGGTAGTAATTATGACACAACTATTGCATTTATTATGCAGCCTGCTATTAGTCGTATTGTAGAAGAGTATAATGCTAATAAGTCTATTTATGCTGAAGATACTTCTAAACCTATTCATAATGCTATTAAAAAATTAGCTATTGAAATGAATATTGGAGTAACAGAAGATGACAATATTAAAACTGTAATAGACAAAGTAAATACTGCTCTTGGTACAGAATATAGTCTTACTTCTAATAATAGAGTTATTCTTAATTATAAAGAATTAGCCAATAGACTTAATCAAAAGGAGAGCCGCCCCGTAGAAGATATGATATATGATATGTCTATACTTTTTGCTTATAATGATATTAATCGTTTAGCTCAAGGTATTAGTTCTTTAGCTCGTGTTTGTAATCCTGATAGATTTGGTGCTAAGCAAACTCTTTTTGCTACTAATAAAGTATTTACTGATATTCAAGAAATTGTTAATGGAGAAAATGCTAATATAGAAAATGTTCTTTCTGTTAAAGATAAAGATAACGAAATGTCTTTCCTTGAAGCTATTTATCCTGGTCTTCTTACTAAAAATGCTGCTGGTAATAAAGTTGTAGATATTAGAAGTTATATGATGGATAAACATAATGATAGTCAATCTAAATATCCTTCTCTTCATTGCTTCTTAAAGTATGCTACTGCTACATCTAGTAGTATTAATAGTATGTTGTTTGATACTCAGACTGATAGTTTTAAGAATCTTGTTTATAGTCTTGAAAATACTTTTAGTGATAGAAGTCGTAATATTAACGAGAAAGAATATAATGATTTTCAACAATATATTCTTAGTAGTATATATAATCATGTTGCTCCAGTAATGTATAGTAGTAAAGTATTTGCTGAACAAGATGGTACATTAACTTACGGTTTTGATAATGAAAGTGATACTATTGCTGAACGTCAAAGAATCTTTGGATATAATGCTAAACCTCAGTTTAACTTTGATTGTGAATATATTAATAGACCAACTCCTTCTGAAGTAGAAGCTTTTATTAAGCTTACTCCTGCTCAAAAGGTTGCTTATCTTCAAAGTAAATCTGAAGATGCTGGTATATTTGGTTTGCTTAAAGTAAACTTGTTCAATCAATATGAGTATAATACTACTGGTCAATCTAAGCAAAGTATTCAATTTAAAGATGATACCACTGATGTAGAAACTGCTTATATGTTGTTTGACCAAGCAGCTAATAGTGATAATCCTCTTGTTAAACTTGCAGCTATTGATATGATTAAATATGCTTTTGCTGTTGAGAATTTCAAGATGAGACGTAATGGCATTAGTAAAGTTATCACAAATGATGCTCTTAGAAATGCTGATTTGTTTGGTGGTAAATCTGCTATTAATTATATAGTTGATGAGTTTAATAATTTTGCTGGAACTTATGACGTTGCTGAACGTTATGTTCGTTCTCATAGTGATAGTAATTTTATATACCATAAGACAGTTAAGAATGTTCGTAGGAATGGTACTTATGTTTCAGAATTAAGTAAGTTCAAAAAACCAAATAATCTTTTTGTATTTGATTTATCTGATATTAGTATTGTTGGAGAAAAGATTGTTAATCTTAGACATGACATAGAAGCTACTACTGATGAAAGTGAAATTACTGCACTTAATACGGAACTTAAAACAGCTCTTGCTGAATATAATAATTTAAAGTCTCAAAGAGCACTTGCTGCTAAGTATGGTTTTATTAATGAATCAAACACTAATGATGATTTTTATGCAAATCATTATGTTCATCTTAATGAGAAAGTAGGTAAAGAATATAAAGCTAGACTTTATAAAATTGTTGAAAATAACGATAAAGTATATGCTTATCCTATTACCAAACTTGATGAAAATGAAACTGGTGAAGTAAGTCTTAATAGAGAAAATACTAAAGGTTATAGAAGTGAAGGTTTTTATGTTGATTATATTAATAGATTAGAGAAGGGAGATACTCCTAGTATAGAAGACCTTAATGAAATGGCTCAAGCTTATAAGTTTAATGTTAAACATCTTAAACTTAAAAATGCTAATGCTTTTGATATTAATAATCCTAGTAAATATCAGGAAGCTTCTGCTAAGTTTACTATTAATGAAATTCTTAATAAATATCCTGAAAGTAATGGTAAAGAATTTGCTATTCAGAGTTTTTATTTAAGAAGTAAATCAATTGGTACTGTATTTGGCAATCCTCAACACATTAAAGGAACTTATGTTACTATAGAAGATAGTAAAGAAGTTACTAATGAAGTTGATGAAATATTTGAGTTTAGAGCTCCTAGAAAATCTGAAGTAGAAAGAGCTAAAGATTTAGGTATTAATGTGCCTTATAACACTTACTTTGTAAGAGTTAAATCAAAAGGTAAACCTAATGCTACTTTAAATACTAATTCTAAGCTTGGTGCTAGCGTTCTTGATTTCTCTATTGATGCTTATAATGATATGAATCGTAGAAGTCACGAAGGTGATTATTCTGCTCGTAAAAAAGTAAATAATCTTTCAGCTAAAGGTTTTAATGCTACACGTAATGAGTTCCAATCTCAAGCTGAAGATGTTTATTATAACATAACAACTTATGTTGAAGATAAAGTTAATGACATTACTCAACAACTTAATCAGTTTGTTGAAGATAAAGGTCATTTCTTACCTGTAAATGATGCTCGTACTATAGATATTATTAGAAATAATCCTGCTGAAAGAAGAAGATATTTAAAGACTCTTCTTGACGCTAGAGCATTGATTAGTAAATATGGTAATATTGCTTCAGTTAAAGTTGATAAATCTGTAGATAGTGATAATACTATAGCTTATGTAGAAAGACTTCAAAATGCAATTAAACAACTTACGGATACTTCTATTATTGAACAAGCTGAAAAGTTGTTTGCTAATGACTATCTTGCAAAGCTTAGTGATAACCCTCAAATTCAAAATAATCTTATTAGTGTATTTGATGGTTTTCATTCTACTAGTTGGTTTGATGCTTGGGTTGGTGATTTACAAGATTCTGGTAATGCTTTTATACAAGTACTTACTAAAAATGTAATGTCTGATATTAGAGCTAAAGAACTTCAAGCTAGAAGAACTGTAGATACTTTCAATAAGGAAATAGATAAAATATTTGCTGATGCAAAAGCTGCTGGAGTTCATTTATCATTTGATGATATTATTGACGCTGATGGTAGATTTATTCGTCCTTATAATGATAACTTTGAAAACGATTTAAATAAACTTAGACAAGATGAACGTAATGCTAAATCAGATATAATTAATAATCCTGAAGCTTACGTTGAAGCTAAACATAAACTTGATAAGTTTTTATTAGACCATGTAAATCGTAAATTTGTTGATAGTTATTATAAGGAGCTTTATGATGCTCAAGATGAACTTTATAGAAATCATAGACCTATACTTGAAGAGTATATTAAGACAAAAGCTATGATTGATGAAATTAATGCCAGTAGAACTGATGGTACACTTAGTCCTGAAAAAGAAACTAAATTAAAGAATCTTTGGTATCATCTTAATGATATTCGTTCTGAATATGATTTAGATAATGGTGAACCTAAAGAAAGTTTTATCATGGGTTATCCTGGTATGAATCCTTCAACTGGTGAAATTGTTGATAAAGAAAGATACTATAAAGCTAGAATAAATAATGCTGATGATTGTAAAGCTCTTGACAAATATCTCAGAACTATTAATGATATTCGTAATAAGTATAATGATAGTAAAGTTCGTAAAGGTTTTGAAGACCAACTAAAACGTATGCTCGATATTGTTGAAACTGCTGAAGCTAGAGACCCATCTGGTAGAATTAGTATTCCTGCTTCTCAGCTTGAAATGAATAAAGAATATAAAGCTGCAAAAGCTTGGCTTGCTACTAATGCTAAGTGGACAGTTGACCCAAGTATTCAAGAAGCTATACACGAAGCATATAAAACTATGGGTTATAAGGGTGAAAATAATAATAAGTTTAAAGTATATCTTAGAAAGCTTAAAGCAACTAATGTAAATCCTTATGATGAATTTGGTCGCTTAGATGGTACTATATTTACTGAAGAACAACAAGCTGCTATTCAAGAAGAAGCTCAGAAACGTTTTAATAATACAAAATATGGTATGGAAAATGACCGTATTCTTATTAGTAATGGTCCTGAAGATGATGTTGTTTATCCTGCTGAAGTTTATAAAAGACTTGCAGCTAATGGTGTTCCAAATAAAGAATATCAGCAAATAGTGAAACAAGTTAATGAAATACTTGCTCCACATTATGACATTGCTACTAAACATGTTGCTACTTCAGAACTTACTGAGGAAGAACTTGATAAACTTTATCAAGCTTATCAACCTTTATTTGCTGGTATGAAGAAAACAGAAGATAGTACTAATGGTAAGTCTATTGCTTATTTTGTTACTCGTTTTGTCGATTTAGATAATTACAATAAAGAAGCATTTAATCTAGAAGAAGAACGAGCTAAAGCTAAAGGAGCTAAGTATTATAAAGCTTGGGAACGAGTTAATAAAATGGGTATTCCAAAACTCGATGATAAATATCAAGTTGTTACTGATGCTTCAGGTAATATAGTTTATGATGAAACTAAAGATAGAATACCTAATCGTTATATCTATGGTACTCTTAAAGTAGATATGGATAAATACCTCAAGACAAAAGGTAAAAAGAAAGCTGAACAACTTCATAAACAAATGGACGAAAGAACTGAAGCTTATCGTACTATACATAATAATCTTGAGACTGTCAATACTCCTTATTATGAAGCTGAACTTAAAAAGCAAAGAGCAAAAGGTGATGCTGAATTTAAGAAATGGTATGATAGAAATCATGTATTTAATCCTTATACTCATAGAATGGAACCTACTGTAATATGGAGAAAAACTCAAATTATGCCTGCTGTTGCAAACGGTGAATGGAATGCTGGTTATGCTCAAACTGAACTTGCTCCTAAAGCTGCATATAGAAATCCAAATTATAAAGAAGGTATAGGTTATATTGATAATTATAAGAAAACTGATGATAAAACTTATGATTCAGAAGTTGTTCTTAATAAATATCAACGAGACCTTATGAACTATGTTCAAAAGACTCTTAATGCTCTTGCTCAAACTGAATCTGCAAAACGTTTTATAGGTAGAGGTTATCTTCCTTCTATGAGTAAAGGTGCAGAACATGACGCAAAATGGTGGGGAAAACAATTCTTAGAGTTCCTTGGTTATAGTGATAAACTTCAGAATGGTAGAGACCCTTTCTATCATATAGATTATGCTGATGATAAAGCTATTGATATGCCTATGTTAATGGAACAACTTAGAAATAAAGATTCTGTTAATATAGAAAATATTAAAAAGACTAAGCCACAACGTATATCTTATACTGATGATGAAGAATATAATGCTGCTCTTGCTGCTTATAATAAACGTATGGACGAAGCTTTAAAGAAGAATAAAGAAATTCATCGTTCTTTACTTAATAGAGATTATCGTACTGTACTTTCAAACTTCATTACTCAAGCTGCTCATTTTAATGCTATACAAGATAATAAGTATATGCTTTACTATGGTAAAGAAATGCTTGATAGAATGGAAGTATATCAAAAGAATGTAGGTTGGAGTAACTTAAAGAAAGACCATCAAAGAGGTGCTAGAGATGAAACTCGTTATCTTACCCAAAAAGATGAAAGACTTCAAGGACAATATGAGAATTGGATTCGTAGAATTATCTATAATCAATTCAAAGAAAGTAATGCTAACTTTACTAAAGTTAGTAGTCTTCTTCAATCTTTTACTAGTGCTAAATTTATGATGCTTAATATTACTGGTGGTATCGGTAACGTTACTGTTGGTGAATCGAGTTTAGCAGGCGAATGGATAGCTAAAGAATTTCTTGGAGCTAAAGACTATGCTCTTGGTAAAGCTTTATGGATGCATAACTCATGGAGTTTTATTAATGACCTTGGTAAAGATAAAGCTTCAACATTAGCTAGTGCTATAGTTAAAGAGATGAATGTTATTGACTTTGACCAACTTGCTGGTATTAGTGATGGTAATCATCTTGATGCAGGTACTGCTTTTGAGAAACTTAGAAATGCTCTTTATTCTCCTAACGCTATAGGTGAACATTTTATGCAAAATGCTGCTATGTTTAGTCTTATGTATAGTAATAGGCTTGTACCTGTAGTTGATGCTGAAAATAGAGGTAAAATTAAGTATCGTGCTATGAGTAAATATGAATATATTGCTGATTGTCATGAGAAAGCTTTAAAGAAGATTATTGAAGGTACTGAATTTGAAGCTAAGTTTAATAACTATGTTGGTACTATAAAAGAAGATGCTAATAAACTTAAAGAGTTTGTTTTTGGTCGTAAAGATTTTACTACTGAATTTGCTAGAACTCTTCCTAATAAGATGCAAAAAGAATTTGTTAAAGTAAAGAAAGAACTTGAAAAAACTGCAACTGCTGATTTTGAAAAGAATAGTACTCTTATTGAAAATCTTGATTTGAAAGACGGTAAACTAACTTTTAAAGAAGGTAGTAAACTTGCAGAACTTGATGCGCTTAGTGCAGATAAAGAAGTTTCTGATGCTTATAAACTTCTTGGTGAATTTAAAGGTAAAGTTATTAGTGTTAATAAAGAGATACATGGTGTATATGATAAGCTTGGTGCTGCACAACTTGAAAAACATTGGTGGGGTAGTCTTGCTATGCAATATCATAAACATATATATCCTGGCATTCTTAAACATTATAGAAGACAAGGTTATTTTAATGAAGAACGTGGAGCTTTTACACTAGGTTGTGGTCCTGCTCTTATGGATTTCCTTTCAATGCCTTTAGATAAGATTAAAGCAGATAGAGAAATTAATGGTACTCAACTTGGTGCATTACAAACTCTTCAAAAGTTGTTTATAGGTTATGTAGATATGGCTACAAACTTCAATACAAACTGGAATATGTTACCTCGTTATCAACGTGCTGCAATACTTAGAGCTATGGGTAATGTTGCAGGTTCAGTATCTGCTATTGCTATGTCTCTTGCTGCTCATGCTATTTGGGACGATAAAGAACTTGAAAATAGTACTTTAGGAAATCTTCTTATTTATGAGGCAGACAGTCTTGCAACTCAAGTTATGATGTATACTCCTCCATTTGTTATAACTGAAGGTAAGAAGTTATATAGTTCTCCTATTGCAGCTCAGACTATGCCTAGTGATGTTCTTAAAGCTATGAATATTATAGCAGAAGGACTTATAGCTGGTGATGATTATAACTGGGATTATAGTAGTGGTAGATATGCTAAAGAGAATAAACTTTATGTTCTTACTACTAGACAGATACCTATCTATAGAGCTTATAGTAATATTGCTGGTCTTGATAAGAGTAACAGTTACTATAAATTAGGAGACAATATACTTGGTATAATACCTACTAATGTAAATGATTAAATCCGCCCCGTAGAAGGTATCGATAGTTATATTTCTACTAATAAGAATTAAATAAGACCTTTATCTGTTGGAGATATTAATATTAATAGTATCTTTGCAACAGATAAAGGTTTTCTTATTTTGCCATGAATTACTACAGATGTATGCGAAATCTTATTGCTCTATGGTGTAATGGTAGCACTACAGATTTTGGTTCTGTCAGAGCAGGTTCGAATCCTGCTAGAGTAACAAATGCTATAAGTTTTAAACTACTTGCTAAAATAAATGTTTATAGGGTTTTAAATGTTGTTTAAGGTGATATTTATAAAGGTTCTGAGCTAGATAGTCGTGATGACTGTCTAGCTTTTTTTTCGTTTAATGTGTCGTAGTGTGTCGCTACTAATGAATAAAAAAAAAGAGTAACTCATCCTCACGGACAAGCTACTCATAATGAAACAAAACCGATGCAGTCACTACTGCATATACTTAAACATAAATTCTTATAACACGGAATGCAAATATCAAAAACATAAGTAATATTTTAATTTCTTTCGTAAGCAGTCAAATAATTAAAGTAGTATGATTAATCGACATTAATATATAAGTTGCTTAGAAATCATTTATTATGTAATTGTGGGAGTTTCCCACTAAGTTTGGTATAGTTTAATCTCGTATGCCTGGAGCTGAAATAAGATTGACAAGTAAGAATGATTATTCGATAAATTACATTTTAAATGACTTCTAAGCTACTTTAATATTACGACTGAATAACTATTCAGAAGAAGAGAATTAATGCGACAGAGGAGAATTTAAATTCCTCAAGAACGCAGCATCATTTGAAACAATCTACTGCCATATAATTAATTAGCTTCTTATTTAAAAGGAGCTTTAATTATATTACCATTATCATCAAGATAAATAACACTATCTGTGTTATATCCATCATTTGTAGAATCAACATCATTAATTTCATAGAAATCATCATTAATTCCACAACTATCTATACTTACAGGTTTATTATTAGAAACTTTATTGTAACTACAAGCACCAAATCCGGCAGCTACAATAGTAAGTATAAGTATGGCTATATTCTTATGTTTATTATAATTTGGATTCATAATAATTTTAAATTAAAAACTGCTAGTACTTTCACAAGCACTAGCAGCAACAACAGAAGAAAAATTTTCAGTATTTATTTCAAATACAAATCTATATACCTCTGTATACAGTTCACATGAGTACTTCCAACAAATTTAAATGTTACATTATCATCTTCAAGAAATATTGTAGTAGGATAATCATAAGCTCTATACTTATGAATAAGTCTTTTAGGAAGCTCTGCAAAATCTTTAATTTCAAGAGCTATTTCTTTAGATGATTTAGCAATAACAGTCTGAGTATTATTTATTGCTATAGAACAACCAAGACAATTCTTAGTCGTTATTATCAGGATTTTTCTTTTCATTTATCTCAGCTACTTTTTCATAATAAGAACCATCAGGAGCAAAATGAACTCCTTCATTGTTAAGAATAGTCTCATAAGTCTTTGCAGTATTCTTCAAATCTCTGAGAAGCAAAGCAAGATTAGCAAAAGATACTTTACCAACTTTATCACTATTCTTAGCGTTTTCGATAAACTTAGCCACATTGTTAACTTCGATAGCAGTATGTGCGTGCTGCTTAATCATTTCTGATACCCACTTTTTCATATTGTTTACTATTTAAATTATTAATTATTTCTTTGCGGTAGAACCAAATCCACCATCACCTCTATCAGTTATGCCAAGGTCTTCAAGGTTCTCAACTGTTTCAAAACAAATTTGTCTATGATGAGGAATCTCAAGTTGACCAATAACATCACCAACTTCAATAGGTTTTGCATTAGTTATAATGGAACGGAATACAACAAAAAATTCTCCACGATAACTTTCATCACCAGTACAAGGAGAATTAGGTATTACGTAACCCATTTTAGTAATACGTGAATTAGGACGTAAAGTAAGCGAATCACGATATTCAGTAGCAACATGAATACCAGTTCCGCATTTAACACGACCATCTTTTGTGATTTCAACACTAGTTGCAATTACATCACAACAAGCGTCTGTAGCATGTCCATAAGCGTGACCATCTTTATCACCTTCACTCATATAATGAGCATACGTTGGAATTTGTGCTTTAACTTTAGGGTCAAGCCAAATTTTAACTGGAACAAAATCAATAGCTGTACGAAGAGCTTCTTTAAGCTCTTTTTCAGCTAACTCTCTGTTGTCTGGAGTTTCTTTAAAAGCATTTGCATAATTAATAAATGCATCTGCAATACGATTACTTAATTGACTCATAATTTAATTATATGTTATTTGTAATACATTAGTATTAAAATTATAAACTATAGCATCATATTCATTTATCCATAATTGTTTACTATTATTGAATCTATCTTTAGTAGTTTCACAATTACGTTTAAAAGCATTAGTACTACATCGTCTAATAACAAGAGGATTTAATAGATAATATCTAGAATCAATATCAAAATTATATTCATCAATACCTTCTATATCTTTCCAAGCAATCATAACACCAGCTTTAATTAATTCTTTAATTGCATCTCTAACTCTATCTGGAGTTTTAGCATTAACTAAACCGGATTTAATTACTTCTTTTGTAACTATTCTAAAACTAGTTTGATTTTGACTAAGTTTCTTATAAATATAATAAGCTACTTGAGTTGCAGTTTTAGAACAATGTACGGCTATTTCAGGAGCAAAATATGTTCCTGCTCCTTTAAACACATCATAAATAGTTTCTACATCTTGTAGTTTACCATCTATTTTAGTTCTAGCTTTACCTGTTGCTTCAGCCATAATTGTTTTATAATTTATAAAAGTAATCATAGTATCATAAGTATTATATACATCATCAACGCTTGTGCAAATATACAAAAAAAGTAGGTTGCTATCACAACAACCTACATTTTTTAGCGTTAAATAATGTTTAATAAACTAACACTCAATATGTTACAACGTACCTATATAATATATAATACAGCATATTAATGTTAGTTGCTATGATTATCACTACAAAGATAAGCATTATTATCAGTATTACTACTAACAATAAGTAGTTTAACTATAGTTTAACCACTAACATCTTCTACGGGGCGGATTTAGCTGCTTCTAGTATTCTAACACTAGTAGTTACTCTATCCTCCCCGTAAAGGAGTGTATCAATAGTTATATAGTTCCATTCTTAATGAATTTACCCATTCTTTAGCATCATTAACGTCATCAAATACTAAAGCTTCTGGAACATTAGGAATACCTTTATTTTCATCAATCATAATAGTGTAATTTACAACACTTTGGTTAGTATCAGCATAACTATTTACAGCACTAACTGTACCAACAAAGAATTTACCACTAATATGACTAAAAGCTAGTACCTCATCACCAACTTTGTAATGAGGTACTTTAAATTGATTTTCTTTTCTATTAAAATTAACTTGCATAAGCTACAACAGCATTAAGTGCTTTATTCATATTATTATTAGCACTACCCCAAACAAGACTATTCATACGTTTCTCACCTTCAAGATTAGCAACATTACAATAGAAACCAGTTACAGCATTATATGCACCCCAAGCAGTACCACAAATATCTTTCTGACCGATACCATCATTATAGTAATCCATTATATTATAAAGTTGATTAGCTTTACGAGAAGATATTTCAACTGCTTCAAGAAGTCTATAATCACGAGCAACAAGTCTAGCATAACCTTTATTAGGGTCGTACTGATTAATTCGTTCAATCTCAGCAGGAGTAAGTTGCAATTCACAAAGATACTTATAAACTTCTTCGTCACTCATCTTAATAGTAGTAAGATGACGATAAAGTTCTTGAGCATCTAAAGCATGAGAACAAGCAACTTTAAGTACTTGAGCACCAAGTTCAAGTTTCTCTTTTATAGACTTAGTATGTCTAAGTCTGATATGACAAGAAGCTTTATCTAATGCTCCATTAAGCATATTAGTACAAATAACACGAACAGGAGTAATCATAATATCTACAGATGAACCACCATCATGTCCATTACTAAACACAAGATAGTTATCTATAACATCATCTTTACTTACAGAAGTTTGTACTGGAAGTTTAGCACTAACATATACTTTCTCTCCCATATTAAGACAAGCAGCTTTATCCCAAATTGCTTTACCTTCACCAATAGCATTATTAAAGAAGTTGAAAGCATCCATATTTTGAACAACTTCATACTTATCTTTAACTATACCTAAAGGATAATTACAATCTGTACGATAGGTAGCATAAGCATTAGCGCACTCACGATAAATGTTACCGTCATGTACAAAAGCATCTTCACCTAAATCATTATTACTGCCTATTCTAAAAGGCATTTTACCTACAAGTTCACACTTTTGAACAGACCAATCAAGACCTGCTTTCTTCATTACATCTTGTGCAGTCACACAATCAGATACATCTTTACCGATAGCCCAAGGAAGACCACCACGATTAAATTTACTCATAACTCAGCGTTAATTAAATTGTTAAACATTAAATTAAATATTAACCAACAGTAGGAAGAGGATTACCATCTTCATCTGTATATGTTTTATCTTCACCTTTATAGTCAGAATTCAAATCCTTAATGTTCCATGTATCATGTAATACATTTGAAACAAGAACTTCTACACTAACTATATGTTTCTTTAGTTCTTTTCCGTTATATTTAATGTATGAAGCACTACTTGTAGCATCAGATAAATCTTCTGCTAAAATATTGATATTAAGAAATGTATTAGCTTTTACTTTAATATCTGTTTTAATTAAATATACATTGTGCATAATATTACTATTTATTTTAATAAGACGTTATATTTATAATGGCTAAAGATGAATCATATTCTACATTAGTAGCATATACATCATCAACCATAACTTGACAGTCTCCATTAGTTTCTTGGAGACTGTTAAGTTTTTGTATTAGTTCTGAAACTCTCATGTTATTTGATAGTTAAATTATCATTTTCAACAACTTCAGCAATATTGGAAACACAACCATCATCTTTGATTTTAACTTTCATAAGTTTCTTATCAACACTAGGTTTAAATTTCCAACCATCACGATTAACAGCTCCGATATTAGTCATAAGCTGATAACCATCACCCTTGAGAAGGTCTGTAAGTTTAACTGGAACAGTAACCTCAATATTAACATCATCAAGGTCTTCTATATCAATTTCACTACATTCATAATTACCAGAATCTTTAGCAGTATTAACAATAGCATCAAGTAATGCTTGTTCATCTACAGAAGAGTTCTGATTAAGAGTACCGGTATATATACCATTAGCAAAAGTTACTTTAAGCATATCATTAATAGCTTCAAGTTTCTTATTATTAACTTCAACAGTTTCGCTTTTACGAATAGTTACTTTACCAGTACCCCAATCAATCCACTTCTTACCTTTCTTATCTTCTGTACCATACTTTTTAATAGCAAAGAGAACAAGATTAGTAAGACCTTTAATTGTATTCTCTTTAGATTTCTTGAGTTTAGCAAGTCTATCAGTCTCAGACTTAATAGCAAGAATATCAGCATTCAAATTATTAATAAAGTTAGTTATATTCTTAACTTTATTAGTCATTTCTTGACCATTAATTTCAAGCTTTTCTTCCATTTCTGGAGTTATTTCTCCACCTGCTTCTTCAATCTCATCATAAAGAGAATAAAGTTCTCTATCAATATCAAAAATACTTCTAGCCATATTATTTAATTATTTAATAGTTAAATCTACATCTGCTCTATGAGTAATTTTACCATCTTCAACAGTAGAATAATTACGACCTACAGTAACACGAACTTCAACTTCAGGATTAGCTACTTCAAAATCACTAATCAACTTGAGAATATCATTCTCTAAAGCCTTTGCATTCTTCTTAACTTCATTGATTGTCTTTTCCATAATTTTATAAGTTTAAATGAGTTTCTACATTATTTACTACACACAAAGGACATTCATCAGTTAACATATAACCAACTTCATCAGAACAAAAACCGTTTGATTCAAGCCAATCTACAGCTCTTTCGTTATCATCAGCAGCAGTTTCATTTTCTGTAAAATCCTCAGTTACGTCAGCAACTTCAATTTGTCCTATATTATAATTTAATATACTTATCCACATGTTATAGCATTAATTAAATTGTCAACTTCATCAGCAAGCTCTTTAGCCATAGGATGAGGAGCTCCACTAACACCATTAGAACGTAAATTAATATAATGATTCCAATCATCAACAAAAGCAGTATGAACTACTTGAGTTTTAGTATTAAGAGGAAGAATTTCTCTAGCTTGTTGCGCAGTCCAACCAAGTTCACGAGTCTTACGATAAACTAAATCACAAACTTGAAGACCATAAAGGAACCAATCAACAGCAGTCCAAGTTTCAGCATATTGGTCTTGAATTATACCATTATTATAGATTTCATCATCATTAAAGAAACCTTCTGTATAATCATGACCTTCATCAGTAGAATCAACATCTGGAATCCAAGGAAGTTTAGCAACAGTTATTCCATTACCAAATTTACCTTTATCATAAGCACAATAACGAGTAGATTCTTCTACAATACTATTAACTCTATGACGATTAAGTTCACGACTAGCACCAATATCTGTTATAAAACAAACAGTAGTTCTTGGCATATAATAAGGACAATTAGGAGTTGTATCTATAAACTCAAGAGTGTCAATAGCATAATTTTCTATTATTACTCTAAGATTTGTAGTAACATAAAGATAACCATCATGATTATTTGTTCTACTATATTTATTATGCTCATATACCCCTTCCCACATAGCAGCAGCTCTAGGCATGAAAGTAGGAAATTTAAGATGAACTGTAGCATGTTCACAACAACTTAAATGAAGACTTGTTAAATCTACATCACCATAAGCATTTGGAGCAAGTATTCGTTCATATGGATTCTTAGGATTAACCTTAGTGAGATTGAAGAAATCATGTCCTTTAAATATAGTTCTAAGAAGAAAATCATAAGCATTTTCATCTTTATTTTTAGGAGTACTTTGATAGCAAACACGAGCACATCTAGCTATATGTTTAAAAATAGCATCAAGTGTATAACCTTCTTGTTTCCAAACTTCAACACTAGGATTTACAACTTTAATCATATTATTTACTTTTTACGTTTAACAAAATCTGTTCCAGCTTCATAATCTTCATGAGATATAGCAACTATATTCTCTTTATGTTCACTAGTAACAGGAATTTCTTTATCATCAGCAGATAAATTATATACATATCCATCTTTATCTTTGCAAAGATGTTCAAAACCATAAGCAGCTATAATTTCATTAGTTACATCTTTCTTACTGGTTTCTTCGATAAGAATAAGTTTATCTGTTTTAACAAGAGTAGAAATATCAATGAAAGATTTCTCTACCCGCCCCGTAGAAGGTATGGTAGGTTCATGTCCATTATCGCTAGCTTGCCAAGCTAATAACATATTACAATAATTGCCTAAATCTTGAATAGTATCAAACATACTTTCATCTTCAACATTAGGATTACTGTAACCTTGAAAATCATCTTCAATAAGATGAACCAAACGATTAGCTTTATCATACATTCTAGCTAGACCATATCTATAGCCTAGTTTATCACAACCTTTATTAAAAGCATTACCATAATCAGCATTCTTCTTAGCCATAAGATTAAGCATTTTGTTTTGTTGGTCACGTAATGCAACAACTTCAGGAGTTACAAGATGCTCTGGAACTACTCCATTAAGCACCGCTTTCCAATACTTTAAATCACTTTCTGTCATAATTGTTATTATATTAAATTAAATATCAGTCATTCCCACAGCTTCAATAGTTTTTCTACTATGTAAATGAATCAGATGGTTCTCCATACATTCAGCAGTAGTTTTATCGAGAGGAAAACTAAGTTTATCTTGTAGATTATAATATCTAGCAAAATCTTTAATATCATCGAACCATAATATGTGGCAGCCTATTTTAAACATCCATTCTTTATAACCTAAATATTTATAAGTATTTTCATAAGGATTTTCATAATTATTAATATCAGTAAATTTATCGACATAACTAGCTCTTGAAACCATGAATGAACCAATCTTAAATTCACCATATCTAAATTGAAATTTAGTTTTACCACTAAGAATATAATCAACATATAATTGATTAAATATATTAATAGCAGTTTCAAGTGGAACTAAAGCACCTCTACTAGTTTCAACCCAATTAGGTTTATCTGGTCTAATTCTAAGTTGAGTATTAGGAAATATAGTATGATATAATACACTATCCATAGCTTTAATTCTTCTAGTATCAGGATTTGCATAATATCTAGTATAATGAATTTCTTTTTTTGTACCTCCTTTTCGCCATTCATCAATAGTTTGATTAGCTTTAGCTAAAGCTTCTTTATAATTCTTTTCAGTTTTAACTTTATATTCAGCTTCTCTTTTGCGAAAAGCTTCTTCCTCAGCTTTATCTTTAGCTTCTACTTCTGTAACATATTCATCAGACCATTTCTTATTAAGCTCTGCCCAATTAGTTCCTTTATGAAGACAAAACTTTGTATAGAACTTACATTTTCTAATATGTTCTTTTTGTTTATCAGTAAACAAAGCATCATTAAGAATAGCATTAATAGAAGGAAAGTTAACTTTGTAATTATTAATATAAAATACTTTATCTGATAAAGGTTTACATCTAGGAATAAACTTATATTTCTCTACAAGAGTTTTAATCTCTACAAAATATTTATTTCTATTATCTGCAATATAATTATTGTAAAGAATAAGTTTACTTATAGAACTAAGTACTTTATATTCATTATAAAACGTTTCAAGATACTTTTTAATAAGATACTTTGTATGCATTTTAATAAGTATCTTCTTATTCTTCGGTTCAGTTATATCATAAATAGGAATATCTTCATCAGTTTTATAAATAGTATAACCTTCAGGAAGACCACGTTCAATATAACAAGCATATTCAGTTCCTTCTTTAATTACAGCTATTTTGCGTTTACGGTCAATACGAGCCATACAAGCTCCTTTAAGACCACCACACCAGCCTTCTCTATCCCAATTATTTTTAATATAATAAGGAGTAAGTTTAACTGCTAATGATATTCCTCTATGAAAGAAATAACCATAAGCAAAACAATAGCAGTGATAACTACTATCATAATATCCATATTCATCTCTGTGAATACCTTCATGGATACCTTCGCTTTTAGTAACAGCATGTCTAATTCTTTGTTTCTTAGGTTCAGCACCTACTTTACTTTTAGTCATAATTTTACTTTTTAAATGTTCTACAATAAGTACATTTTCTGTAATATTTTAAATTTTCGTATAACGGATTGAAATTTGGGTCGTGTATAATTATTCCACGATTTGCCAAAATGTCTCATAGCAAGCTAAAAAGTGACAAATTTTGAAACTTCGATACACGTACCGGATTTGTATGCCAGGGCACTTGAAATAAATCTAATATTTCAAATTCTCGTGTAAGGCGTTCAAATTCAATTTGTTACGAAGATATAAGCAGGCATGAGAAAGCCGCTCACGTAGCAAGGAAAGTAGGTCTAAGCGTACATGCCTTTTACGGGGCGGCTTTCATGCTAGCTGATTATATATTTAGTTGATATACTTCTCCATCAACTTGATTATCTACAAGTTTAAGTTCAACATTAGTATCTTCAACTATAGAATTAAGAATAGAATCTTCAATAACTTCTTTAGGAATAGAAAATTTTAACCTACTATAATTATCTCTTTCAGCTCTATAAAACTTGCCATCAGTATTACTCATACTAATAGCTAGAAAATAATCATTTCGTTTAATAGTTATATTCCATCGTTTAAGAAACTTATAAAACATTCTAAACTTTATTTCTCTACTATATAATCTTCTAAACTTTGGCGAATACCAAGTTTTATGTTTATCTAATTCTTCTTTTACATTATCATAAGCGTTTAAATTCATTATTGTATCTACTTTTGAATATCAACTAACTTGCAATGGAAGGGCACATTCTTAATGCCTGACCTCTCACGAAACTCACAAGTTGCAAGTTTACCAATAAAATCTTCTTTATGTTTGAGAATATATTCTTGTCTTGAATGGTCAAAATTACCAGTAGCTTCAAACAGTTCATCATTAATGTCATTTTGTAGAACAAACTTACAAAGATTAGTTCTAACTCCTTCAGGAACAACATCAACAATTTTGAACTTAGCATCATCAACTCGTTTATATTTAAGCATAGCTAAATTACGAGCACCAAATTGATAAGCAGAATTAACATCACGAATAATAAGACCTTCAAAACCAAGACTAATAAACTTATCTCTGAATCTTGTAGCATCATCAATATTACTAATATTAATATCAGGCAATAATATAAGTTTACTCTTATTATTAAGATGCTGTTCATAAGTATCAAAAGTATAACATAATCTACTTATGTTATCAATCTTAAACTTACGTCTAGCTTCATAACTCATATTATCAATAGCAATATCATAACACCAATATTGAAGAAGTAGATGTTGAGGAAGCTTTTCATTCTTAACAAAACTATTAATATCGTTTACTTTATAACCAGGAATATAAAGTTCACCATCAAGGCAAGCTCCTTCTTCAATCATAGCATCAAGTAAATCATCTTTAATAGCTGGAAGAATTACTTCATCCATCCAAGTAAGTTTAGAAGTCCAATCAGTACCTTCTCTAGAACGATAAGTAAGTCTAACAGGATTAAACATATCATTAGTTTGTTCAGCACCAACAATACATCTAACACCATTAATTTTATACTGACCTAAATAACTACGTTTATCAAAAGGTTTATTATCTTTAAGTACTTTTGCAAGCATTGGAAGAACAAAACCTTCATCAGTAGTATTATTCTTTGGGAGATAAGTATTAAGAAAGTTAAGAAGATTAACATCACCTTCTATTTTTAAAGGAGCATTATCTTTAAGTTCAGAAGCTTCTTTATATCCTTCTTTACGTTTAGCTTTAATACGAGATTCTATTTCGTTACCTCTACTAAGTTTAGCTTTAATTATTTCACTATGTTTATGTCCTCCTACAACACCATAATGAACTATATACTCATTATCTTGACCCCATTCATGAATACTCCATGAAATAGGGTCGCCTTTAGCATTTCTTTTAAATAGTATCATATATTAATTTTAAGTTTACTAATAAGTTTAGCTCTAGCTTGAGCATTTAACTGAGCAGCACTTTGAGTTTTCTCTTTCTTAGGTTTTTCAAAACCTTCAAGAGTTCCTTCTTTAGCTTTCTTTCTAGTAGTACGAGTAGTCTTCTTTAAACCTTTCTTCTTATCATATACGATAGGAGGATTATATTCTTCATATTTAAGATTACGTTTATGTAAAGCTACAAGTTTAGAAACATATTCGTCTCTTTTATTTTCATCAATCCACCCTTGTTCAAGAGCATAATTAATTCCATACAGAGTACGACTAACTTCATATTGATAAGGAGTACCAATAGTTTGCATCATTCTCATATCATCTTTAATACGAGAACAATCAAGACGAACACAAGCTTTAGCAACAAATTCATCAGCACCACAAGTACTAATATCTTTGATAGCCATAGCTTTAACTTGTTCATCTATTATCATAGTATAAGCTTTTGGAAATCTTACCATTGTTTAGCTATTAATCTGAATATTACAACTTTATCTGGTTTACCTAGACGACCATGAGCATATTGAGCCATAGCACCAATATCATCAGTTTCTCTAGTTTGATACATTTTCGTAGGTGTTTTACAAGTATGAGTATCATAATCGTAATTAAGAGGAATATGAACAACATCTTTAAAAGGAATTAATTCATTTAAAGCATCATAATCTTCAGTACCATCATGAAAATCTACTTCTCCATACGAAAATATATTGTCTTTATCAAGGTCAAAAGTAATACCACCTCTAGTTATAGAAATAGCTCTACCTTTATCAAGTAGAGCTTCTTCTTTATCACTTATCCAAGTCATAAGAATACGAGTTTGTGATTTGATTTTATTACCAGCTTTCTCAGTATGGCAAATCACAGTCTGATAATCTTTTGAAATAGGCATCGGTATCACTCTTATCTTTTCTGTATCGGATTTCGACATATCTAATAGTTTCTTTAATAAAAGTATCTATTTCATCATTATTGAATTTATCATGTAAATCAGCAAAATCTTTACACTCATAATTCTCAAGTCCAAATTCTCCACGAGTAATAAAAAGATAAGGAATACCATAAGTTTCTAAAAGATAATCAGCACCATCACGTCCAGTCCTATCAAAATCTAGAAGACTAACAATCATACCTTCATTATTAAGTCTTTTTCTAAGCCAAGTATATTCATTAACTTTAAGTCTATAATTTTCACTAGGAAGATTAATAACTCCAATATTAAGAGTTTTTCCATCCGACCCGTAGAAGATATGTTTGCTTAGATGACTGCCTAAACTTAATCTATCTTTACTAGACTTAGTTATAATAATATAATCATAATCTTCTCTTTCTAGATTAGGAAGACCTTCAAGTACATTACAATTAGTTACAAACTTTAATTCCTTAGTTCTATCACGTAATGGAAAATATAGTTTAATAAGATATACTCCAGATTTATTACGACCAAGCATATAAGCATAACAAGGGTCATTTTTAGCATCTTTATATTTAGGAGTAGGATTAGTTACTCTATCAATATAATATTGCTCAACTGGAATAACAAAATGAGTATTAAGATAATTCAAATCTACATTTAATTTAGCCCATATAGCTTTATCTTGACGATTCCAACTACGAGGAACAATTTCAATAATAGCTTTTTTATTACGAGCTTTAACGAGAGCATTCTTTATAGATTCGTCTACATCATAATCATTAATATGATTATCAATTTCATACGAAAACGTTCTATAAATATGACTTAGTACAAAATAAAAATCTTGTTTATTATTTGTACTAATTGGTCTTTCATATACAATACTTAGTACGTAAGCTACTACACCATACACATCATCAAAGAAACCAGCACCACCAAAATCACGAACTTTAAGTCTACCCTTGGAATTGTATGCAATACCCATACTACCATCAGTATCATCATCACGAAATACAGAAGTAATAAGATGATTATGTTCAACACAATCTCTAACTACTTCTAATGGTATATCTAAGTATTTACTTACAATTTCTTCTTGACTTACTCTAGATTCTATAAAAGCTTTTGTAAGTTTACTTGTGTTAGCATTACGTTTCATATTGATAAAAAATTAGGGGCAACAACAGTATTACTACCATCGTTACCCCTTAGAACATTAAACTTTAGTTGAGAATTAGTAGGCAAAGAGATAACTCTTCACTTATCTACTTAGAATGGAAGGTCATCTGTAGCAGTTGGGTCAAATCCAGCACCAGCAGGAGCACCACCAGCAAACTCACCACCAACAGGAGGAACTACTGCACCACCAGTCATACCAGGCATACCAGGAATACCAGGAACACCAACAGTAGGAGTCTTATTAGTCTGCTTAGGAGTAATACTTTCCTTAACCTTATCGATAGAAAGAATAACAGGAGGAAGAATCTTTCCTTCCTTCATCTTAACTAGTTCAATAGCACCAGCACCAACAAATGAAGTAAACTGCAAATCTTTACTACGGTCAACATCTACCCAATCACCTTTACGATTACGAGTAGCACGAAGCAACTTAATCCAACAAGAAATAGGTTTACCATTACCATCCTTAAAGCAAGGCTTAGCAGTAGCACCATCAGCAAGATTAAATTGACCATTAAGCATAGCAGCAACATTCTCAAAGATGTGACGATAACCATTAAGAACATCCTGTGCATCTACTGCATTATACTCCAAATTGCCATTCTCATCTTCAGTATAATCTTCAAATGTAAGAGTAAGAGCATCTTCCTCTTCAGGAGTCAGTTCACGACCTTTAAGATAGAATACATCAAGAAGATGCTTTGTCCAATTAAGAAGAGCATCTACTTGCCAAGCATTCTTACCACCAGGAATAGTATCAACATTACTCTCAACTGGGAAGAAAGTCTTAGTAACATAACGACGTTCCTTAACATTATCATGATTACTAGCAAAAGTAACTACGAGACGAGGCATCTTCAAACCGGCAAAAGAATTACCTTCTGCGCTCTGAGACCACTCTACACTTACAGAATCAAGATGAGCCATAAATAAACCATTAGCTGGGCTAGCATCTTTCTCATGAAATTTAAGACGAGCAGCAGCTACTGTGTTATTACTAATACCTCTACGATTCTTCTTTGCAGCACCATTTGCAACTGCTGCTGCTTCTTTTGTTACATCTGTCATAACTTAATTAAGTTTTAAAACGATTATATTAATTGATTAAAAAAGGGAACTGATTTGCTCAGTTCCCTATAATAAAAAAAGCGAATGAATATCTAATGAATGAACTAATTACTCAGCAGGTTCAGCAGCCTTATTAGCAGCTACACGAGCAGGCTTCTCATCAGTGTACTCACCAAGAGGATAATAGATAACATCAACAATCTTATGACCATCGTTGAACTTACCTGTCTCACCAGCCTTAACATCAACAGAGAATACACGCTTCAAAGCAGTCTTATCTTCCATATCAGCTTTAAGCTGCTCCCAGTTGTTTGTATCAGAGAAGTTAAGCTTCAAACCAGTACCAACTGCATTACCACTAGCAGCAAGCTTACAACCACTGAATGCCTGAGTCTGTGGACTCTGCATCTCATCAACTGTATAATGCTCCTTAATCTCATCATCTGTAGCATCCTCATTAAGGTTGTAAGCAGCAATAAGCTGAGCACGATTAGTAGCAATGATAGCATCAACATTCTCATCATAGAGCTTCTTCTTCTCTTCCTTAGTAAGACGAACAGCTACAGTAGCTTCTGAACCATCCTTCTTAAACATAGGAACACCCTTAGCAATATACCAAACAGTAAGAGACTTAATACAAGCTTCTACACCCTCAGAAGTTTCAAGGTCGAAACCATTATTCTTAACATACTCCAACAAATCGGCATTTTCCTTAGCCATTACAAGTGCTTCAACATCAGCGATATTATTAGCAAACATAATGTTATCACCAGGCTGCAAACCAAGAGCCTTAGATACAGAACCTGTGATAGCAAAACCACCCTTAGTAGTAGCAACAATAAGCTGAGGCTCAGCATTAACTACACTACTCTTAACACCACTTGCAACTGCTGAAATACAGAATGATAAACCGTTAATCTTCATAACTTTAAATATTTAAATTGTTAATAAAATAATTATATAGTATAATACTATTTACACACTAAATTGTTCCTTACTCTGGAGAAACTTCACCATTAGAAATTTCTTCAATATTTACAAAGTCTTCATCATTAGGAACTGAATTGGCAAAGACTTCGGATAATTCATCGTCTGACATAACACCCATAAGAATATCACTAGCTATATCACGAGCACCATACATAAAAGCACGATGTCCAATCATGATACGAGTATATTTCTTAAAAGTATCTTTAGTAAATAAGTCAGCCGTATTAGCTTCTGTATAAGAGAAATGACCTACAGCATGAGTTTCAACTACTTTACCATATATTCTCTTAAACCTAGTAAACTTATATTCAGTAACATAATCTGTAGGAGTAGCCTGAGTTCTAATAACAGGAAACTTACCTTCTTGAGCTACTTTCATAGCTTGTGGTAGATTAATACACTTAATACATTGTTCGTTAATTTGAAATTCGTTGTATATTCTACCTTTTAAATCTTTATAATATTTAAGAGGATAAACACCAACTATTTCATCGTCTGTTTTACTTTCAGCTTCTGCTTTGGTACGACATTTAACACAATACTGTGGAAGTAGTGTCTCATCATAAACATTATTGCCATCAGTATACTTATACTGAGGTACATAATCTTTAGTAGTTTCCCAGACTATACCTGCCCTTGACAACAACGCTTTGACGATATGAACATCAACACCGGTTTTACCATTAATTACATGGATATGTTCTATACAAGTACTAAAAGGTAATCTTAAATCTTGTGCTCTCATAAGAATAGCAAGACCTTCATTTACACTCTTAACACCGCCTTTTTCTGTAGCAATAATCTTCTTTAGAAATACTTCTGCATTAGCAAGTTGTTTCTCATCAAGAAGATTTAGAACATGAATACCAGTATTAACATCATCTTGTCTAACAATCAAACTACGATTGCTACCATTTTCATCTTTAGTATCATTCATTATTTCAAAGAGCTTATTAGTTCATTTTCTAATTTCTGCTGCAAAGATAAGAACTTTTTCTTAATCAACAATACAATAAGCATTATTATTATCAACTTTAACATTTCTATCAAAATCGTTAATTATTGTATGATTGGCTGGAACACTCCTATCTTCTAGTTTTTTCTCCTCTAACGTGCTTCTATAGAATAAGGTATATAATAGTACCTCATTACTGAAATGAACCTTAGAAAGCCTATAGAAATAGCTCTCAATAGTATCACATAGCGGAGAAGTGATTATAACCAAATCAATATCAACATCTAAAGACTTGTCAGGTGACGCACCACAAGAAATTACATTTATCTTATGACTATTCATAAGTTTCTGTGCAAGTTTCTTTTGAGCAATAACACCTAGAAGTTTAGGTTGACCTTTCTTTGGACCACTTTTTATAAGAATAGGATTTCCATAATCATCTACAGCAGGAACGTTATCTACTTTATCATGGCAATTAGCACAAATCCTTTTACCAGATTTATCATTAAGATAATCAGTAACAAGATTAGCAAATTCACCATACTTGTTTATAATGAGTATGTTCTTGTCTAAATTATCATTGACTATATCTAAGATATAACTAAGTTTATCTTTAGAACTAGCAAGTTTAGTACTACGTTCTCTAATAATATTATAAATACTATCAGCACGTTCTTTAATAGCAGAAGGACTATAAAGTTTATCTATGTCTCTATTAAATTCTGAAGACATATCTAAATGATTATCCCAACCATTAGTACGAGCAATAGCATCACATATCATCATACTAGAACAATTAGTAGCACTATTTCCCAATCTAGCATACTTGATATTATCAAAGTTACCAAATATAGCTAGAGCAGTAGAAATTTCCCTATTATAATAGTTCATTTCTTTATCTAGTTCAGTGTCAGGTGTTATAGTTAACCCTACCAAACACTCTTTTACGGGGCGGTTAGTTCTAACTTCATCAATAACATTTTGACTAAAGTTACCAATACTAGGAGCAACAGTATAGAAATCATCCATAGTTTTACTATCTAGTAGTTTACTAAGAATTACTAGATTAAACTTAGATTTTTCTATCATAGCTATATGTACAAAATGAAATATACTAGGATTATAAATTATAGTCAGTAAAGGACTATATTCATTAATATGTTCAGCAGCATATTCCGTAGTTAAAATCCTAAGATTTCCATTATGTATTACAGTACGAAAAGAATTATTCCATATTTCATTGTTCAAACTAGTTAAATAACTTTCAATACTACTTCTATCTGCAAAATCTTTCACAATAATAACAATACTAGTCGTAGGAGACTTATTGTAAAGTTGTGGAAGAATATAAAGCAGAGGTCTTAGAGCATCAAAAGGAGCAGGTATTACAAAAGTACCTATTCCTTTATTCATTCTCCAAACATCAACAGCATTTAAATAAACTTGTTCTTCTGTCATTATTCTTCTTCATTATCAAATAAACTATTATACATACCAAAGTTCTTTTTTAATAGAGCTTTTCCACTAAGAGTTTTATTCTTTGAATTACCTTTCTGATTAGGACTTATTCCAAGTTTAATAGGATTAATAATCTTATAAGCTTCTTCATAATAATAAGCATAATTTACATTACGCTCACTAATATCTTTATCATCAAGTAAATTAAGAATTTGAACTGGTTTTCCACTAGCTAAAACACTACGTTTACCAGTAAGTTTATGCTCTTTCATAATCACAACTCCTCTAGTAGATACATAGAAACGAACATGAGGTTGACTACGAACTTCAACACGTTTTCCATCTACTACTTTTTCATAAACAACTTCAAACTGTTTACCAACATTTTGAGTTTTACAAAAATCAAGAATATCTTTATGATTACAAAGAGTTTCCATTACAGATGTACCATGAGCAAAATACTCAAATACAGCAGTAGCTACAATAGGCATATCATAACCTTTTTTAAGGTCTTTAATATACTGCTTTGGGTCAAGAGCACCTTTATACTCAAGTTTATCGTTACTTTGAATATCAAAATAGTTATTCACATTAAGACTAACAAGCATCTTATAATGTTCATCATCAGCAGACATTCTATTAGTCTCATTCCATTCCTTACAAATTTGATTATAAACATCAATTTTATCATAAGGAAGCTTTATAACGATACCATCTGTATTAGCACTAACAACATGTATTCCAGCAAGTTCAAGAGATTCACAAAGAGTCATTGTCATTAACTGACCATTAATAGTAACTCTCATCTGTGCAAGTCTATCATAAAGCCAATAATTTTCATAACCATATTTACCATAAATAGCATTGATTACAATCTTTAATGCTTCAGCTGCTAGACTATTATGTACGCCAGGAACTACAAATCCATCTTCATCCTTAGTATGTTTACACTTAACACGCGTCTGTTTAAAGTAATCTACCATGTTTACAAACACCTTAGTATTAAGATGTTCAGGTACTACTTCATAACTAATCATTATACTCGGATAGTAGGATGTATAATCATGATGAACATAAACATATTTATTAGTACTTTTAAGTATTACAGGTTTGTCTTGAGTATGAATACCTCCAGTAGCTAGAGTATATGTTGTACCATAAAAATCTATTTCACGTACAAAACTATCTTTATTAGTTCTATATATTACAACTTTCTTCATTTCTTCAAGTAAATCTTGAAGTTGTTTAGTTTTAAACTTAATATGAGGAAATATAATACGTTTAAACGATAAAGCAGTTCTTTGAGTACGAAGATTTTTAAAAGCATCTTCTTTAAGTCCACTACGTTCAGAATAGAACTTATTAAGAAGCTTATCAGCAATATTACTTCTAGCACTACATAGAAGATTAAGTTTAAAAGCATGACCTAGACTATATCTAAGCTTAATCTCATCAGGCTTTTGTCTAGCTATCTCACAAACAAGAAATACATCATTCTTATTATAATGAAGCATAGGCTTTATATGTTTAGGCATAAGATACCTATCAAAGTCAGCAACAAACAAATGATTTAATTGTTCATTAGTCATACCTTTATATTCATCTTTTTTCCTATATACATCACCTTCTTCATCATCTATTGGAGGTAGCTTAAAATCAAGAAGATTATACCATTTAAGATTAATACTAACTTGCTTTAAACTTTTACCATACTTCTTACGTTCACCAGTATCTTTATCTACATTTACTCCAGCAGAATTAAGAGCATAAACTTTAAACAAATCAACAGTTACATAAGGTAATCTATACTTACGAATAACATTAAGTAGAGGGTCATTCCATAAAGCATCTTTATCATCTTGTAGAGATATTAGTTTATTATTCACTTCTTTAAGAAATGAACAAAGTTGTTTACTAGTATCAAAACGATTCCAATACATAAGGAAAGCTCTAGTCATCATATCATCATAAGCTTGATTGTTATAGCCAAATAAATCATATCTGTCTACAGTACCATCATCTTTAGTTATAGGACGCATCTTCTCAAAGAAGTCTATCAGTTCTAACATCTGTGAATCATCTGTATCAGTAACATAAAATATCCAACTCTTTACACTATCAAGTCTAGACTTAATTTCTTCAACTGTTAAAGTATCAGTTAAAGCACCTTTACAATCTGCAAATTTATCAAGATAATCTCTAACATCTACAAAAGTAAATGAAATCATATTCTCGAATACTTCTAAGTCTACAGCTAAACTATGAATCATTTATCAATTTAATTATTTCCATTCCATTATAATTATTATCTTTATTAGCAGTAAGCCATTTAACTAGACGATTACGAAATTCATCGTATTTATCATCATCTATAAACTTAATAAAAGGAGAGAAATTTGTACTGTAAACAAAAGGAGATACATAATATAGTTTATCTTTACCTTTAGTAATATCAAAACCAAAATTAGTAGCAGCATTACCAAGAAGCATTATCTTCTTGATATTATTAATTCTAATATCAGCAAATGTATGAAGCATACATCTATTAGCTATATATTGATTTACAGGACAACGTTCATCAAGCTTACAACGAATAAGAGGAACAATATAAGGGTCTAGTTGTTCTAGACCCCCCGTAAGAGATGTGATAGTTTCCTTTACTATTTCCACATACTTACTAAATGTCATTCCTCTATTCTTATAAGCATTGTAATCAACATTAGGTACAACAATAATCATACCTGACATTGGATTACCAACACCACTAAGACATTTGCACTTAGTATTAAACATACCTAAAGCACAATCATCACATACGTTGGAAGCCATAAGGTGATAAGAAAGTATATGGAAGACAAGTACCTCCAGGGTATTTACTAATAGTCATAAGACTAGGAAAGTTACAACCATTTTCAATACGCTTACGAGCTTTAATTTTATCACTTCTTTTCATAATTAATTAATCTTTAGTAGGTTCAACATAATCTTCTACTTTAGCATAATTGCCAGTATTGTAATCATCATATACAGAAGCAATAAACATGAACATATTATCACGTTTACCCCAAGTTCCATCTAATTTACGCTTATAACCATAAACAATAACTGTACCATCAACGCTAGCTTCAAGTTTAGCAACTTTATAATATTGATGTTTAACACCCCAAGCACCAGTTACATCAGTCAGATAAACATTACCAACTTTAATAGGACAATTAGCAAGAATATCAGCAGTTGCTGCGTCGTTAAGAGCATTCATACGATTCTGATAATCTTTCTTTATTTCATCGCTTTTATTAATGTAACATTGTACACGTTCTTTAAAAGAAGGACTATTACTTGTATTACACATTTTATTTAATATTTTAATTTTCAATTTGAGCGCATTAAATAATTTTCGTGATTAATTAATCGACTAAACTATTCAAATTGCTTAAAACTCAACAAAATTGTCATCTGATGAATTTGGTATCACTTCAATGTTCCATTCTGCCAGCGAAAACTCGACACTTTCGTAAACATAATCAGGACGAACAACAACACCTTTATGATAATTATCATCAATAATAACAATAGTAGCATCTAAGAGAGTACCAATAACAGTACGACTATTATCTTTTTTGGTTAACTTTACAGTATCACCAAGGTTCAAATCATTTTCATCAAGAATACCATTTGATATAGTATCTTTAATTCTAGCTACATCTTGTTCTTTTTGTTTAAGAACTCGAACTAGTCTAACAAAGCTATTATTATCAATATCCATATCTCAAATACACTTTTTCTTTAGCTCTACTAACAGCAACATAAAGCCTCTTATTAATATCACTAGCATTAGTGTAAGGTCTACCATACTTATCATAAACAATATCCATAACATCTACCATGCTTACATTGTAAGTTGAGCCTTGAGACTTATGACTACTAATAGCAAAACCATAATCTAAATCTCTATAATAAAGAATAGAACCGTCAGGTCTACCAATATTAACAAGAAGAAGACAAGATTCTTTAAACTTATAATAAGCTTTCCACTTAGCAGCACGAATATCTCTACGAGCATTCTTAGCTTGTTGAATTAAATCATCAGCAATCTTACAATACATAGCCATAGTATACTTATCTCTATGGTCTATAATAAATAATGGAGAAGTAACTTGACCACCAAATACTGCTTGAAATTTAACCATGAAACCTTTAAGCTCATATTGTGGATGAGTATAGTTAGCTATCTCTTTTACAATATAATCTTCACTATTCTGAATAATTGCATCATTAAATTGGTCTACAATAGTGACATAAGAAGTAATCAAATCATTCTTAGTAATAACAGATTTTTCACTGTCTTTAATTATACTTTCTCTAATAAATTTATTCCAATTAGAAACAGCTTTATTAGTATAAGATATAACTTTGACATAATCAGTATTACGAGTAATTGATTCGTCACTAAATTGTTTCACAACTTCTTGCTGAAATTGAGCAGAATTACAAACTACAAATCCTTTAGTCATAGTATTATCAAATTTACTACGATTACGAGATATGTAATTTAAGAAGTTAAAAGTTCCATTATAAACATCACCACGAAGAAGTTCAGTAAGAGTTCTTATAGGATTATCTTCATCTTGTCGTACAATCTGTGTAAGTCTGAAAGATGTAACGCCTTTAAAAGCATAACTATCCTTCTCGTTTACAGGGGGGATTTGGGCATCATCACCACATAGTATAAGTTTAATACTATACTTCTTCATCATCTTATCAATATAAGTAACAAGACTACGATTAAGCATAGAACTTTCATCTACTATATATAGACGATAATCTTCAATCTTTATACGACCATAAGAAGCAAAAGTAACATTGTTAATATCAAACTTTTCAATATCATAATTAGGTTTAAAACCAAAATCAGATTGAATAGTATTAACATTACAATGAGTACCTCTAATACTATTTTTAAGAACTCTACAAGCTTTATGACTTGGAGCACTTAATCCTATTTCAGAGAATGGTATATTACAATCTTGAAGTAAAGCTTTAAGAAGAAAAGTTTTACCAGTACCACCAGGACCAATTAAAGCACGCTTAAAATCTTTAGGATTATAAGGTTCATTAATAAACTTAATAAGTCCATTATAAGCTTTTGTTTGGTCATCAGTAAAAGTAAACTTTTTAGCTCTATTTTTATTAGGAGTATTTATAGTAAATTCATCAGTATTACTCATTATATATCCTCCTCATCATCTATTAAATGTTTAACATTATAATCATGACCAACTAGAGTTAAAATTCTATTGAATTTAGCATAAAGTTTACCATCAATTCTAACAATCCAACAAGAACAAATCCAATTATGACAAAAAGGTACATAACGATTAGGGTCTGCTTTCTTGAATATTCTATCACTTTCACTAAGAAGTAAACTAATATATTGTCTGTTTCTTTGACCAACTCTAGTAAATATACGTTCACATTTAGTTAAATCATAAGAATCTTCAGTAAAAGGAAGAGTTACTCCATCTTTACCTACATCACTTATATTAGTATCTTTGGTAAGTCTATTAATATAATCAAAGTACTTAATACGAACAGTAAAATTACCTTGTTCATCTTGAATAACTTGACCAGGAACTAATTTAGTTAACTTCTTATTAGGAAGTACAGTTGGTGCTCTACGTTTAGTAGAAGCTTTAGGCTTAAAGACAAATTTAAGCTTAGAATAATCTACATTCATTTCTTCTTGTTTGTTAGTTTATGTTCTTTCTTAATCTTCTTAGCTTCTCTAGCACTTATAGTACTATCTTCAAAATTAAGATTAGAAGGCTTAATAGTATTACTACCACGATTAAGCACATACCCACAATAATGGACAAGAAAATCAATTCTTCCCCAAGTACGAATACCAATAACTGCATTAATTGGAATGATAATATGATTACCATCAATTTTAGCAATACGTGATACACACTTTAAATCCTTTCTTTCATCATGTTTCTTCATTTTACAAAAAGTTTAATTAATACTATTATTATTTAATACAGCATGAATATAATCACGCTTTTCTTTATCATATTTAGCTCTAAGTATTCTAATCATATCTTGAGCACACATAAGATTATGTTTCCTAACTCCAAATATAACATTAAGAGCTTTATGAAAATCTTTAGTAGAAAGCATAGTATTATATATTAATTTAAAACCAGCTTTACTATTAAGAGCTTCACTATTATGAAAAGGAATAAATGGTGTTCTCATAACTTTATTATTTTAATTATTAATATTAGAAGTTCTGCTTGGTTTCGCACCATAAGTCGTATTACTACACTTAGCAGAACTTAATTACTCTAGCCTCCCCGTAGAGAATCTAGAATATAATCATTTTCCTTTTCTAACTTATCACATACATTAATTATAAAATTAATACCAGCATGTCTAACAGCAATTATATCTTTAATTACAGTAATCATATCATGTTGACTTAGTTTCATAAGAAAATATATAGTTCTAAAACCTCTACGAGTATTAAGAGGAAAGTTATAAGGAATAATATAACCTGTACGTCGTATCATAGTCTACCCTTTCTTCTTCTAATAGCTCTACGTCTACTTTCTCTACGTTGAGATTTACCATCAGGAATACTACTACTACAAATTAAACCTGGATGTTCATCAGCTCTAACTATTATACGTTGTGTATTATAATAGTTTCTAACATCACCTACATATAAATCTTCGTCACCCATAATTTTATACTTTAAAATCTCTTTCTATGTTAACATTACTATTATGATGAAGACTAGCAAAACGTAAATGACGTTGAATAGCAGTTTTAATACCAAGTCTTATAGTCATTTCATTATACTTATCATCTTCATCATCAACTTTAACAGTTATATTGTATTTATATAAACTCATGATTTAAATATTTTATCAAGAATATCTCTAAAATTAGGATTATCTATTACATATTGTGCATCAGCTTCATTTTTAAATACTGGATTACCATAATAAGTATAAAGAGAATTTTCAATTTTACAAACTGAATAATGTGGTGCTTCTAAAAATTTATAATAAGCAATAGAATAACCTACAACTTCTTTAGTAATATCATATTTCCAATTGCCATTAAAATATCTAGCAATATCCATAAGATTAGCTAGAGCAATTAACTTCTCTCTAACTTCACATGTTTTATAACCTGTAAAATCTTTAATTTCACTAAGATAAGTATGATAATTATTATCTTTAGCTAGCTTATATAATTGTTCAAGACTTAACCATTTACGTTTAAAACGAATAATACCTTTATCTAAATCGCTATTATCTTTATCAATTACATAACCATTAGGTAAATCAAATTCTACAGATTTTAATTTACTAGGATTATCATCTCTAAATAAAGGTTCAATTTTGTAATACTTATCTTTAGTATTATTTTTAGGAATTTCTACAAATACTACAGATTTAGTATCAGGTCTTCTAACATGTGAACATTCACCAAATATATTAATTCTTTTATCTCTAGATAAAGCATCATCATTTCTATCGCTAGCAGATATATTACTACTAGAACAAATAGTAGCAAGAGAACAATCACAACAAGAATCGCTTTCGGTTACTTCATATGATTTGCCATTATACTCAATTTTAGTACCAATATCAAACACTTTACCTAGTTCATTATTATTTCTATTTGTTGTCATAATTAATTCTTATTTTAAATGGTTTATTAATACCGTCATAAGAAACAGTTGTATGATATATTATATCATGGTTCTTATGTTTAAATTTATTATATAGAATTTCAGCTATAGCACTTATAGTAAAGTAATCAATAGCATTAGTATTAAAACTAGCTTTAATTTCATTACGTAAAAGTATTATAGCTTCAGTGTCTTTATTCCTAAGTTGAGTTTGTGTTACAACTATCATTTTATTTAATATTTTATTTTGTGATATAAAGCCCTCAAATTAATTTGCCGATAAATTTATCAACTAAATTAATTGAGAGCTATGAAACCTAGGAAAATACGCAAAAATCGAATTTACTCATAAATACCGGACTGCTCAAGCATGATTGCCTGGTCAGCCTGCATATCAGAGTAAATATCATCAAGTACATCATCACTAAGAATGATAGTACTTGGAGCATCAGGAAGTTTATTATCTTTATTCATATTAACTTGCTTTTTCAAGATGAACACTGGCACAATCAAATTGTACTTTAGTACCCAATTTACCTTTAAGACAAAGGTCTTTTACAGCACATTGTGGACATTTAACTCCACTAGGCATAATATTATATATATTACCAGCAATTACAATACCAGTTATAACATTTTCTTCCATAATTGTATCTATTAAACATTAAAAAACCACTACTACTTTCACAAGCAATAGTGGCATATCCTTTGATATTATGAAAATATAATACGTTTTACACACTTGTAAAACCTATATGAAACTATTATATGAAAAATAGAATAATAACACTAATTATAAGAGCAACAATAGTAGCAAATAATATACGTGCTTCTTTATTGCGTACTCTAATAGTTTTCTCAAGAGAATCAATTCTACCATAAAGAGCTTTATTGTGCTCTTCAAGAGTAGAAATACTTTTATTTTTATTATCTATTGTTGCATTAAGAGCAGCAATAATTTTTTCTTGATTACTTTGAATTTCTTCACTCTTATCAAGAGAATCTTTAAGAGTTTCAATTCTCTTTTCATTAGTAACTTGAAGTTTCTTGAATGTATCAACAGACTTATTAAGTCTACGTTCAACATCGTCTTTACGAAGAATAATATTTACTAATTCTTCAATACTCTTTTTACGTAACGTAGTTCTACGTCTTTTATCATTAGCTGATAATTCTTTTTCTTTCATAATACTCTTATGTTTTAATTATTCGTATAATATATTATCACTAAGTTCATCATAGCTAGCATCATCACCAACCATGATTTCACCAAATAAGTCATAATCATCAATATCATGACTAGTACAGAATGCGTCAATATCTTGAGCATTATAATCAAATTCATTATCTTGTATCATAACTGTTATTATTAATTACAATGCAAAGATAATGAATTTAATCTATCATGTCTTCTACGGGGCGGCTAGATTAACTATTATTTCAAGCAATACTAGCAGTCTTAACATTAAAAGGATGAATATTAACTATTCTACCTTTATAACCATAAGTCTTAAATCTAGACTTAGCAATTCTCTTAGCGTGACTAAGACCTTTACTAGTAGAAATCATAAGACTTCCATCAGCACGTTCTTTAAGTCTACTGCTCACAAAATAATATCTTGTACACATAATAAGTTCTCCTTATTAAATTAATAAATAGTAGTAGTACTATTTCTAGCACTACTACTTATAATTACTATCCGAACATAATCATACGAGCCAACTCCTTCAATAGCTCTACAGATACATCACTAAGTTCCATAATATTAGTAATGTGATTATAGTAACTATCATGCTCTACTGGAGTAGGTGTAGGATTACTAGACCAAGGATTGGTATACTCTTGACCCTCAGTAACAGCTTCCTGAACAATCTCAATCTTAGCACCACTAAGAAGTACTTGCAAACAATTAGGATGTTCAGCAATATAATTACCAGCAAATGCAGTCTTAGGATTATTGCGGAAAGCAGCAATAACACTAAATGAAGAAACAAATATAACATTTACTTCTCCTTCAGAATAATTACCTTCTTCATCAGCAACATAACCTTTAACTGGAGTATTAAGAGTAATAGATACTCTTTGCCAAGTAGTCATATCAGTTACATTAATGTTACGAACTGTAGTAGTTACTACATTGTTAGCTTTAACTTTCTTGAGTTCAGCACTCACTGTTTCAAAACTTTTCATAATTCTTTAATTTAAAATGTTTTATAATATTGTTTATTAACACTAATATATTATTTATCTAAATCACAATCTAGTTTAGCAAAACGTCTTACTTTAGTCTTTTCTTCATCAGTTAAATACTTACTAAGATATACACCTTTAAAACGTCCTTCACTATCAAAATCTTTAAAAGTTTTACTCATAATTACATTAATAAGATTAATAATTAAACTAGTACTATCTTCACAGACCGTACTAGTAACAGAACTTTATATTTATTTGGAAATGGGAAGTCTAGCATTATAATAATCAATTGCTTTATCTGTATCAAAGAGGTTTTCATTATAATCCTCTATTTCTTCAAATAAAGCTTCAGAAGCATTATAATAAGCTTTATAATCTTTAACTTCTTTACGTAGTTTAGTATTAGCTGTAACAGCATTAACTAAACTAATAGTACTACTAATAGTAGTAGCTACTAATATTAACAGCACAAAAACTGTAGATTTACTTACTTTATTCATCTTTATTATTTTTAGCATCAACAATTATATAACTACCACTTATAATAAGCAGTATAAAACCAATAATATTTATAATACTTATATCATCATCAGCACCATGAGTAATAAGTAAAAGGCTTAAAAACAACATAGGTATGACTGATAGTTTAAGTATATATTTAAATAAGTCTATATTCATAACATTAATAAGTTTAAGAGTTAAACGTCTGAGTATTAGCTATAGTATTATCAACTACTCGAAAAGCACTATACTAATGAACAGGCAATAGTATAGGAGTAACTATAGGAATAGTTGAAGTAGACTTATAGCTACTATTACTAGTTGATACACAAGCAATTAATGATACTATTAGAATTGCAAAGAGAGTAAAATATACTATATATGCAAGTACTCTATGAGTACGATAAGAAACATCATAATCATAAAGAATAACATCAATAATTACAGTAACAAATAGAATAATTATAAGTGAGATTAATAGTATAATCATGAGTATTATTAATTTAAAGAAGATGAGAAAGTGGGATTGTCTCAGCAACACTATCTTTAACTTTCTCACCTTTAATTACACAAACTTCTACATTAATACAATTATCATCATTACAATCATACTAATTACTCCAAGAATAATCTCAAAGTCAGCACATTTATTATATTCTTTTTGATTAAACATATCTTTATTTGTTTTATAGTTATTACTAGTGTAACAGAAATACCTCAGCTTTCACTACGTTCTAGCTTCGACTAAGGTTATATATATATATAATAACACGCATACGCACGCACGTACCTTAGAGCCTTTACTTTAGTAAAGGCGGTTACTTGCTATTGTCGCGCGCAAAGCACGTGCGCACGTACATTATTATAAAAGCATTAATGTTACACTTATATCTCACGTCTATTCACATGATTATAAGGATATTCATAATCATTAATATTATCATAAATATCCTCATAATCAATATCATTAATCAACTTCATTTTCATTTTCATCAACAATTACAACTGCTCTACTAAAGAAAGACATAGCAAGTTTACTTCTTTTATCTCTTGCTTCTTCAATAGTTTCAGCAGTATCCCAAGCTTCATAATCATCATAAGGTCTAATCTTAAATCTAGCCATAATATAGTTCTCCTATTTTAAATTAATACTAAAATAATGAGTAGTTTTAATACTTACTCAGGTACATTTCTAACATTGATTTCAACAATCTTATCATAAGCAACATAAAGTACATATTTATTATTAGTAAAATATACACCTTTTGTATCAAAATCATCTACTTCAACATTATTATAAACATTACCACTATTTGTAACAATAGTAACATTTACACTATCATCCTTTATAGGCATAATAGCTTCACAAATATTCATCGCTAAATAATTATTCATAATATAGTTCTCCTATGCTTTAAGTTATACATTCATTATCATTTGCAATACCAATAAAATAAGTCTTATAAAGCTTATAAAAAGTCTTATAAGTATTCTAATTTTGATACGCAGAATTTGTTTCTTTTTTGTTGTCAACTCTTGTAACTTTATTGTAGTCAACTTGAGTTGTTCTTGTAGTCAAAAGTGCAATGAGTAACAAGAGCAGGAGATTTCTCTCCCACTCTTGCATTTCATTACTCAGCTGGCTTTTCAGCAGGCTTCTCAGCCTCTTTCTCAGCTGGCTTCTCAGCTTCTGTCTTGACAGCAAACTTGTGTACAGTTGGAGCAAGATTCTCAAGGTCGAGAATAGTAGCTTCAACAGCATCGAAATCATCTTCTTTACGAAGAGCAAACTTTCTACCACAAGTAGCAAGTTTAATCTTAGTAAGTCTAGTATGATAAGTCACACCATCAGAACTCTCTTCTTCACCACTAATCTCGTTGGTGAAAGTGTCGCCATCTTCATAACGTTCAATAGTGACAGAAAGAGTAGCACCAATCAACAGATTATACCAAACTCCATCAGGAGTAACAGTATATTCCTTTCTGTCGAAGTCCTTGAAGTACACTTGTAAGAAGTTCGGTGTTAAGTACACTACGTGCATGAACTGACGCAATGACATTACCAACTCATTGGTAACACCTTCAACAAACTCACCAGTCTCCTTGTCTGCACTACGCTTTGGAAAGCTTTGCACAGTAATGAGGTTAATGAATTGTCTACCGTCTGCATTGGCAAATGTACGTACATTCTGAACTGTCAAATTAAGATTCATTGATTTCATAATAATAAGTGTTTAAATTAATGAAACTAGCCTAAGCTAGAGCATGAACCCGTTTCATGCCAAGACTTGTTTCTTTTCTTGTTGTTGAAAATTGATTCTTTCTTGTAGTCAAAATGTTGAATTTCCTGCTTGATAGGCGGGGGTATTGATATTGTCTTTATGATGGTGGGGGTCTAACTACATACCTCCTTGCTCATAGTTATTTATATAATTTTCTACCCCTACTTTTACTGCTTCTATTATTATCACTTACTTTATAATTTACTTTACCTTAATCTTCCTTTACTTTATCATTATAATTATTCATATAATCATTTACGTTACTTTTACTATTATCTTATATTCTTACTTTACTATTATTATCCTTACTTGTTTTATAGTTTTCTTTATCGCTACTACTTGTTTCATTTTTATCATTATCATTACCATTACTTTTAATTAATCATCACATTAATTTTACTATCACTTTACTTACTAATCGTGCTGATAATTATCAAATTTAGTTAATTCCGTTTAACTAATTATAATTTATTACTAATACTATTATTACTTTCATTATTATTATCTATATTTGCAGCAGTATTTCTAGCACCTACAGTATTACTATTTACTAAGTTAATTTCTGTAGGCTGAAATAACTTAATAGTACGGACACTATTCAAAGTATTAATTTAAAATATAAAATTATGGTTGATTTAAAAGTTAATTATCTTGGTCTTAATCAGACCCTTCGTATGCCTACTAGTATGAGTGAAATTGACATGAATGTAATTGCTGATTACGTTAAGCATGTTAATGTTAGTAAGAATTATGCTCTTATTGCTGTTGTATTTAAAGAGCGTCCTATTAGTATTGTAAGTCTTAGTAGACAAAATAAGAATGCAAGTGTTAGTGGTGTTGCTGTTATGATTAAGAGTAATACTGATGATGAGTTTATCAAAGACATTAAACTTGGTGAAACTATAGTTATTTCTCCTAGTGATATTGCTATGGGACATCATGTTAATTCTCCTGATAATGTTCTTACTCCTGGTTTCTTACTTAATCTTCTTCAAACTAACGCTGATTTAAATAAGAAACTTATGGCAGTTAATGTTCCTACTTATTTTGTAGATTTTAAGATTGTTCCAGTTTGTAATATTCATGGTTTTATAGGAAAGTATGTTCCTACTTCTAAATATTATATTACTCCTGATGCTGGAGAAACTGATATGGGTAAGTAATTACCTATTCACATCTTCTACGGGGAGGCTTTAAAAGCTAAGGGAGTTCACACTCCCAAAGCTTTATATTGTACTATTAATAATATTATTAATATGAAATATAAAATAAACGATGAAGGTTTAGAAGAAGGTAAATTTCCTAGTTCTACTGGCAAACAAGTTCTTATTGAAAATAAAGCATCTATACTTAAAACTATAGATGATAATATTATAGATAAGGATGTTGCCATGATGATTCTAGTTCAACTTGAAAAAGATGCTCAACGTCATTTAGAAGCTGATGAAGTTACTGCTATTCCTTATCTTGGTAAGATTAAAAGAAAAGCTGGTTCAAAAGCTTATGCTAAAAATAAAGAAACTCTAGATGCTGCTAAAGAAATCATGACTCCTGAAAACTTTGAAAATTTCAGAGCTGCAATGATGAGAGAAGCTGTTATTAGAGACAATGAAGCAAAAGTATATAATTATCAAGTTGCACGTATGGCTAATAAGAATGGTAAAACTTATTGGAAATGTGTTGAACGTCGTGGTAAATATTATGCTAATATTAGGTTTTATTGTTTAGGTTGTTTAAATTATTCTGAACCATGCAACGAGATAGATTAATAATAGATAATCTTTTACTTATCGATGAAAATGGTATGCCTGAAGCTCCAACTATTCGTCAATTAATAGATAAAGACGTTAGAGAGCTTTATACTAGAGATAAGTCTAAAGATAAATCTGGTTACGTAAAAGACTGTATAGTTATTTATTATCTTGGAGACCCTAAGTCTCCTGCAAAACAAAGTGGTTTAAGTGATGCTGAAGCTCTTAAAATGGCTATAGAACAAGCTGGTCTTCCAGCTAACTATATACCTAGTGCTCTTGTTTTGAAAATAATTAAAAGATATTATGCTCAAAGTATAGGAGAAGCTGGTAGAGTTGTTGAAAATCTTCTTAAAACTCTACATAATGTAAATATTGCAGTTGATTCTATTAATGCTTTGCTTAATGAAAAGCTTAGAGATAGAGCTAATTTAACTATAGAGAATGTAAGTACTCTTTTAGATTTAGTAGATAAAGTTACTGATAAAGCATCTGAGATTCCTAAGACTTTAAAATCTTTGAATGAAGCTAAGGAAAATCTTATGTATGAAAAAGAGTCTGAAAAAGCTAGAGGTGGTGGTGCTATTACTAGTAGTATGAATGCTGCTGATTATGTTTAACATTATATTGTTTAAGTTATGAATAGTATTTATGAAAATAACTTTCTTTATTTTGAAGAAGCTGAGCATAAATATACTGATTCTTTAGGTAATCAATATCTTAGTGTAACTACTAATATAGAAAATTACTGTCCTAAGTTTGATAAGAAATATTGGCTTAGAAAGAAAGCTAAAGAACGTGGTATTACTGAACGTAAACTTGAAGCTGAATGGGAAAGAATAACTAAAGAAGCTTGTGAACGCGGTACAGCTACACATAATGGACTTGAAGATGGTATTAAAGGAAGTAGTATGTTTAAAGATGCTATTCAATATCTTAATCAAGTTAAAAGTGGTAGATGTATAACTGTAGCTGATATTCCTAATCTTATAGCTCATCCTTTAGATATAGAACAATTTAAAGAAGCTACTAATAACAAGTATCCTGAAATATATCAAGTATTTCAATATTATGTAAATAAAGGATATACTATTTATTCTGAAATTGGAGTATTTGTTCCAGAGTTACTTCTCAGTGGTACTATAGATGTTCTTTGTGTGAGACCTGATAGATTTGTTATTCTTGATTGGAAAACTAATAAAGATGGTCTTCATTTCACTAGTGGTTTTTATCGTAAAGATAAAACTACTAAACCTGTTCAACTTACTAGTGAATGGTGTAATACTCATGAGTTTATGTTACCTCCTTTTGCTCATCTAGAAAATTGCAATGGTAATCATTATACTATGCAATTATCTACTTATGCTAGAATGACTGAAATGATATTAGGTATTCCTTGTGTTGGTCTAGGTCTTTGTCATATTCAAACTCCTTTTGAAAAGAATAAATATGGTATGCCTTATCGTGATGTTCATGGTATGTATAAGATTGACAAAGAAGGTAAAGAAATTGTTACTTGGTTTAAGATTAATTATATTCGTAATGAAATAGATGCTATGTTTCAAGATAGAAGAATTAAACTTAATAAACAAGGCTTGTTAAATCCACAAACAGAAATACAATGGTAATATGACAAGACGAAGACGAATTAATCCTAGAGTTCTTCATGTTGAAGAAGTGGATAATATTAAATATGTTTGTAAAGGTATTCCAGAAATTGGAACATTTTATATATTTGGTGTATTAAAATAATAAGATATGAATAAGAAATTATTTAATAAAGCAAGTAAAGCTGATTTCAGCAAAATACTCATCAATAAAGGATATGCCTATTTTAATAAAGGCAAGTATAATCTTAATATTATTGGTATCAGAAATGCTGGTAATAGCGTTACTAATAAATTTGATGATGTTATTGTAGTAGAGTATATTGATATGTATGGTATCAAATCTAGAAATATATTTGCTGCTACTACTGACCCAGGTATTACTAGTATGACTAAACCTGTAAGTTATAAAGGTTGTGCTATACTTGTTCCTGGTCAATATCGTTCTGCTTGGAAACTTGGTTATCATAAAGGTAAGTATGAAGCTATTGTTCAATATAAACCTGTAAAAGTTTATAGAGATAATAATAAAGATGCTGTTTATGATTTCAATCCAAAGACTGTAGAAGAAGGTACATTTGGTATCAATATTCATAAAGCTGGAAAACATTCTACTCAAGTTGATAATTGGTCTGCTGGTTGTCAAGTTCTTGCTAATAAAGAAGATTTCGATACTCTTATGAAACTGGCTCATAGACAAATTAGTCAAGGATATGGTAAACTATTTACTTATACTTTAATTAATGAGGAGGATTTATAATGGCTTGTATTCTTGTTGATGGTGTAATTCAAGGTACTTTTACTATAAAAGATTTAGAAAAATCTATACGTGATATATTTTCTAGAGAAGAAAAACAAATGATAATTTCTCCTGAAGGAGGAATAGGATATATATCTCGTAAAGAGTATGCTGAAAGAAATTTTCCAAAACTTATAGAACATTCTCAAATTCAAGAAGATATTGATAAAGAAATTATTAATAGTCTTCATAGTTATAAACCTTTTAGTAAATGTTTAAGTAATGGATAGTTTTAGTAATGAAGCTGGTAAAGGTTGTGTATTTCTAATTTTTGCTATCATTATTTGTATTCCTATAAGTATTTATAATTATTATCATAAAAAGAATAATAATATTATTAATACTAATGTTGAACTGCAAAAACATAATGATAGTTTAAAAATTGAAGTTGATAATTTAGATAGTATTAAAAATGCAAAAGTTATTGAAGTTAAAACTCTTGATAATGATAGTACTGTTAAGTTATTCTATCAACTCATCAAGTAAATCATTAACATCTTCTACGGGGAGGATAGAACAAGATAGTGTAACTATAGCGATTAGTGATATTCGTAAAGCTAATGCTAAACTAATAGAATTAAGTTATGAAAAGGATATTAATAAGAATCTTCGACAAATTATTAGAAATGATAGTATTCTTGCAGAACAAGCTAGACAAAGATATATATTATTGGATAGGTCATGCAAGCAAATAAAGAAACAACGTAATATTGCTTATTGTAGCGCTGGTGCTACTATTGTATTGCTAATTTTAAGTTTGATAAAATGAGTGATAATAATACTGTAGAAAAATATATAGAAAGCTACCCGATGCTCCAATACATAAACGATAACACTGGTCAGTATAAACACGCTAGAGAAGCAGGTTATAAAGACCCTAATGATTTGTTTATGATTGGAGAAAGTGGTGGCTTTCTTCTTGATATACGTAAAGGAGATAAGTTTGTTAATACTAATCTTCTTACTGAGATGGCTTCTCTATATCATATAAATGGTGAGAAATATACTTTATATAAAGAAGATAGTATTCCTCATCGTCAATTACGTAAAAGAGAAGAGTATAGACGTAAACACGGATTTGATGCTCCGTGTTTTATGCGTAATGGTGAAGTTCGTAATCTTCATATTAGTGGAGATATGTATAATTACTTGAATTATACTATTATTGAACAGCTTGATGAAAAGACTATTATTCATACTGATAAAGGTTCTGTTGCTAAGAAGAAACAAGACTTTCCTAAGTTTATAGATGCACAGTTTTGGACATTTGCTATTATAGAGTTTTGTGAACTTAATGGTTTTCATCTTCTTATTGATAAAACTCGTCGTGGTGGTTTCTCTTATATTATGGCTAGTCATAGTGCCAATAAGATAAATCTTCAGCCTAATAAAGTTTGTATTCATGTTGCTGCTGATAGTAAATATCTTACTAAGCGTGGTGGTCTTACTGATTTTACTATTCGTAATCTTTATTTTTATGAGAATAAGACTTTCTTTAAACGTGGTATTCTTTCTCGTGCTGCTGAAAACTTTACTCTAGGCTTTAAACTTCCTAATGGTGACATTAGTCCTAATAGTTGGAATAGTGCTCTATTTAGTGCTTCTGCTAATAACAATCCTGATTGTGCTATTGGTAAGGATGCTGTTAGTGTTAAGACTGAGGAGGTTTCTACTATGGAAAACTTCGATGAATATATGAATGTTACTGAACCTGCTATGCGTACTGGTAGTTATGTTACAGGTAACTTATTTGCTTGGGGTACTGCTACTAGTGGTAATATGCAAACATTTGAACGTAACTTCTATAATCCATCTGCTTTTCATTTTATAGCTTTTGAGAATGTTTGGGATAAAGATTCTCGTAATGAAGTTTGTGGTTACTTTAAACCTTATTGTTGGGGTCTTCAAGGTCAGATTGGTGATAGATATGCTATGGATGCTGATGGTAATTCTGACATTGAAATGGGTCTTAGAATTGCTTATAAAGAACGTACTGATAAGAAAGTTCATAGTAAGACTTTTAGTGATTATATTAATTACTTAGGTCAGTATGCTAATATGCCTAGTGAATCATTTAGTTCTACTAGTGAAAACTTGTTTAGTTCTGAAGCTTTAATGAATTGGGAAGAAGTACTTAAAAACGACCCAGCTTATACTAATATATCTGATGATGGTATGTTCTTTGAAGATGCTGATGGAAAAGTAATATTTAAAACTAACGCTCGTATTAAAGCAGAAGGAGGTAAGTTTAATAAAGATTTCTTTGATTGGATTCAAGGTGTGCCTCGTAAACAACATGAACATCCACATGGATGTGTTCGTAAATGGTTTGAACCTATTAGAGTTAATCATGTTAATGAAAATGGTAAATATGAAGTTGGTATTCCAAAAGGTCAATATTCTATAAGTTATGACCCTGTAGGTGTAAATAAAGAAACTAGTGGTATCACTAATAAACATTCTCATAATAGTATTAAAGTTTGGGAGAACCCTACACAATATAATGGCTTTAAAGGTAAAGTAGTATGTGCATATTATGGTCGTCCTGAGAAACTTGAAGAAGCTGATAGAATATGTTACTTTATGGCAGTTTATTATAATTGTATTGGTACTACTGGTGTTGAAGTTAACCGTGGTGAAACTGTTAGTAATTTTACTAAATGGAAAGCTTTAAAGTATCTTATGAAAGACCCAGTAGAACTTTGGGATAGTTCTATTAAAGCTAAAGTTACTGCATCTTATGGTGTAAATATGGGTGGTGGTAGCGGTCAAGGTACTACTAAAGTTCTTGAAGGACTTCGATTACTTAAAGAAATGTTGTATAGTGAAGTTGGTAAAAAACTTGACGGTACACCTCTTTATTTTTTTCAAACTATTTACGATTATCAAACTATACTTGAACTTCTTAAATGGAACGATAAAGGTAACTTTGATAGAGTATCTGAAATGTTGATACATGCACTTCAATGGAAACTTGATGATGTAGAAGCTGCTAAAGAACTTGCTCATCGCAAGAAAGCTACTATTGAAAATTATAATGATAATATTTGGAATAGAGATTGGTTTGTTTAATAATTAACTAAATAAATATACGTATGTTTAATACCAATTTAACTTATCAATTTCCTAAACAAAAGGTTAGTGCTGAGGAGAAAGCAAAGCCTTATTGGTATACTAATAGTATTGATTATATTATTGGTTTAGGAATTAGTATGAATGACCGTAGTGATACTGAAACTAAAATTCGTATTCTACATGGTGAATTACCTCAAGAGTTTTATAGAAAAACTCTTAATCCTTACAATGCTAGTAAAGAACGTTTTAAGAACTTTCCTGCTACTCTACGTAACTATGATATTATGTCTGATATTATACGTAGATATATAGGAGAGTATTTTAAAAATCCTCATGACTTTGTTGTAGGAGCTAACAATCCTGATATAGTATTTAATAGAAATGCTGCTCTTAAACAAAAGGTTATGGAAGCTGCTCAACAAGCATTTCAACAGGAGTTTCAAAAACGTTATCAGTCTGCTGTTCAACAAGCTGAAGGTCAAGGTCAATCTGTAGAAGCTATAAATCCTCAAGATGTTATGCCTGACCCAGAAGAATTTATGAATAACTTTAACCAGGAATATATAGATAATGAAAGCAAACAAGGTCAAGATATTCTTAATTATATTAGAGATATTACTAATGACCTTAATATTTATCTTACTGCATTCTTTAATTATTGTGCTTTTGGTGAATGTTATACATATACTGAACTTAGAGGAGATAAGATTATTAAAGAATGTGTTCCTTTAATGGAAGCTTATCCTATTCCTAATAGTGAGTATATGATTGAAGACCATGATATGTTTGCTAGAAAGATGAAGATGAGTTATAATCAAATTCTTGATGCTTTTGATGATTATCTTGACGATAATGATAGAAGTTTCCTCGATAAGTATTATAATGATGCGTCTTATGCTACAAAGACTGTTCCTTTGAGATATGACCAATACTTTGAACATTACGCTAATGTTTGTGATAAGTTTACTGATGAAGAGCGTAAACTATTTAAAAGTAAAGATGAACATCCTAGTGCTCGTAATGGTAATCTTTATGAAGTTTGGCATGTAGTTTGGAAAGGTTTTGCTCGTCAAGGTATTCTTACTTTTATAAATCAACTTGGTTTTCAGGAACAAAGAGTTGTAGAAGAAGATTATGAGTTAAATAAAGAAGCTGGTGATATTAGTATTGAATGGGAATATAAACCTCAAGTTTATGAAGGTTATAGAATAGGAACTAGATTTACTGGTATCTATCCTGTTAAAGCTAGACCTATACTTTATGAACGTAAAGGTAAACTTCCTTATAATGGTATTATGGAAGTACTTCCTTATTTTGGTAAGTTTAGTATCATTGAAACTATTACTCCTTTCCAAGTATTTCGTAATATAGTTTCTTATCATCAAGAAATGGTAATAGCAAAGAATAAAATGCTTATTATGCTTTTACCTAAGTCTCTTGTATCTAATAATACAGAAGATGCTATATATAGAATGGCTGCTGATGGTGTACTTCCTATTGATGATGAAGAAGATGCAGCAGGAGTTAAGATGCAAAATATTAGATTACTTAATGTAAATATGGGTCAATATATTACAGAACTTAGTAATCTAAAAGAAGCTATTAAACTTGAAGCTCGTGAACTTGTTGATATGAATGCTCAACGTTATGGACAAATTGCTCAATCTGCTGGAGCTTCTACTACTCAAACTGCTGTTGCTCAATCAAGTACTGGTTCTGTTATAATATTCCAAATGTTTGACCAAATGAGATGTGCTGATTATAATAGAGATTTAGACTTTGCTAAATGTGCTTATATTGAAGGTCTAGAAACATCTTATATTGATAAGACAACCGGTAAGAAACATTATCTTAGTCTTGATGTAAATTCATTTGTTGGTTCTGACCTTAGTACTACTGTTAGAAACAATGCTAAAGAAATGGATAAGATTCAACAACTAAAGCAATGGGCATTTAGTGCCGCACAGAATGGCGATTTGGATTCTGCTCTTGCTGCTATTACTGGAGATAATGTTGCTGCTATTAGTGATGCCGTTAAGAAGTTTAGTCAGTTAAAGCAACAACATGAAGAACAAATGAAACAAATGGACCAAGCTATTCAAGAACAAGCTAATCAACTTGAATTACAAAAGATTGCTGCTAAAGGTGAACAAGATAGAGAAACACTTGCTCTTAAAGCACAATATGATTTACAGCTTGAATATGCTAAAGGTGATATAGCTTTGCTAGGTGATACAAATCCTCAAAATGATGAATATGCTAAGAATCAATTAGCTCGTATTCAAGAGGAAAGTAAGAGAGCTAATGAAGCTGCTAAACTTCAACTTGAAAGACAGAAGATAGCTATGGATGCTTACAATAAAGCTGCTGACCGTCAAATAAAGAGAGAAGAAATGGCTAATCAATTAAAGATAGCAAAGACAAATAAGAATAAGTACGATAAGAAATAAATTGGTTGTTTATTGATTATATCATGTGTAGGAGTAATGCTCGTGAGAGTATTGCTCCTTTTATTTTACATGATAAAATTTTATTTAATATTTTAAATTCAATTCTGAGACGTTATCTATAAATAGCTGATTAACTTATAAGCCACTTAGATTGGATTGATTGTACGTTAAGGAAATTGCATGTATTTGAATGTTTGCAATAAACAAAGCCACTTGAGAACACATGTAAACAATAAGTTAAAGTACTGGAGTTGTATAAGAAACTTATGCTCAAACTGATGACATTAATAACCTTTATTCTACTAATAATCGGTTTGCTGAAACTTCTAATAATGATAGTTAAATAACTTATGCTTTTCTTCATAGTATAAATAAAGGTATTACTTTTGCAGCAACTAACAAGTGTTAGTGTATTATTAATCATTTAAATTATAAAGCTATGTTTGTATTTCGTAATAGTATTGGGTTCGGTCAGCATCATCGTTTGATGGTTGAACTTGATAATATTGATTTTGGAAACGGCGGTGGTAATGGTAGTGGTACTAACGCCGATAATAACCAAGGTAACGGAGGCGGCACTGATAATAATAATGGCGGTGGTAATGGCTCTGGTGATAATAAAGATGGTGACGGTAAAGACGGTGATGGAAATAATAAAGATAATCCTGACCCCGATAATGCCAATGATAATCCTGATAATAAGGATAATGACAAAGACAATCCATCCAACTCTTCTACGGGGAGTCTTGAAGTAGGTACAAATGTTGAGTTTGAAGGCAAAAAGTATATTGTTGCTGAAAATGGAGACCTTGTAGATGCAGATGGTAAAGTTTTTAAAGAAGCTAAAGATGTTGATGAGTGGATTAAATCACTTGAAGTTGATGAACCTGGAGCTGAGGTAAATATTGAAAATATTCGTAAAGCTATGAATATTGATATTACTGATGAGAATGGTAATTCGGTTGAATTTACTGACGATATTGAAGGTGTTAAGAATTATATTAATTCTGCTATTGAACTTAAATCTAATGAAGTAGCTTTTGCTGCTGTTAATAAAGTATTTGTTGATAATCCTATTCTCAAGCAGTTTGTTGATTATCTTACTGTAAATGGTGGCGACCCTCGTGGTTTTGGTGAACGTCCTGACCGTTCAGGTATTACTGTTGATGAAAAGTCTGAAGAGCAACAAATTGCTATTATTAAAGCTGCTGCTAGAGAATTTGGTAATGCTTCTCTTAATGATAATTACATTAAGTATCTTAAAGATTCTGGTGGTCTTTATGATGAGGCTAAAGCTCAACTTGCTAATCTTCAGAATGCTGATAAACAACGTGATGAAAATGAAGCTAAACAAGCTGAAGCTTATCGTCAGCAACAAGAAGCTGAAACTATTGCTTATTGGAAAGGTATTAAAGATACTATTGATAAACGTGAAATTGGAGGATATAAACTTCCTGAATCTCTTGTTAAAGAAATTAATGGACAGAAAGTTACTGTTACTCCAAATGATTTCTATGATTATCTTTCTTGTGGTCTTAAAGATGAAGATGGTAATATTGCTACTGCTTATGAGCGTGCTCTTGCTAATCAATCTCCAGAGGAAGCTACTAATCAAGAATTACTTAGTGCTTGGTTAATGTTCACAGGTGGAACTTATAAAGACCTTGTTAAAATGGCTATTAATAATGAGCAGGTTAAAACCTTAAAGCTCGTTAGCAAAGGAAATAAAGGTCATGGTACTGTACGAATTACTAAGCCACAAACTAATAATAATAAAGCTATTGATAATATTCAATTTAGCTAAATGTTTAATTAATTAATTAATAACTATGTACGCAATTCGTGAAGTGCAACGTGGTAACTATGATGACCGTGGTTATTCTAATGAGGAAACTATTGCTCATCTTATGCTTACCAAACCTAGTGAGATTAATTCTATGCTCACCTATACTTTTGGTATGGATGATGATAGATTCCCACTTAATTTCCTTACAGAAGGACAAGGTACTGCTGGTGTAGTAGATATTGCTACTACTGATTGGACTTGGAAGACTATGGGTCGTATGAAGTTCAATGATTCTGTACTTTGGTTTAACACTGCTAATACTACTCCTGGTAAAGGTGGTGCTACTTTTGAAGTTGAGTTTAAGACACACTGGTTCATTGAGCAGTATGGTTTGATTGCTCCTGATGGTGTAACTCAAGTTCGTATTATGAAAGACCTCGGTCATGGTTCTCATGGTGGTTATTTGTATCGTCTTCGTATTACAAATCCTAATCCAAACGCTTACGTTAATGTAGCTCAGAATCTTGGTGTAGGTATGTTTTGGTCTTTGACTGCTCCTACTATTCCAGAGTCTTTCTCAAAGGGTAATCGTACTAATACTATGGGACCTGGTAAGATGACTTCTCAACTTGAGTTCCATCGTTATAGTAAAGAGATTGCTGGTAACATTAGTAATACTGTTGTTACTTATGAGTTTAAGACTAGTGGTGGTGGTACTACTAATCTTTGGATGAATGAGGAGATGCGTCAGTTTGAGCTTCAGCAACGTGTTATGAATGAAGAGCGTCTTTGGTTTGCAGAGTATAATAAGACTGTAAATGGTGAGATTACTCTTATTGATGAAGACAATGGTCAGCCTATTCCACATACTGCTGGTATGCAACAGATTTGTCGTGAAAGTAACTATGATACTTATGGAGAGGAACTTACTCTTAATAAGCTGAATCGTACTATTGGTGATATTCTTGACCGCAATACTGATACCGGTAATATGGATGTAGTTCTTGCTTGTGGTAAGGGTTTCGTTGAAGACTTTGACCGTGCTGTTAAGAATGATGCTCGTGATAATGGTTTTGTTACTCCTCTTGGTGACAAGATGATTAGTGAATCTAAGAGTGGTCTTTCTTATGGTAATTACTTCCGTCAGTATAAGACTGTTGATGGTCATATGATTACTCTCAAGCATCTTGGTTTCCTTGACCGTGGTACTTTTGCAGACAATGCTCGTGACAATGGTTATATCCATCCTCGTACTGGTCTTCCAATGACTTCTCACCAAGCATTTATGCTTGATACATCTTCTTATGATGGTCACAATAATATTCGTAAGGTACGTATGAAGGGTCAAGAGCATATTGCTGGAGTTGTTAAGGGTCTTACTCCAATTCCTGCATCATGGGGTGGTTTCCCTGCTAATACTCTGTCTACAGACATTGACGTATCTCGTTATGAGGTTAAGGATTCTTATGGTCTTCAAGTTGACCGTAACACTAAGTTCTTCCAACTCAAGTGTGTACTCTAACATTTTAAAATTTGATTGCTATGACTGATATTAAAATTGAAATTCCAAAAGGAAGTCCTGCAAATAGTGGAAATAATAATACTCCTGCTGAAGGTTCAAATTCTTCAGCAAACCAGACACAAGCTGAATTAGAAGCTAAAGAAAAGGCTGCTCTTGAAGCAGAACTTGAAGCTCCATATTTTGAAAAGAAGACTGTAGTTATTTCTTCTGTTCGTAATTATTCTGCTTATCGTAGAATTAATATGCAAGCTCTTGGTAAGCCTAAAGCTACTATAGGTTCTTCTGTTAAGTCTGTACGTATTCTTATGAGTGATAAAGGTGAGCTAGCTGCTTATTATCCAGAGATTATTGGTGTTGCTGCTAATCATCCAGACTTCGTTACTAGAGTTAAAGGTTATCTTAATAATATTTTCTTTGATGTTAATGATGGAGATAAGGAACTTAATATTTCTTTCCATTATAATCATAAAAGAGACTATCTCACTGTTAAAGCTGAGGAAGATAAAATTCTTGCAGCTTATGAAAAGGTAGACCGCTCTAATGAAGCAGAGCTTTATAAAGCTGCGATTAAACGTGATGAAGCTATTACTCGTCTTGAGCAAACTAAGTACCAGTATGGTATGCCTGATAACGTAGAGGAATATATTATTTGGCGTCATTGTCTTAACTATCCTGATGTAGCTAAAGATGAAGCGTTTATTAATAGTAATGCTACTCTTCGTTTCTTTATTAAAGACGTTGCTAAAGAAGAGAATCGTAAGGTTAAGCTTATTGTTGAACGTAAGAAGGCTATTGAACGTCTTGTTGAACTTCAATCTTCACCTAGTAAAGTTAGTGCTGCTTATATTCAGTATTGTAGAACTAATGGTCTTAACATTTCTGATGGTCTTAATAAGACTGCTCTTGAACAAGTTGATGACCTTATGAAGTTCGCTACTGAAGACCCTAAGAAGTTTAATTCTATAGTTACTGACAAGAATCTTCTAGATAAAGCATTTATCGAAATTCTTATTACTAGAGGTGAACTTGTTCGTTCAGAGTATAATCAACAAATCAATACTCCTGATGGTCTGTTTGTTGGTACTAATATTAATGATGCTATTGCATTCTTTAAGAACCCTGACAATAACGGACTAAAAAATAAGTTGGAAAACAAATTGAAACTCTTTTAATTGATAAAGATATGACTACTGCTGAAATGCATCAAATGTTCAGAAACTATGCTCAACAAATGGGTATGCAGAATGTGAGAGCAATATTGCCTTCACAGATAGACTTGTTGCTGAACAACTCCATTTCGGACACTGTAAATCAAGTGATTGCTCAAAACATTGGTACTACCAGTGATAGAGTAATCACTGATAACTCAAAGCTTAATCAAGTTAATGCTCTTAAAAGTCTTTATAAAGTATGGAAAGGTAAAGTCACACTTCCTACTCCAAAGACTAACTATATTGCAAGTTATATACTTCCTCTTGAAAATTTTGGTATTGCTAGCGAAGCTAAAGATACTACAATTAAAAAGGGCGATAATGTATATGCTACTCCTGGTAGCGCTGATGCAGGTAGACCTAAGAAGATTGAATATTTCTTCCTTGTAGATTTGAGCATTGATTATGTTAAGACTTTAGGTAGTGGAAATTTCAATACTAACATTTTCCCAATTCGTCTTATTGATGACCAATACCTTGCTGATGTAGTTAATGATTTTGTAATGGCTCCTAGTCTTAGAAGTCCTGTAGCTACAGTTCATGATACTAACATAGAACTTTATATTGATAAACCTGATGCTTCTACTAAGAGTACTCCTGAAAGCTATACTTTTGGTGATGGTCTTAAAGTAAATGAAATTCGTTTGTCTTATATTGGTAAGCCTGGTATTGTTAAGTTTAATGAAGACCTTGGTGGTGAAGATGTTGATTGCGAACTTCCAGAAAGTATGCACGTTGATATTGTTAAACATGCTGTAGATTTATATCGTACTGCACTTAATGGTGGTCTTGTTGCTGCTCAAGGCGCTCAACAACAACAACAACGTGAAAATGTCCGTAATAATTCTAGGGATGAAGGTTATGAACCTGCTCCTCGTTAATATTGTATAACTTATAATTTAAATAATAATGAGACAACTCTTTATTTGTACTAGTACAGCAGTTCTTGCCGCTACTGGTAAACCACATGACTTGACCAATGTAGCTGCTGGTACTATTGGTATGTGGGAGAATGATGATGATTCTAAGTGGCTTGCTACTGCTCCTGCTGCTGATTTTAGTATTGCTTATGGTCGTCCTAATAGTCAAGCAGTTGTAATTCCTATTGATTTTACTTCTGCACGTGTTACAACTTCTACTCCTCAAGTAGGTGTTAAGTTTAAAGCAGATATTACTATTCCTGAGCCTGTTGCTGGTAAGGATTATACTCTTCAACTTATTAAGCTTGGTACAGAGAAACACGAGCGTTATTCTTGGACTGTTACTGATAATGGCTCACATAAGACTACTGCTGCTGCTATGGCTAAGTCGCTTGGTGACCAGTTCACTAATATGATTGAAGCTGGTAATGAGCAACTTGATGGTCTTAAAGTAACTGTAGCTGAAGCTAAAATTACTATTAAAGCTGAGAAGAATTATCAAGGTTGGAATCTTATTGCCGGTGATGATTTGGTTGGTACTAACGTTACTATTACTGCTGCTGTTGCTCCAACACTTGATGCCGCTTATATAAAAAACCTTGCTTCTTTCTGTGCTCAGAATCGTGGTTTCTCTAATGTATATCGTGATGGTGCTTCTATTTATCCTGGTTATCCTATGGAAGTAGAAGATACAACATATAAAATGTATTCAATTCAATTCAAGTATCCAAGAAAGTATGGTCGTACTCGTGACGAAGCTCCTATTCAAGAGCTAGCTATTGTTGTTCCTACAAACAATGTTACACTTACTGGTCTGCTTGATACTATTCTTGCATTTTAATAGGTATTAGTTATTCAAGGAGAACCTATCCATCTTCTACGGGGAGGTTCTCCTTTTTATTTTTGTTATGGAAGAATTTAATCAAATCAATGATATAATAGCTGAATCTATAAAAGATACTTCTTATATTACAGTGCTTATTAGTAGTGGAGTTTATCTTGCTTATACTCTTATTATTAAGCTTGTTGATTTGTTTAAAGCTAAAGACCGAAATAGACCTATCGTTGAAATGGCTGCTGCTGTAAAGCAAGTAAGTGAAAACGTAGTTAAACTTAATGGTGTCCTAGACAAAGCTTTTCAAGATGCTGAGACTAAAGAACGAAATAAAGTAAAGAATGCTATTTGTACTGCCTTTGATAGTTTTAAATGGGCTGTTGGTAATACTTGTCATGAAATTATTATTCATAACAATATTGAACAGAATAAGGTATTGATAAAACAAAACTTATTCAAAGTAATTAGTACTGAGTATTATAAACTTTATAATGTTTTCTCTGCCTATGAATTGGATGGAATTTGTATAGCTACTAAACTAAAAGAAGAGTGGATTGATGCTGTAACTAATGAATGTCTTGTTATCATTTATGATGGTCAAGATTCTATAAATAGAATTAGTCAAATAAGTAATAAATTACTTATTCTTACTAATGAATATTCTATATATATAAATAACAAAGTGTTTAATTCTTAATAAGATGTTCTTATGATAGACAATAATAACACTATAGATAACCTTGAGAAGTTAGAGGAAGGAGTTGTTAAAACTCTTGAGTATCTAGCTGCTCAAGGTTTTATAGTTAATAGAGATAAAGTACTTAAACTTACTACTATTAGTATGTATAAAGCAGTACTTAATAACTCTGACAAAATTGAAGGATTTGATATTGCTAAGTTTAATAATAAAGTTAGATTGTTATGACCGATGAAGAAATGATTGTTCTTTCTATTCCTAAAGAATGGGAAGATACATATATAAAATTACTTACTGTCATTAGTCAATCAGGTGAAGCAATTCTTAATGATTGTTCTTATGGTTGTAAAGGTGATGGTAGTATAATGTTTAACTGTTGGAATATATTCCAAGCTGCTTGTGCTGCTCATACTTTAGGTAATACTAAGAGAGCTAATCTTTATATTAACTATGTAAATAAACAAATAGCTAATAAATTTGGAGAAGTAACTTTTAAAACTAAAGAAGATGAAGAATAAGCAGTTAAATGCTAAAGACTTGCTTATGAACAAAAAAAGAAGAATTAATTTGGAGAGTAATAGACAATGTTATTAGTTGTTGTGCTGTTACTAGAATTGATGGAGCAAAGTCTATTACAAGAGAAGATGTAGTAGGAAAATCCAGAGAAGAAAATGTTGTATTGACTAGATGTCTTGTTGTTGAACAAATGGTTCATGCTGGATTTACAATTAGTACTATAGCCTTTATTCTAAATAGAACTGTTCAAGCTATTAGACATTTGCTTAAAATGAGTAATGATTATTATGAAAGTTCTAGAGCTTTTAGACTTTCTACTTCTGAAGCTACACTCCTTAATAAGGATGTTGAGCCTATTTTCGTTTAAATAGAAAATAAAAAGAAAATAAGTATCATAGTAGTAATACAATTAATTAAGATGATAATTGGAACAAAATCCGATTATCATCTTTTTGTGTATAATGAAGTTTATGTTTATCTTTGCAACGTACAAAATACTAGTTAATGTACTATTCATTATTTTATTAATCTTAATAATCGTTATGACGATGACCCTCAGTATAGAAATCGTAATCCTTATGACGATGAAGAACGTTATCACGAAAGAGAAGAATATGGGCATCGTGAGCGTGGTCGTTATGGACGTTATTAATATGAAATCCGCCCCGTAGAAGAGTGTAATGGTAAGTCTTCTCTAACCACATCTTCTACGGGGCGTTTATAATAACTAAGCTTATGTATAAAGAAGGTTTTGATGTTTATGATGAACTTCCTGAAGATATGGTTGTTTATCTTCGTTATAATGGTAGACATTTTAATCGTAAACTAGTTGAGTTTGCAACTAGTAAAATGACTACTAGAGATAGTAACGGAACAGAAATAGCTCTTGAACCTATAACAAGAGAACAGTTAGATAACATGATGAAACAATCAAATGTTCATTTAACTAATAATGATAATCCTTATGATGCAGTATTTGTAGCTAATATGTGTAAAGCTGATTACTTAGGTAGTAGTGTTCCTGATGGATTGCATTTGTGTCTATATGTAAAAGATGTAATAGATGATGTTGATGGTTATGACGGAATAGCTTTTAATCGTTGGTATGCAGACATGTGTCGTAAAGGTATTCAAGTTGATTGGTATAATTGTCGATAACATTAATAATTTGAAGCAGCTAGTATTAATATAAATATTGGCTGCTTTAATTGTGTTAATTAATATATAGTTACTGCTGATATTGCTAATAAAAAAGTATATTTGCAGCAATTAAAGATAATGATAATGGAAACGATAAATCAAATAATACAACAAGTAATAAATAGTTTTGATTTTACTTATTGTATAGTAGTTAATGTTTTAACTTATATACTAGTTACTGTACTTATTTATCTTTGTCGTGGTAATGTAACTAGAACAATTAAGAAACTTACATTGATTTTTAGTATAGTAATTGTTAGTGTTATATATTATGCTATCGGTGTTGATGTAAAACTTATTGTAAATAGTTCTATACTTGCTCCTGTGAGTTGGACTTGGATTATTAAACCAATCTTATCTAAGTTTGGTTATGATTATAAGAATATTGATAATAAAATAAATTAATATGGATAAGGTAAAAATAAATAAAGCTATTGATGGTTTAGGTCTTTCTGTTGATAATAAGAATACTCTTAAAGAAGCTCTTAATCAAGATTATGGAGCTGATATTACTAAAATAGAAACTAAAGTTGATGCTATCAATAAAGAGCTTGGTACTGCAAAAACTGATATTAGTAATTTAGGAGTTAAAGTTAATGATTTTATTAATGCTAATGAAATTATTGAACTTGGTGTAGGTATTGACGAAGAAACTAAAGCTGCTAATATTGCTAAACTTGGTGACACTCAACGTACATTTTTTACCAATATTAATCATGCTTATGGTACAGCAAGTTGGCTTCCTGCTAATGGAGGTAATGCTTTTATTATAACAGATGAAGGTCATGCAGTTAAATATACTATAAGTAAAGATGGAGAGGTTACTAAGGGAAAAGAATTTACTTTAAAGGATTTTACCAGTGAATTAAATAATAAAGTAGACAAAGTTGAAGGTAAACAATTATCTAGTAATGATTATACTACAGCAGAAAAGAATAAATTAGCTAATCTGCAAAATTACACATTACCTGCTGCTACTAAGACAACTCTTGGTGGAGTTAAAGCTATTACAAACATAGTAAATGTTGATACTGAAACTGCAACTGCTGCAAGTCTTGCTGGCGTTGTCAACACTCTACTTAATCAACTTAGAGCTGCTGGTATTATTCAACTATAAATACCCTTGCTTCTTGCGATGCTAGATGTGTGTCCGTGACCCTCAAGGCTAGAGATTAGTCTTGGGGGTTTTACGTATAATGCAGACGTTAAAATGTTATTTAAGATTTTTATTTCTTTGAAATTTACGTTCTAAGCGACTTTCAGCTAGTTTATGATTAACTAATAACGGACGTATATTAAGTATGCTCAGAAGCTAAATAAAGTGGGTATATGGCAATGTTCATATCAAAGTTTGATAAGCTAAAATACAAATAAAGGAGGAGGCATATATAACTAAATTATTAATCTGATTGATGTTTAAGTTACTAAAGTATTTTGACATGAAAGTCCTCCTCCTTTTACTAATATAATTAATAATAATATGAGTAAAATTCCTGCTATTAATGAGATAGACGCAAATAGTCCTTCTCAAGAGTCTACAGAAGTTGTAGTTAAAGCTACTACAGTAACTCCTGATATTAATGAAATTCAGGAAACTATTAGTGCTTCTGCAACTATTCAAGAGATTGATGGTACTCGTAAACCTACAATTAGTGAGATTTATAAGATTGTTAACGATGGACTATTTGAATCTACAACTAATTGGTGGGATTACGCATATAAACTTTCTCAAGCTCAACTTAATCAAGATATTATTTCTCGTCTTGATAATGGTGTTATTGGTGGTGGTTATAGTAAAGGTGTTGATATTATAACTACTACTAGTAATAAAGTTCCTAGTAACACTAATGTTTATTCTGCATTAAAGAGTGATTATCTTTATCCTAAGAAATTAAACGATGAAGTTATTAATGGAATATATGATTTTCTTAATGGACTAACTATTGGTAAACCTACTGCTTATACAGGAGGTACTTGGTCTGTAGACCAAATGGGTAAAACACATCTTACTACAGATTATCTTTATGTTCGTCTTAAAGCTATATTTGAAACTCTTCAAATACTTAATGTTGATACTATTGGTGGTAAGTTAGTTATTTCTCCTGCCGGTAGTATTAGAGTTGCTTATGTAGATAAAATTAAGATAGATGCTCCAGTATTTAAGCATGATGAAAACACTGATGTTTGGAGTATTTCTCAAGTAGAAGATACAGAAGGCAATCTTGTAAATGAAACTCTTAATCAAGAAGTTTATCGTTGTTATTTTCTTGGTGAACAAGATGGCGAAGAAATAGATAATAAATGGAAAGTTGGTGACCAAGCTCAAGCTAAAACTTTCAACGTTAAGAAAGGTACTTATCATAAAGTAGAAAATAGTTATCTTTGGAGACTTGTAGTTAATATTAGTTCTGATACTGTAGATATTGATGGTAAAAAATATCATTATGTTGATTTAAGTCAAATTGATTTTGACTCTGGTTCTGATGCTCCTGCTCCAGGAGATGTTCTTAATCAATTAGGACATAGATTAAATGATACTCAACGCCAAACAGCTTTAGTTCTTAATGCTGTTGATAACTATGCTCCTAGTATTACTCTTTATGCTGGAATAAATTATTATACTTTACTTAATAAAGAGTATGTAGAATTTGGTGTTTATAATGGTAAAGCTTTCTTCAATGTATATGGTGATATGTATATTGGAGATAAAGGTGAGAATCCTAAAACTTATATTAAATATAAGAACGGTAAGATTAATATTAAAGCTAATCTTGAAATAGGTTCTAGTATTGGAGATAAAGACCTTGACCAATATATTAAAGAAAATGGTGGAGTTGATGAAGAAACTGTAAATAATCTTATTAATAATTCTCAAGTAATTAAAGACCTCCAAAAGCAAACTGATGGTGCTATTGAAACTTGGTTTTATGAAGGTGTACCTACTCTTGATAATCTTCCTGCTGTAGATTGGACTACTGGAGATTTAAAGAAGAAACATATAGGTGATTTGTATTATGACCAAACTACCGGTTATGCTTATCGTTTTACAAAATACAATGATGACGTTAATCCTTATCGTTGGAATCGTATTAAAGATAACGATATTGTTGCTGCACTTGATGCTGCTAGTAGAGCTCAAGCTACAGCTGATGGTAAAATGAAAGTCTTCTATGGTAAGACTAAACCTACTAATTATCAAGTTGGTGATATGTGGGTTAATGCTGCTCTTGAAGGAAAGTTCAATAATGATATAGCTAGAGCTGTTGCAGATAATAAAACTTCTTTCAATGCTAATGATTGGGTTTTAGCTTCTCGTTATTCTGAAGCTATTGCTACTATTCAAAAGTGGACTAATGAATATGAAACTAAGTTTAGTAATCTTGTTGATGAAGTTAAGCGACAAAAAGACCAAAGTATTGTTGTTTGGTATTATAGCTATGAACCTACTGTAGATAATGCTCCTGCTAATACTTGGAATACTGATGAACTTCGTTCAGAACATATTGGTGATATATTTTATGATATTAAAAACAATCATTCTTATCGTTGGACTGGTACTACTTGGATACAAATAAAAGATGCTGATTTTAATGAAGCTATGAAAGCTGCTAAAGCTGCAGATGATAAAGCTGGAGCTGCTGGAGACTTAGCTGATAGCAAACGTCGTATATTTTATTCTGATGCTACTCCAACTGAACCTTTTGATAAAGGAGATTTATGGATTAAACGAGTTGGTGATAAAACTGAAACTTGGGTTTATAATGGAACTGATTGGGTTAAATCTGACGATAAAGCTTTAAATGATTTTAAGAATGCTATAAATGAAGAACTTGCTGGTATTAAAGGTCAGCTTGATGGTAAAGCTGAAACTTGGTATCAAGTAGATGACCCCAGTACTGATTGGACAGATAAAGCTTCTCATGAAGGTGACATTTGGTATAATACTAGTAATGGTACTACTAATTATTGGAATGGTAGTGCTTGGGAACAAATGGATATTCCTAAAGATGTATTCGATACTATAGATGGTAAATCTTCTATATTTGTAGATTCTTATGTCGATGCTAAAGCTGGAACTGGCGTTATAAGTAAAGGTTATAAAGAACGTGACCTTTGGATTATTCCTGAAGATGCTACTGTTAATGGTGTTAAGTATTATAAAGGAGATATGCTTACTGCTGTTTCTAAGAATACAAACTTTGATGAAACTAATTGGAAAAAGAAAGTTCGTTATGTTGGTCCAACTGAATTAAATAACGCTATTGATGTAGTAAATGAGAAGATTAATACTATTAATAATATAACAATTCCTGGTATTAATAATAAGTTTAATGAGTTTATTGAAGATGGAGTACTTGATTCTTCTGAGAAAGCTAGACTTACTGACTTGTTAAATCAAGCTAGTAATGAAGTTGCTGCTGTAATAGACCAAGTTAATAATATTATTACATCTAAATATCTTACTAATGATAATGCTAATAAAGGTAAGTTGGAAGAAGCCAATACTGTTATGAAGACAGCTTGGACTGAATATAAGAACCTTATTAATACACTTATAGACGCTAATACTGAAATAACTAAAGTCAATATAGGAGAAGCTAATACTAAATATAGGAACCTTCAAGAGAAGATTAAAACAGTTAAACAATATCTTGCTATTTGCCAAGCTGATATACTTAGTGGTATGGGTACTGATATTACTTCATACAAATATCTTAAAGATGCTCTCAATCAAACAACAGAAATTAATGGAGGTTTAGTTCTTACTAGCGCAATTCAACTTAAAGATGTTGATAAAAAAGTTACAGCTGGTATGAATGGTATTGTAAAAGGAGATAAAACTTCTATAGCTGCTTGGTATGGTGGTCCTATGGTAGACCGTGATACTTTTACTAGTGAAGAACTTGAAACTAAAGTTCCTGGTACTGATTATGCTATGAGCCTTCTTCGACATGATGGTACTGGTTATTTAGCTGGAGGAAATATTCATTGGAATGCTGATGGTGTACTTAGCGGAAACTTTAATAGTTTTGTTCTTCAAGGAACTAGTATAGCAACAATGTTTTACTATATTAGATTATTCTATTTACATACTGCTAATCCAGACAATACAGATTTTAATAATATAGATTATGTTACTCCAATGAAAACCTTTAGTAGACTTAGTGTTCTACCTTTAGGTGGTGTTGAAGGTGGTAATAATCTTCCTACTGGTTTATTTATTGGAGATAGTAATACTGGTGGTTCTTTTCAAATTGGTAATATAATTCTTAGAACAAAGAGTGGAGACCCTAATATACTTGAAATAGTTAGTGCTGATAGTAAGAAAACAGCTCATCTTGGAGTACAAGGTGGAGTTAGTGCTTATGGAACATACACACCTTCTACGGGGGGTGGAGGTGGACTAAATGCTTCTATTAAATCCTATGCTAATATTATTGCTGGAAATTATACAGATTCAGACCTTACAACAATTCCTAACGCTTATAGTATTAAAGCTCTTTATAATGCTATTCAAAACATTGATATTACTAGTCAACTTGGAAATTATCTTCTTAAAACTGATGCTGCCAATACGTATCAAATTAAAGGTAATTATTTAACTACACATCAATCTATTTATGGATTGACTATTCAAAAGAATGGTACAAATATAGGAAATTATACACCTAATTCAAAAAGTGCAACTATTAATATAAGTGTGCCTACAAAAGTAAGTCAGCTTACAAACGATAGTGGATATACAACAAATACTGGTACTGTAACTTCTGTTGGTATTTCAGTGCCTACAGGACTTTCTGTTACAAATTCTCCTATAACAACAAAAGGAGTTATAAATATTGCTTTTGCTGAAGGTTATTCTATACCTACTATAGTAAAACAAACAAATTGGGATGGAGCAGTAAACGTTAAACATACTCATATAAATAAAACAGTTCTTGATAATATTAGTAGTTCTAAAGTTGCTAATTGGGATAATGTATATAATTGGTATGTTCTTATGACTACTGATGAGGAAACTACTGATGGTATTATCAATAAATGGAATGAAGTAGTTGATTTTCTTTCAAATATATCACAGACTAATACACTTAGTGGTATTATTGACGGCATTAATAAATCAATAACTGATGAGACTGCTAGAGCAAAGAAAGCAGAAACAACTAATGCAACTAATATCGCAAATAATAAAATCAATATAACTACATTACAAAGTTATTTTAGTAATGCTTCTGCTAAGAAAGCACTTCAATTAACAAACTCTCGTAAACTTTGGGGTAATAGTTTTAATGGTCTTAGTGATATTAATGGAAGTATTATACTTCCAACAGAAAGTTATATATCTATTGGTAATATTAAAATTACATATGATGCTACAAATAAAGCATTAAAAATAAATGGAAATGTTTATAGTACAGGAGGTATTAGTGCATATGGTGCTAGTGATACTACAGGTAGTGGAGGTGGACTAAATGGAACTATAATTCCTTATAGTACTGCTATTGCTTCTGACCCTCAAAATGAAGGAACTAAAATAGCTAGTGCTAGTTCTATCTATAAACTTCATAGTAGAATATCTAATATTGAAACTAATGGGGCTACAAACATATCTGTTAGTGGTTCAGGTAACGCTATAACTAGTGTTAGTAAGAATGGTAATTCTATCGCTTTTACTAAAGGTGCTACATTTTTAACGTCTCATCAAAGTCTTGCTAATTGTGTTCAAACTGTTACTACTACAGGAAGCGGTAATGCTGTTACAGCTATTAGTAAATCTGGTAGTACAATAACTGTAACTAAAGGTGCAACTTTCTTAACTAGTCACCAAAGTCTTGCTAACTATTACACCAAGAGTAGTGTAGATTCACTTCTTAGTGGTAAGTCGGCAACTAGTCATACTCATAGTGTAAAGATTAACGGTGTTACTAAAACCATTGCTGCTAGTGGTGGAACTGCTGTAGATTTAGGAACTTATCTTACTAGTCATCAATCTCTTAATGGGTATGCTACGCAATCTTGGGTTAAAAGTCAAGGTTATCTTACTAGTCATCAAGATGTTAGTGTTCTTACTATGGCTAATGATAGATATTATAGTTCTGGTCAATGGGGTATAAATATGAGAAATTCCGATATTATTGGAGTTAATAGCATTTATACTAATGATGTATCTGAGACCCCTGCTGAAGCTATTCTATTTTTTAGAAGTAACGGTAACTATGATGGTATTCGTGCAGTAAATGGAGTATTATATTTTAGCAATAATGTAGTTAGAACTACTAGTAAATATGATGCTGAATATGAAGTTTATCATAAAGGTAATCTTACTAAACTTAGTCAACTTACTAATGACAAGAACTTTGTTACTGGTTCTGTAAGTGGTCAAACTATTACTATCAATGGTGTTTCTACTACTTGGCAAAATACTTGGAGAGGAATTACTGATAGTTATAGTGGAACTTCTACTGGTACTAGTCTTAGTCAAAAAGGTGCAAATAGTTTATATAATGCTTTGCATAATGGTTATGCATCAAGTGCAGGTAATGCTGATACTGTAGATGGTTATCATGCTAATTGTGGTAATGTTGCACCCTATGGGCATATACCTACTATAGAAAGCGATGGAGTAATGGAAGTAGGTAAATATATTGACTTTCATAATGATAATAGCGGTAAACATGATTTTTCTACTAGATTACTAACTACTGGTAATTATGGAAATTCAGTTAATTTGCCATCGAATGCTGGTACATTAGCGTTAATTTCTGACAATGTATCTTCTGCAACCAAACTCCAAACTACTAGAAGAATTTGGGGACACAGTTTTGATGGTACTGGAGATGTTAATGGAACAATATACATAAATAATAGTAATTCTAAAAACGGAGCTATAATATTAAATAATAATATAAATGCTAACGCTCGTATATCAGCTATAGACGACAGAGTAATATTTAATACTGGTGCGGCTATTCGCTTTGGCGAGACAAACTGGGATTGGAATCAATGGGCTGGTCTTAAATATACTCATTCTAATAAAACTATTTATCTTGGTATAGCTGATGGTTCTGTGTTTAATGCTAATGCTGCACAAAATTATGGTACACTTAAATTTCCAGGTATTACAACTATAACTCCTGATGGTGGAGCTAGAATTGGAGGTAGTGGTGGTGATTTATATTTAGGCGATGCTAATAATAGTAATTGGGTGAAAGTTCAAGATATATGTAGTCAAACTAATTCTAGTCTTTGGTCTATAAGACAAGACGGTAATGCTTATTTTAAAAATATTTATTCAGGTGCTGCTACTATTAATGGTAATTTATCAGTTAATGGTTTAATATCTAATAAAGGTATACTACCTACAAATCGTGAAGTTAACGATAAAGGACCTGATTGTTATGTTTGGGCTGATGCTTTATGTTCTGAAATTACTGCTATTACTGATAGTATACAAGTTAATCAAGTAACTGTACAATATTCTAATGATAATGGTAATAGTTGGACTAATTATCCTATGGAAGATTATACTAAATTTAATTCATATGCTAATAATGCAGGTAATTCTACAATTTACTTAGGTAATAATGTTATAACTGGCAATAATGATGCTGAGAAACTAGCTCAAATAAAAAAGAACCAACTAATGTTTACGTTTAATGTTTCTAATAATTGTTATTCTCAAGTTTATTTTGCTAGTGTTAATATGTCGAATGGTGTTTATACTATTTGTACTGTAGATATATTAAACAATAGTGGTGCTGTAGTTGAAACTTATACTAAACGTATGACTGGATGGAATCAAGTTAATTATATAAATCTATCAGCTAATGGTAATAGTCCTTATGGTGTAGGAAATGATAATAGAAGATATATTAGATTTAAGTTTAAACACGACCAAAATACTACTGTATTACGTAATGCTCAAATATATAAAATACGAATATTTGCTTTTACTAAATATTCATTTCCTACTGACAGATTTATGGGTCATACTGGTCATATATATAATTTTGATTATAATATGAATACTTACTTCCCTAATAGCATTCTTGCTAAAGGTGGAGTTACAGCTTATCAATCTTCTGATATTCGTCTTAAAACTAACATTGCTAAACTTAATTGTTTAAATGTTATTAAAAGTATTGGAGGTACTTATGAATTTGATTATATTCGTGACCACAAACATAGTATTGGTTTTATTGCTCAAAATGTAAATAATCCATTACTTAAAGATATAATTGCTAAAGATGATAATGGTTATCTAAAGATTAACTATTGGAATCCTAAACTTATTAGTCTTGCTTTTGGTGCTTTAACTGAAATAGATGATGAAGTTGATAAACTTAAAGCTAGAGTTAGAGAATTAGAAAATGAAGTTGAATATTTAAAAAATAAAGCTTATGCCTTACAATAGTGAAACTGGAATTATTAGTGCTCCTGTTAGCATTGATGATGTTAAACGAGCTCTTGGAGAGAGTAGCAATGACCTTGCTACTCTTTGTAAGAGTGAAAATATAAATATATGGAGTAAGTATAAACCTATTAGTTGTAAAGGTGAATTTAAAGAATATCCTATTAGAGAAGACTCTGAGGAAATAGTAACATCTTCATATAGTAAATTCACTTGTGTTGTTCGTTGTGGTATGAATATACCTATGGACACTTATAAGAACTTACGTAATAATTATGGAGGAGAAGGTTTTGCAATTAAAGCTTGTAACAACCTTTATAAAGATAATGTATATGGTTATAATGGTTATATTAGTGATAACACAAGTACAAGTGTATCAGGAAAACATTTTCCAAAAGGTGGTGCTAATTCTCCTTATAGATTAAGTGATTTTAGAAATTATAATAGTAAAGCAACAAGCAATAGATTTCTGACTTCTCTTCCTCAATTTCATAACGTTGAAGTTTATTATTCTTCAATTCGTAAATTTAATTGTGTATTATATATGGATACACATGTGGATAATAACACAAATCTTACTATGGATGATATAATAACTGATTTATCTTTAGATTGGTCTTTTTGGATTCAAATTCGTTATAATTCACCATATAATACTACTGATAAGATTTATAAAAATTATTATGTTGGCAATTGCAAAAAACCAACAGATTATATATATGCTGGTAGAGAAATAACTTTTGATATAGGTAGTGGAGATAAATATATTGATATTGTGCCTTTTTTAGCATATACCCGTAATGCAACTTTATATGATAATACAAAAATAATTTTTATATCTTTGCCGGGTGCTATTACTTTTAAATATTATCCTAGACAAATTAATATGGAAAGTATTAAAAGTGGTTCTAGTGGTTTTGTTGATTTCTCATCGTTGAGAGAATTAGTTGGTGCTAGTTGTATTTGTAAAGCTAGAATATATAAACTTCCTGATGCTACAATTACAATTACTGATGGTATATTTAGAAGTGTTTGTGGTTATGGTAACAATAAGACAACATACGGAAGAGGTTATGTATCTAATAGCTCTGGTCAAAGTACAGGTTCTGTAACTATTCCTGAAGGTGATAGAACAGATTATGTTGATATATATATAAGATTTGATAATGTTTATGAAGGAGGTTATTATGGACAAATGTGTCAATTATCTTTTGAAATTAATATAGATGGTGGATGGAAACAAGTTCCTCCAGG